TATTTATTCTATTTTATTTATTCTATTTTATTTATTCTATTTTATTTATTCTATTTTATTTATTCTATTTTATTTATTCTATTTTATTTATTCTATTTTATTTATTCTATTTTATTTATTCTATTTTCCATTGATTATCACAATTACAACATAAATATATAAATTTTAAATTAGTATGATCACTTCTAATATAAATTATTTCATTTGGATTATCAATAGAATTTGTATTAGATAAACAATTATTATTTGGACATTTTATATTATTTATACGCGGAAGAGTATAATCATATTTAGTATATTGATTTATATTAGAACTAACACTTGTAGTTTGTATTATTTCTTGTTTTAAAATACATTTTGTAGTATCTAATAATTCATCATCTGTATAACCACAATTTTTACAATAATAAGTAATATTATTTTCATTTTGTTCATCGATTTTAATGTAATACATATTTTGGCATTTTTCACAAAAATGCATACTAATTATTAATATACATAAATATTATTTATATTTATTTTCAATTTTATAAAATATTTTAAATAATTTATCAATATTTAAATTATATTTTAAATTATATGTATTAATATTTATAGTATTTTTATTAATAAATGAAGATGTATCTATATTGGTGCTTAAAATTTTTATTTTTTTATTTATATCTGATTTATTTTTTATAAAATTATCAATGATTTCTTCTTTAAATTTAATGATAATATTATTATCATTATTGCATATATTATTAGTATTATATGATATATAATTTTTATTATCGGATATATTATTTTTATCATCAGATATATTATTTTTATTATCAGATATATTATTTATTAAATCTATAATATGTAATATAGAATATTCAATATTTTTATATTCTATTAATAAATTATATTTTTCTACATCATAATGAGATATTGTTATTCCTGGTTCATATGTTAATGAATTTTGTGTCAAAATACTAGATATTATAATTAATATAGAATAAATACTTTGACATGATGTCCAACCTTCTCCTTTCCAAGTATTTAGTATAGATAAACATATTTTACCATTAACATATAAATTTGGATGAAATCTAACATTTGAATTTGAAATAAATTTTACAATAGGAGGTTCATAAGGATAATTATTTGAAAAAATAAATTTAAAAAAGTAATATCCATAATTATATGGAGTATCACTATTTCCTATTAGCATTGCATAACCCATCATATAATTATTTTCATCATGTTTATAAAATATATTATTTTTTAATAATTCCAAATTATTTTTTTTAATATATTTAAGATCATTAATTAAACGTTTTAAACAATTATTATTATTACTCATTTACATAATAAATATAAAATTCTTTTTATAATATTATTAAAATATATTTAAAATTGAAATAAAAATATAATTATATATATAATTAATTAATATTATGAGTAATAATGCAAAAGCATTATCATCTTCCAAGACAAATTTTTCAACATATTTAAACAATTTTAAGGCTGAAAAAGGAGATTTTCATACACACACACGAATTGGAAGCAAACAACTAAATGTATTTGGTGGAACATATAATATAGAATATACTGATGAATTTTGGTCTAATTATTATAAACATGTTATTGAAAATAATAATGATGAATTCTTAACTGAAAAACAGATAGATGATGGTCCATTATTAGTGGATATAGATATGAGATATAATTTATCTATAAAATCAAGACAACATAGCAAAGACCATATTGTAGATATAATAGATTTATATTTAAAAAATTTATTACGTATTTATAAAATATATAATAACAGCAAAATAGATGTATATGTTTTTGAAAAATCTAAAGTTAATATATTAGAAGATAAGGTAAAAGATGGAATTCATTTAATTTTTACTATAAAAATGTTTAAAGCCGAACAATGTTATCTACGTCGTTTAATTATTAATGAAATAAATAATATATGGAGTGATATGCCTTATACCAATAATACTAATGATTTATTTGATGAAGGTATAACAAAAGGAATTTGTAATTGGCAAATGTATGGTTGTAAAAAACCAGGTAATGAAAAATATGAATTAAGTTATCATTATTCTTGTGTATATAATATGGATGATGATTTATGGAATTATACAAATAATAATATAAAAAATATAGATATATTAGCATTATTACCTATTATTTCTTGCAGAAATAATAATCATATAAGATTTCAAATTAACGATGATAAAAATATTGTTGAAAATATTGAAAAAGAAAAAAAAATGTTAAATACTTTGAATAAAGAAAAAATTAATAATAATAATAATAATAGTAATAAAAATTCAATATTTTATTATTTTAATAATAATTTTGATAATATAAAAACACAAACCGATTTAGATGATTGTCTTCAAATAATTTTTGATAGTGATAAACATTATGATTATGAATTAAAAGAAATATATAATTTTACAATGATTCTTTCTGAAAGTTTTTATGGAGAAGGGTCATTTAGTAAATGGATACGTGTTGGTTGGGCATTAAAAAATAATAATTGTGAAGATACTAATATAATGTTTATTATTTGGATGAAATTTAGTAGTCAATATGATAAATTTAATTTTAAAAATATACAAGAATATTATAATTTATGGAATAGCTTTCAAGAAAATAATCCAGATGGATTAACAAAACGTTCAATAATGTATTGGGCTAAAAATGAGGAAAAATATCAAGATGTTAGACTAGAAACAATATCATATTATATTGAAAAAACATTAGAAACAATGGTACAAAAAGATAAAGTTACTGAATTTGATTTAGCTATTGTTTTATATCAAATGTTTAAAGATGAATTTGTATGTGTTAGTATAAAAAATAACTTATGGTACCAATATAAAAATTATAAGTGGCATGAAATAGATAGTGGTAATACATTAAGATTATATATATCTAAAACAATGCATCAAAAATATTTAACATTAGCTCAACAATTGATGGAAAAAATTACAAATATAGAAAGCAAAGAAGAAAATGCTGAACCATTGAAAATAAAATCAGCGAAAATAGGAGATATTTGTTTATTTTTAAAAACTACAAGCTGGAAGAATAATATTATGAAAGAAGCCAAAGAATTATTTTATGACAAAGAGTTCATAAATAAAGTAGATGCAAATCCATATTTATTAGGATTTAATAATTATGTTGTTGATTTTAAAAATAAAATTTACAGAAAAGGTAAACCTGAAGATTTTATTACTAAATCTACAAATATTGACTATATACCATATCAAGACTTATCTGGTAATTCATTATTTAATAATCCAAATTGTGAAAATCACGAAAAAGTAATTGAAGAAATAAATAATTTTATGTATCAATTATTTCCTAATGAAGAATTGCGTCGCTATATGTGGGAACATCTTGCTTCTGTATTAATTGGAACAAATGATAACCAAACATTCAATATATACACTGGAAGCGGTTCAAATGGTAAATCTAAATTAGTGGAATTATTAGGTAAATCATTAGGTGATTATAAAGCAACTGTTCCTATTACATTAATAACACAAACACGTAATAGTATTGGTTCTACATCGCCTGAAATAGTTCAACTTATGGGTGTAAGATATGCTGTTATGCAAGAACCGAGCAAAAATGAAAAAATAAATGAAGGTATTATGAAAGAAATTACAGGTGGTGATCCCATTCAAGGGAGAGCATTATTCAAAGATACTGTTACATTTATACCTCAATTTAAATTAGTAGTATGTACTAATGTTTTATTTGATATTAAATCTAATGATGACGGGACATGGAGACGTATTCGTATTTGCGATTTTATGTCTAAATTTACAGAAGACCCATATAATAATTCTAAATTTCCTAATGAAAATTTTCCATATCAATTCGATATTGATAAAAAAATAGATGAAAAGTTTGAAGTATGGGCTCCAGTATTAATATCCATGTTAGTAAAAATAGCATTTGAAACAAATGGTAATGTTAAAGATGCAAAAATTGTTACTGAAATTAGCGATAAATATCGCGAAGGACAAGATTATATTAGTGAATTTGTAAAAGATAAAATAATTAGAAAACAAAATAGTAAAATTCGTAAAACAGATTTAATAGAAGAATTTAAAAAATGGTATATTAATAATCACGGTAAAACTTATTTACCAAATAATAAAGAAATAGTTGATTACATGGATAAATATTATGGTAAAGCACAAAGAGGTAAATGGATTAATGTTGAATTATGCGATGAATATAGTAGCGACGAAGATGATGAATAATTTTATTAAATAAATAATTAATAAAATAATTTAATTATTTATTTTTTTATTTATCATAGTTTTTTTTTATAATTGTCTAATAATAACAGTTTTTTATTATATTCTTTTGTTAAATCATATATATAATGATCATAATTTTCAGGACTTCCATCAGATGAAACAAGAGTATGTTTATTATATAATTCATTTTGTTTTTGTTTTGCCAAAACAATTAATTTATTTAATCTTATCAAGTCAGAATTCAAATTATTAATTTTTATTTGTAACTGATTTTTTTGTTTTGATAAACTTTTTTTTGTTTTAGTTAATTCTTTTGATAAACTTTTTTTTGTTTTAGTTAATTCTTTTGATAAACTTTTTTTTGTTTTAGTTAATTCTTTTGATAAACTTTTTTTTGTTTTATTTAATTTTTTTTCTTTGCATGCTTTTCTTACATCTGCTACTATTATTTTCATATCGTTTCTGCTATGTTTTATTTCATCTAACGATAAACCACACTTTTCCGCTAGTAATTTAGCACTTTTAGAATTAAATGTTTTTTATATACATATTTATATAATGAATATAAAATATTTATATACATAAATACTGTTGTTTAATTTCCATTTCTTGTTGCATAATAATTATTTAATTGTTCTTGATCTTTTTCATTTTTTTTTTGATGATATGTTTCTTCAACTAAATATTTATAACTAATTTCATCTAATTTTAAATAATTTCTTTCAATATAATTTGTATATAGATTATATATATTTAATAAAATATATCGTAATATAAATGGTATTATTAATATTGCTACAACATAAATCATAACATATTTATTTTCATATAATTTATCTTTTATAAAATTAGAAAATATTAAAAATGCTATAAATATAGTATAATATAAAATAAAAATATAGAAATGAATATTTTTATAAAATTCTAAATTACTTGATAAATAACTATTTTTTCTATTATCCATAAAATTATTTTGTTTATATGTATTTATTTTATTTTTTATTTTATCTAAAAAATTTAAATTTTCATTTATAATTCCACCTAAATACATTTGATAATTATATAAAGAAGTATAACCATCTAAATTAGTTTTAAAAATATCATAATGGTCATTATAATCTTTCATCACATTATCACATATATCACTAATTGTTTCTTCACTAAAATATTGACATATGCTTCTATTATAAGTTTCGTCAGAATTTTGATAAAGAATATATGAATTATCATTAACATAAGTCATTTGATACCTTTTATTTAATAGTTCATCATTATCATCAATTATATATAAACTATTTTTAAAACCTCTTTTATCATCACTACCTGAGATAACATCTCCTGTAGGTCTTACACTTTCAGGATTTTGCATCGCTTTTTTAAAATTTTGTATTACTGAACTAGTAATATCGGCATTTTTTAAAACAGCATCTGTTGTTTCTTCTCTAGTTTCTTTAACCATTTGTTTTATAACTGCCGGATCAACTTTACATTTTGACATAATTATAATAATCTAATTACTATTAATAAATATTATAATATTTATTAATAAATTACATATAAATATATTAATTATATATATAACTAGATTTTTGATGGACAATCTGCAGGCGCGCCTGCGTTATTGCGAGAATAACTACCATAATAATTTTGTACTTTACAATCATTTAATATTTTTTTATTTTTTAAAATAATTTCTTCTTTAAATGTAGATAATGTATTGTCTTCTTGATCATCGGTTGTATTCATATACGTTTCTTTATTATTTACATTAATATTATTATAATTATATAAAAATATATTAAAAATACAAATTATTAACAAAATAATAAAAATTTTATTAAATTTTTTATTTAAATCTTTAAATATCATATTACTTTAAATAAATATTTAAATTATTTGTTACTTAAATATTTATTTAATATTATTATCAATTATTTTTGACAGTTTATCATGATTATGGTATTATAATTGTAACAATATATGTACCATCATCTGTACCATCATCTGGTGTAAATGTTGCTGTATAAATTTTTGTTGAATCATAATTTCTAATTTGCAAAGTATTATCACCTACTAATATATCTCTATCTGATAAACCATTATTATCAACACTTAATTTACCTGATTTATTAGAATTTATTGTAAAATTATAAGTATTTGAATCTATTGGGGAAATTATTTTTAAATATGCTCAAATTTCGGTATAAATACATTTATCACTATTAGCATCATATGTCATACCCTCATCACAACACTGACTACCTATACAAGTTCCACCCAACATACTAGATAATCTACCTTTTCTACTTATTTTTCCTTGTTCATGTAATCTTCTATATTTACCATCATCTAATTTATATTTATTAAAATTAATAGAATCTCTACTATTAATATCATATAAAATCTTAATTATATACATAAAAACTAATACAAATAATATTATAATTAAATATTTTGTTATAGTATAATTAATTATTTCTTTTTTATTTAAAATTAAAATAGGTGCTATTAATAATAAAACAATAACAATAACTTTTAATATATGTATATATTGTTTAAATACATTATTTTCATATTTTAATATATTATTTTTTCGTTTATTTAAATTATTTTTTTGTTCTTCACTATCATATATTTTTTTCAAATCTGTTTTGCTGTAATCATTATCACTTAAATATGATAAAACTAAATCATTTTTAAAATTATTTTCTTGAACTGCTTTCTCAACTATTTTATTATCTATTAAATTATGAACTGATTTTTTAAACATATCATAATTACCTAATCCTGATGTAGACTGTAAATTAAAAGAAAGACCTTCTTTAAAACCTTCAATATTAGAATATCCTTCATCTGTTACTCTTGTATTTGTGCTAAAATTAGAAAAACATTCTTCGAAATCTAAAGCCCGAGAATTGGCATTATCTATTTGTATAGTTTGATTAGTTTTATAATTAGTTTCTTCTGTTTCTATATCTTTATATTGTGTATCTATATTACTTATTTGTTCGTTTGTATTAGTCATGATTTGTTGCAATACTGCATCATCAAAACTAAGATTTAAAGCATGACTTGGATTAGCAATAACATTAGTTCCATAGTCTTCCATGGTATTTTTATGTAAATTTAATTGATCTTTAATTGCATTTGTATATAAATCTGATTTTTGACGTATTAATTCAGTTTTTCTTCTATTATATTCAGCCAATTGTTTATCCATATCTGAATTTAATTTATTTATATTTGCTATGTGTTGTGAATTTTCTGATTTATTTCTTTTTTTACATGATTGAATAGAAGAATTTTTTGAATTATTCATAAAATTATACGAACTACTAGCGTATTTATCTGCATCTATCTTAAAATCTTTCGCTCCTTTAATATTTTGTCCATTAGAAAGTCTACCAGATTCAGCATATGCCTTTGAATCTACATTAGCGTTTTGTGCTTGTTTTCTATAATGATTTGCCCAATTTTTATCACTACGTGTTTGATTTAATGCATCTTTAAGCGTATTATATCCTTCATATAAATTAGTATATGCTTCTTCTAAATTAGAAAAACCGATTGTATCAGTAGCACTATTCATATTATCTTCTGAAAGATTAGAATATTTTTTTACTTTTGTTAAAGTTTTTTCAAGTTGTTTAAGATTAGGCATATTTAATATTAATATATAAAGATATAAAAAATAATATTATTATTATTATTATTATTAATAGTATATTTTTTCTTAAATTTGTTTGAATATTTTTTTTTAAATTACATATATATAGTAAAAAAACAATGAATAATAAATATATAATATTATAAGTTAAATTATTATTTTCAATATTATTATTTTCAATATTATTATTTTCAATATTATTATTTTCAATAGTATTATTTTCAATATTATTAATATTTTGATAACCAGTTGCTCTTTTAAACTCATTTAGAATACAATCACTTTTTTTTTTACATGTACTTGTTACATCATAACCTAGCAAAGCACAATCTTCGGGGGTTTTACAAGTTTTGTTAGGTATTTTATATTTATTACAATTATCATTTGAATTATATTCAGATTTAGCATTTATTAAATACTTATTATAATCATTTAATTTATTATTTAAATTATATTTACAATTTATTGCATTTTGGAAGTGAATATCATGTTCCTTATCAATATATCTTTGTAATATATTATGTGTTGAAGCAATATATCCTGGTGTAAAACTTTCAATATTTTGAAAACCACATTTTTCTTTTACATAATTATAATTATCATCTTGATCACAAAGACCTAATGCTGCTTGTTTCTTTTTATCGTCTGTAGGACAATTTAGTGTTTTATGTATCCATTTATGTCTTCCATTTTTTTCACAATATAAAATATCAGGTAAGTTAACATCTATTTGATGTGATGTGGTTTCAGAAAAAAAGCGTTTATTACATTTTGAATTCTCATCTATACAATCACAAAAATCAACCTCGCCTTTTTCTGCTCTTGCCTGACAATTACCCATTTTTATTAATATTATATTATGATAATATTAATAAAAATAATTATTTTTATTAAATATTTTTTAATTATTTTTTGAGATATTTCTAATCATTATTAAAAATACAATTATAAAAATTAATGAAACAGCACTCCATGTTTGAAATAATTGTTGATAATTTTCATTTTTTTTTCCAGTATCTTCAAGTCTATCTTTTAATATATTTTTTTCTCTTCTTAATTTTGTAAAATTAATATTTTTTTGATTTACTACATTTATAGCTTTATGCATACCACTATTTGGTGTAACAGGTAACTCACTTATAGTTCCCATTGGATTAATATATGTAAGTGTATCATTATCAAAACTATATTTTTTATTATTATTCATTTAATTAATATAAATATATATATTATTTTTATATTAATCTATTAGCTTTTATTATAGATACCCTTTTAAATAAAATAAAATACTAAATATTCCAATAAAATATATAATTAATATTAAATCATTAACTATATTTGGAACAATAAAATATAAAGTTAAAATAATAGCTGTTAAAAATATTAAAATTAATAAAAACATATATACAAATTGTGTTTTTTTCTTAGTATATTCTTCTAAATCTTGATTAGTTTGTTCTATATCTTTGGTATTTTGTTTTTGTTTTATACTTCTTTTTGGATTAGGATAATTATCACTTATATCTCCATTATTATTTCTTAATTCTGTTAAATATGACCATCCATCATATCCACGATTAAGTGATAAATCATTTAAATGGCTATTAAATGAATCGTCAATAAACTGTAAATATTTATCTTTAAAAAATCTAACACCTGAAACATTCATATAACCCCATGTATCTATGTTATCATTATTATCACTCAACATATTATTGCTTATTGTTGTAATATAATTATCTGATATGCTGTTCATATATATATTACTTAATTGTGTATCCAATGAATCTTTATTATTAAGAAGTTTATTCATAGTATATAAATGTTGATCATGATATTTTAATGAATTTATATCATCAACGTTTTTTATAAATCCAATTCCTATATATTTGTCACTTAATCCTGAAATAATAGTATCTTTTTTATTACAATTAACAGATATATCTTGATCAATAATATTATAGTTATGACATTGTTCTCCAGATATAGTATAAAATTTACAATCATTAGAAGTATCACATAAAAAATTACATGATACTTCATCCGCATTTGGTTTATGTATAGAATAACTATTAGATGACATATAAAAATGTGGATATCCTTCGTCGCATGGATTAACAAAATCATTAGTAATTAATGAAAAATTTTCAAATAAATTATTATAATTAGTATTATGAATATATAAAATATATAACAATACTAATATCAGTAATGATAAAAAGATTGTTGTTTTATTAAATTTATCTAAAAATTTATTTTTTATCATATTATACTTATAGTATAATATTAAAAAAAAAATGCATTTATTATTTAAAGGTTTTTAATAAAAAAAAATATAATTATAATAATAATTACAATTAAATAGTTTAAATCTTTATAAAAAATAGTATTAAATAATAATAATAAAATAACAAAAATTACAATGATTTGAAATATTTGAAAAAAATTATCATAAAATATAGAAAAAATATCTTCATTGCTTTTTAAATTATTATTATAATCTAAATTTGTAAAATCTTTTAAAAATTTTTTAAATTCATCATCATCATTATTATTATTATTATTATTAATATCATATAAACTATTTTTAGAATTAATATTATCTATATCATTTAAATCATTAAAACTATCATAATAATTATCTTCCAATAAATTATTATTTTGAAACTTTTTATTTGAATAATCTAATTTATCATTCATTTTTTTTGATTGATTTATATCTAATTTTAATGTATTCATATATTATAATTAATATAACATATTATTTAATTTTACTATATAAAAATAATGAAAAAATAATAATTAATATTAAAATATTAATTTCTAATATAGTATTATCTCTTAAATATTTTTGATCTTTTAGTCTTCCTATACCTCCATTTGAGTTATTTAATAATTTTTTTAATTCATTTTGTTGATTTTCTATAACTTTATATAACTCTCTTAAATACGCTTCTCTACCTTTACCTATAATATTTATTCGAGAAATATCATTTATAATGTTATTATTTTGGTGATTTAATTGTTTCCATTGATTATATATATCTTTAATCTTTCCATTAAAAGGAACATCACTTAAAGCTACATTATTTTTTACTACACTAAAATCCGTATTGTATGATAAATTTAAACAATTAAAATTAGTAAAATAGTTTGTTAAATGATCCTCAGTATTATATTTATAAAAATGGTTATACATGTTAGTTGGATTCAAACTACCATTGTATAGATCTGAATAGTCTTTATGTGATGTTACATTTTGTATTTCTCTGGTTATTTCATCAATATTTCCGAGAGAGTTTGGGTTTACATCAGAAAAATTATAAATATCTTCTGTATAAATTAAAAAATTACCTGTTCCAGGTATAGCATCATTTTTAAAGATATAATTATTATTTTGTGAAGCATCAGGAATTAAATATTTAGAAACTCTATCAGTAATTTTATTTGGGGCATCATGAAAAATATTATTTATTGTTTCAGAAATAGGATCTATTAATTGCTTAATTATATTTGTATTATAAGCATTTCTAAATTTTGGTATATAACAATTATATGAAGCTTCAGTTGTAGAATAGTTCATATCTCCTACAACAAAATATGGAACATTACTTCTTCTAGCTTTATTTTCACACTCAGAATATGGATTTACAGGCGTCGTCGATGGATTTACAGACGTCGTCGATGGTTCAAAAATAAATGTATCTGGTTCATGAAATTTACCACTATTTATAATACCATTTGTATTTGGTTTATAAAAATATGTATTACCTGAAACACAATAATTAATAAAACTTGGATCACCAATACCATATTCGTGAAATGGTTTAACATCATAGTTATTGGTAAATTGAAATTGTGTTAAATTAACAATATTATTATTTGATGATTCATTTATATATTTATAATCTAAAATATTTCCTAATCTTTTGGCTTGAACTGAAACATCGATTTCATTATTCAAAATGTAACTACATTCATCCATTTTTACTTTTTTCCAAGTTAATCCATCAAAATATGAATTATTTTTTTCTTTAAATGCATAATAATTTTGGTCACTTTGTAAAAGTTTATATCTTGAAGACATTATTATATTATTGAATTAAATTATAAATAGATTTAAAATATTTATAATTTAATAAATTAAAAATTATAATTTACAAATTCTATAAAAATTTGATTCTATAGATGTTTTACTATTTCTAATAATTTTAACAATATTATTTGGTCTTATTCCTAAAATAAGTGATATTGGACTAAAATATGATATATCTGCAATTTGTGAATCATCTATAATATTATATTTTTTTTTAAATAATGTTGCTTCTTCATCACTTAAAATAATATGTTTTGGAACAAGACTATGATTTAAAATATTATATTGTAATCGATTAATATTTAAAATTGAAATATAATATTCATCTTCCATCCAAATATCTCTAATAATCTGATTTAAATTTTCATTTGGTTCATCTTTAATTATTATAATTAAATCATCATTTTTTGTTAAAATATTATCAATATTAAATAAATCTTCAATAGAAGAATAAATTGTTTGAGCTTTTAAAAGTTTATTAAGATAATATTTTACATAAACATTTTTATTAGTAGTATTATTTTTTACTAATATATCTAATTGATTATTGTTATTTAAAATATTAATTTCATTAATTGTAAAATTTTCATAGGATGAAATATCAAAACCTCTATATTTTAATATATCTAAAATATTACATCGTGATTTATAAATGTTTTCAATATTTGAATTAACTAATGACATTTATTAATTATTATAAATATTTAATAAATATCTTTATATTTATCAATTTTAATTAAATATTTAATTATTTTATTATTTATTATTTATTATTTATTATTTATTATTTATTATTTATTATTTATTATTTTTTAAATATTATCAATCGATATTGTTTTTAATTCTGAACTATTAGATTCATTTAAATCATTAGATTCATTTAAATCATTAGATTCATTAAATTCATTAGATTCATTAGATTCATTTAAATCATTTAATTCATTAGATTCATCATATTCATTTAAATCATTAGATTCATTAGATTCAAATTCTGTATTTATATTTATTGTACCTCCACCCATATTTTTTTTAGTATCATCTTTTTTTGTAACGTCCTGTTTACTTGGGGATATTTTTTCAATAATAGAATTAACAGACTTTTCTATCGTTTCTGATATTTTATCTGATACATTATTTACAAAGCTAATTTTCTTTTTTTCTTCTACACTTTCATCGCTTTCACTAATAGCTTCTTCTTCTGCTATCTTTTTCATTTGTTCTTGTCTAACTCTATGTAATTTAGCTTGCATTGATTCATCATTATCGCTATATACACTTTCTTCTTCATCATTAAGATTACTACTTTGAATAATTTTATTTTGACTTTCAATTAATTTTAGATCTTTTACACTTTTAACATCTTTTAGATCTTTTATTTCATTGTTAATATTAACCTTATTAAATATATCAATAGTATTTTTATAACTCATACTTGAAAGTTGTTCAATATTATTTTCTGTTATAATACGCATTTGTATATTCATTGTTTGTAATTCTTGCATTAATAATTTAAATGCATATGGTACTCTAATAATACTAAATTTTCTTCCATATTTTGTAATATAATCTAATTTTAAATCTTCATCTGATGTATTATTAAATTTTAATGGCCCATCTAAATATGGACTAATAAAAATATCTTTTGATTCATTATATACTGCTATCATTCCTGTTCTATCGCAAACAGCCATAAAATATTCATCGCCTCTTAATGTCATTGATTCTTCTAAAAATTTACTGGCTCCATGTGCTATAATACCATCACGTTCCATTTCACCTATTCTTAATCCCCCATCATTTGCTCTACCCTGTACTGTTTGTCTTGTTAAAACTGTTCTAGGTCCTTGTGCTCTATAATTAATTTTATCTTTAACCATATGTTTTAATCTCATATAATAACAAGGACCAACAAATAAATCCATATTTAACATTTCGCCTGTTTCACCACTATAAAATATTTCCGTTCCAGTTCCTGAATAACCAATATTTTTTAATAAATTTCCAAAATATTCATGTTTTGGTCCTTCATTTACAAAAGCAGTACAATCACCAAAACCACCATACATAGCACACGCTTTACCCATTAATGTTTCAACTAATTGACCTATTGTCATTCTGCTTGGTATAGCGTGTGGGTTAATAATAATATCAGGTCTAATACCATCGGCAGTAAAAGGCATATTTTCTTCTGGAATTATTAATCCAACAGTTCCTTTTTGACCACAGCGACTACAAAATTTATCTCCTATTGCTGGTATTCTTTCTTCTCTTATTCTAATTTTAGCAATTCTGAAACCTTCTTCACCGTCGGTTATAAAAGATTTATCAACAAACCCTAGTTGTCCTTTTTTTGGAGTAACAGATTCATCTATAAAATTATTAGGATTATTAACATTATTATTAACTTTGCCGATAACAACAATTTTATCATTTAATTCTGTATTTTCTTCAATTAATCCATATTCATTTAATTTTGAATAATCATAACCAGGTTTTTTATTAATTACATTTTCTTTTTCTATATTTGTAAATTTACTATCATTTATTGAACCAGCTACTTTTGTAGTTTCTTCATATGCTTCATACATATTAAAATATGTAGTATTAAACATTCCACGTTTTACAGAACCTTCATTAAATAAAATAGAATCTTCTACATTATATCCACCATAACAACCTATTGCTGCTATAACATTAACACCATATGGATGTTCTTCATTATTAATATATTGTAAATATCTACTTTTAATTAATGGTTTTTGTCCATTATTTAAAACAACTCCCATTTTATCTATACGATATTGATAATTAGAATTATATAAACTTACACCTTGTTTACTTTGTCCACATGAAAATAAATCTCTTGGTAATTGATTATTTTCAGGAAAAACAATTTGATTTCCCATAATACCTAGTATTAACGATGGATGAATTTCTAAATGAGTATGATATTTATTTATTTCATTTTCATTTACAGCTATTAATAATGTTTCAGTTTCAGCACTATCTATATATTCTATTATTCCATTATTTTTTAATAATTCATTTAATTTATCAAATTGTTTGTCCGATGTATATTTATCTGGAACAAAATCAGATTTTATATTAGAATATAAATCTTCAGGAAAATTGAAAACATAATTTGATTTTATAAATAAATCATAAATATTATTTATATTTTCATTTTTTTTCATACTATTAAAGCCAATTAGTAAATTATTAAAATCATATTCATTTTTTTCTAAATATTTTTTTATATTTTCTTTATTATAGCTGATTTCACCATTTTCTATATAAAAAATAGGTCTACATAATCTACCGGAATCAGTATAAATATATATTATATTTTCTTTTATGTCCCAGCTAATACTACTATATATAGGTATCAATCCTAAACGTCTATAATATTTTAATAAATTTATTACTTCTATTGGATTCTTAACAACGCCTACCCAAGAACCATTTACAAATATTTTTGTACAACTATTTATATATTCAATAGTACATTCTGTTAAAAATTCCATAAATACTACAATTCTTAATAAATCTATTATCTTTTCTCTCGAATATCCAATTGTAATATGACATCCTAATGACATATGTTTATGAAATCCTACATTTCCACCATCAGGTGTATCAACTGGGTCTATTATACCCCATTGTGATGAATGTAATAATCGGGGACCTACAATTTTAGAATCACTATCCATTGGTAAATTTATTTTGCGTAAATGTGATAAAAAAGAGTTATGTGATAAACGATTTAAATCTTGTATAACTTCCGGTCTTTTAGTATGTTCTTCTGCACCCCAATTTCCTTTAAAAGCTTTTTTAAAACCAGTTTCAACAATTCTGTCTTTAAAATATTCTAAATAATTATTTTCTATTAAATCTGTAAAATTATTTTGATATATGCTTTCTTTATAATAATATTCTTTATCTATTTTTTGATAAATATGTTTTTGTTGTATAGTATAATATTCTTTAAATAAATCATAAATCATTGAACCTGTTAATTCAACACGTTTGTATTTAAAATTATCTCTATCTGTTGCTTTTTCTTCATTAAAATAAACTCTTAATAATTTATTTACCATAAAACCTAGATAATAAGCTTTATCTATATAATTATCTTCACCTATATGAGGTAATAAATAATCCATTAATATTTCTAAAACATGTGGTACTGTTTTATTTTTTAAAAATGTAGCTATATATTTTATAGCTGTTTCTTGTGTATAAATATTTCCAGCATCATGAATACTAGGTCTAAAAAATTCTATATAATTACTATATTTATCTATATCCAATAAACAAAATTTAATAATATCTTTGTCAGATAAAACTCCTAATGCTCGCATTAATATAAAAAATGGTATAGGCATTCTAACATTTGGAATATTAACTACTATTTGATTATTAGTATATTTTGTATCCTCTCTAACAATTTTAATGGCTAATGTTCTTATTGGTTTTGAAGCGTCTTCACTTACAGAACGAATTTCACAAGAATGACTATATAATTCATTTACATTATCTTTTATATAAATCATATTATCCGAAAATTTTTCTTGACAAACTAAAACTTTTTCTTTACCATCAATTATAAAATAACCGCCTGGATCATTTTTACATTCTCCCATATTAAATTTAACACTGGGTGTCAATGTGTTTAAAATACACAAATTTGAATTTATCATAATAGGAAATTTTCCGAAATATATTTTTTGTAAAGTATTTTCTATAATATTTTCTTCACCATCGTCGTTTATTATTTTATATATTATATCCACGTCTATATGTAGAGTTGTTCCATAAGACATATTTCGTAATCTTGCTTCATTTGGAAACATATAATGTGTTCTATTTTCATCAAAAATAATTGGTTTTCCAAAATATAATTTTTTACCATCTTTTCCACCAATATAAATATCTGCCTGTAAATTATATTTTTTAGTTTTGGTATCTTGATTTTTAAATATTTGAATTGGGTTTTTTTCCTTAAATATATTATGTATTTTATTATCAAAAAAATCATTATAAGAATCAAGATGATGTTTTATCAATAAACTACGATTGTCTTTAAAATATTTATCAATTATATTCCATATCATTTCATCTTTACTATTTTTTTCCATAATTATTATATTATAAATATAGTTTTAATTTTAATTATATAATTGATATATATAATTAAAATTTTATTATAATTATATTATTAATAATCCACTTGTATTTTCATTATATGTAAGTAAGATTAATCCCATTATTACAAAAAATAATAATATTGGTAATAAAACAAAAATCCATGATAATTCACTATATCCTGCTTTACATAATACATTCAATATAAATGTCCAAAATAATATATATAAAATATGAAATATAAATATTACAAATGTATGACCTACATTACATTTATAAGGTCCCATACAAAATACATCATTATTTCCAAAATTTTGTAACGCTAAAACTAAAAATATTATTATTGAAAAAAAGAAATATATTGATGCAGGAGTACATAAGTTTTTAAAATCTTTTGTATATTTATTTAAATAACTTTTATTATTATCAAATTTTTTTACCATTTATAATAATTTAATAAAAAAAAAATTTTATTAAATTATTATCTCTAAATTTAATAGGTTATATTTATTTTTATAATATAATTTATTTATTTTTATAATATAATTTATTTATTAAATTATTAAATAAATTATTCTATATCAACATGTGTTAACATATGACGTCTACAACAATATTTATTTAATCTCAATTTATCTAATACTTCCCCTTCAATTGTTTTATCAATCGTATTTTTTGTTAAATATTCAATTTTATTAATATCTAAATTTTTTTCTGCTTTTTTTTTACTAATCTCTTTAACATAATATCTATATTTATTTCCTAATACTTTACCACATGTAAAACATTTAACAGGAATAATCATATTATATAATTTATATATTATATAATATATAAATTATATATTTATATTCAATTTAAAAAATAAAAAAATAAAATATTAAAAAAATAAAATATTAAAAAAATAAAATATTAAAAAAATAAAATATTAAAAAAATAAAATATTAAAAAAATAAAATATTAAAAAAATAAAATATTAAAAAAATAAAATATTAAAAAAATAAATTAAAAATATTATAATAAAAATAAATAATTATGTTACAACATCAAGATTGGAATAATATTACTTTAAATACTAATAATAAAAATACAAATACTAATAATAAAAATACTAATAATAAAAATACTAATACTAATACTAATACATGCAATGAAACAAAATTAGATTTTCCAAAAGAATTAGGTAAATTAATTATGCAAAGTAGAAATGCTTTAAAAAAAACTCAAAAAGAATTATCAAATGAACTAGGTATATCACTACAAATTTTATCAAGATGGGAATCTGGAAAAGAATTTCCAACAAATTTACAAATAGCAAATATAGAAAAATTATTAAAAATAAAATTACCAAGAGGTAAAAAAATTCTAATAAATTCAGATTAATAAGAAATTTTTATTTTTATTTTTATTTTTATTTTTATTTTTATTTTTATGTGTCTATTTTTTTCATTGCCTTATAATATTGTTCAATTACTTCTTGTATATGTGGTTCAAATATAGCTGGACTGGTTTTTAACTGTAAAGCATTACTTCCAGCCGGAAAGCTTTTTTCAAAATCTTTAAATTGTTCTTGAGTAGATTTTTCAAAAATAACTGGTTCTGCATAAGCAGTCCTCGATAGATTTGCGTTCATATTTTTTTCAAAATCTTTAAATTGTTCTTGAGTAGATTTTTCAAAAATAACTGGTTCTGCATAAACAGTCCTCGATAGATTTGCGTTCATATTTTTTAAGCCTTTATCTTTGTATAATAATTATTATAATATAGATAATTTTTTTATTCAATTTAATTTATATATACCATTTTATATATAAATTAAATTAATTTATTTTATAATTTAATTTAATTGAATTTATCTTTTTTTTGTACCTTTTTTTTTATTAACTTTTCTTTTTTTAGTTTTTTTTAATTTTTTGCAAGCTCTTTCTACTTCTTTTGTAGTAACTTTATTACGTTTGCTTGGAATTTTTTTTAAAGCTAATTTGCACGATTTCGCTTTTTTTCTAGCAGACTCCGAATTAAAACGTTTTACTTTCGATACCATAGTTTTTGATTTTTTCATATTTTTATAATATATAAAAATATTATATTTTTTGTAATATATAACCTTTTGTTGTTTTTGTCACTTTATATTCTTCATCATTTTTATGAATTTTATTATGACAATTTTCACATATATTTATTAAATTTGCTTTATGATTTTTACTAAATTCTCCATTAATTATACCATTTTTATCCGCATTTTTTTGATATTGAAGATGATGAATTTCTGTTCCTTTATTTTCTTTGCATATTTCACAATTTTTTATTATTTTTTTTGAATTATATCTCGATTGTTGTCCTTCTAAAATATCCTCGTTTTTATTGTGATATTTATTTCGTATTTGATATGCTCTCTCTATAAAATCATTCGGTAAATCTAATGATTTACATACTTCTAAACCATACATTGCCTCACCCGGACCTTCTTTTAATTTTCTATCATATATTAATAAATTTTCTTTTCTATCAAAGATTACCGACATATGATGTATCTTCATTTTTTCTAATTTTTTAATTTCTTCATATTCTAAAATTTCATGAAAATGTGTTGCGAACAAAAATGTACTATTTATATTATGTAATCTCTCTAAACTTGATACAAAAATACTTAATGCTGATGTAGATTCTGTTCCACTACATAATTCATCTCCTAATATAATACTATTACTTGTAGATTGTTTTAAAATTGTTCTTAATTCACACATTTCTACAGCAAATGTTGATAATCCTTTAAAAATATTATCATTTCCTAAAATTCTCGTAAATAAATAATTATATGGATAAAAAATAAATTCTTCACAAGGAACATACATTCCTGATTGTGCTAAAATAATACATATACCAATTGATTTTATAAAACTTGTTTTACCTACTGCATTTGTTCCATATAATAACATTCCATTATCATTATTTCCTAATTCATAATCATTTGTAACATATAATTCTTTTGTATTTAAATGTTCTATTAAACAATGACGAATTTTTTTAAATTTAAAAAATGACTTGTTATTATCATTATTATCATTATTATCATTATTATCATTATTATCATTATTATCATTATTTTCTTGAATAGATGGTTTACAATAATTATATTTAACAGCATTATATGTTTTACAAAAACATAAATCAACTAATCCAATAAAACGAGAGATTATATTTAAATATGTATTATTTTTTTGTGAAGTATTATTATTTTTCATATTTGATTTTTCTCTTGCTGTTGTTGTTGTTTTTGCATTTTTATTTCTTTCGTTTTTATTTATTTTATCAAAATCTCTCAAAATATTTGAAAAATGTTTTAAAATTCCTTCGATTAAATAATCTTTAGAATTTTGAATAGAACCAGCAATATCATTTATATGTCCTGAATATATTATCATCGAATTTTGATTGCTTCCGTGAATTTTATATTCTATTGCTTGTAAATCTAAATTTAATAATTCACATGTTCCTAAATAACTAGATTTATATGGTATTTCAAAATATTGACCTGTTTTTTCAATTATTGTATTCATTATTTCTTTAATCATTACGCATCTTCTTTTTGTAGCAATTAATATTGGATCACTTTTTGCTGTTTCGTGTATTTTAACTAAATAATTTGTATCATCTTTATCATCCTTATCTTCTTTTTTATTATATTCTTCATCGCTATTTTTTAATTCATCTTCCTTATTTTTTTTATTTTTATTTTTTGTTTCTTTTTTATCGTTTTTATCGTTTTTATCGTTTTTTTCAGAAATCTCTCTTTTTTTTGATGGAAAAGACCCCCCATTTTTAGGTTTTCTCTCAAAATCTACAATTAAATCCGAGAGAAATTTTGTTATACCTTCCAATTGTTCTCTCGAATCAAATGAATTTTTAAATAAAACATTTAAATCTTCATTATAATTTTTATTTATAAATTTCAAATCTTGTAGATTATAATTTGATAATTTATCTAAAACTATATGACTACATTTTTCTATATTTAATGATTCTTTTAAATAATTAATTAATTCATCACATATTTTATCAATATCATAATCTAAATACGATCTAATATATTTAATAAACTTTTTATCTTTTTTTTTGGAAATTTTTTGAAATAATTCTTTTACTTTCGAGAGATTATTAAATAAAATAAAAAAATCTTTTGGATTTATATTTTTCATTATTAATTTTCTCTCGATTTTTTCTATATCTCTTATATCCATCAAATATTCTTTTATTGTTTCATGAAATTTACTCTCTTTTAAATCATCTATCATACTATATGACTTATTTAATTCATTAATATCATTTATAGGATTTAATAATTCATAATTAAATTTACGCTTTCCAGCATTTGTTACACAATTATTTAATAAATTTGCTACACACGCCATCTTTCCACTATATCTCTCATCATTTATTATATTTAATTGTTTGAGAGAATGATTCGCTAATACTAATTTATTACTATGATTTTCAAATATAGGATAATCTATATCTTTTATTAATGTTTGATTATGTTTATATACAAAATCTAATAGAAAACATAAACTTTGATTAGCATAACTATATTCTCTAAATTCATGCTTCTCTAAATATGAACCTATTCCATATATCTTATCTATCATCTCTTCTTGATAAATTTGTTTCTCACAATTTAATGCTATCTTCTCAAAATCACCTTCTTGTTCGCTTTTATTATCATGTAAATATATTTTATGATATTTTTGGGAATTTATATTAGCATAACTTATTACAATATCTAAATAATTTCCATCATAATCATCTATATTATTTGTTATTAAAATTGTTTCCGATGGATTATATATTGAAATATATTTCTCTAATTCATCATATGCCGTTGGACTATCTATATATGGCTCAGTATATTCATAATTTATTAATTTTCCTGTTAAAATATCTATCATACTTAAACCTATTGTCATCATATCTTCTTTTATAATTTTATTTGCCTTTGATATATGTAACCATATACAAATCGTATTATTACTTAAACCATTATTATAATTACAATTTAAACTATCATCACCAGTAACACTTGATTCATTATTATTAAAGTATGTTCCCGGTGAATAAATATAGGCTAAACTTCTTGTTGTATTTTTTCCTTGAACGTCTTGAACAAATACAGGAACTGTATAACCATGTTCTAACAATTTTTTTACATATTTATCTAAATAATTTACTCCAAATCCAGCCATTACTACATTTTCATTTCCAATACATATATTTTTTGGAGCAATAGCCATATCATTAATTGTTGCAAATTGTTGAATTAAACTACCTTTATAAGTTTTATCTGGATTTTGTATTGCGTAACATTCAAAAAAACTACCGACTTGCATTAAAACTATTGTTTTTTTTCCATGTGAAGCAATATATTGTTTTGTATATTCAAAATATTCTTCTGCTAAAGTCATATTAAAATTAAAATTATAAATTATTATATGATATAATTTTAATTTTAAATTTATTTATTATATATTTATTTAACGACTTCTACTACCACCTTGTGTTTTTCTAGTTCCGCCACCTTTTTTTCCTCCTTGACCTTGATATGATGTGGAATTTAGAGAAAAAAAAGGCATTTCTTCGGTATTAATTTTTTTATATACCACATTAAATAAATCTATGCCTGTGCCATCTGGCACAGTTTTTAAATTGTCAACCGTTTTATCAAGTTCATCATCAAACTGATTTTTTTCTTCGGATGTCTTTATTAAGGTTAATTTATTTCCTTCTATAGTTGGCTTTTTTACATATAGTTCCGATTTTTCTCCATCTGTTGTTACACAAATAAATTGTTTTTTTATATTTAAAATATGATAGTCAGGTTCAGGTTCGGGAGCACCACCAGAAGCAGGAGCAGCATCAGAAGCAGGAGCAGCACCAGAAGGAGGAATAGTTAGTTTCTCATAGCTAAAAAGATCATTAAGAATAATAGAGTCTCCATTTTTCACATTTAAATATGGTAAGTTATTATACATATTTTATTATTATAATATAATAATATTTAAATTATAATAATTTAATTTAATATCTAACTCTATTTAATCTAAAGTTCATATAATTAATATCATTATTATTATATGACAATTTTTCATTTTCATTTTTTACTGTCATACTTCCTAAACCTATATGATGATATTTTAATTTATTAATTCTTAATCCAGAAGATAAAGAATTTGTATTAATAGCATTATTACGTTTAGTAGATTTTTCTGAATCATCATTAAGATTTATTCTTTTAAAAGAGTTTCTTCCAATAATAAAATCCATAGAACTCGATTCATTTTGAAATTTTTGAGGCATATTTTTTGCTAAAAATAAATTACTCATATGAATACGTTTTATATATAAAATTATTTTAAAATAATCTCATTTTTATTTTTAGATTTTTAGGTTTTTTTTGTAAAACAGGAACAGGTTCAGGTTCTTGTACAGGTTTTAAAACTGGCTCTGGCTCTGGCTCTGGCTCTGGTTCTTCTGTAACAGGTTCAGGGACTGGTTCATGCTCTGGCTCTGGCTCTGGTTCTTCTGTAACAGGTTCAGGGACTGGTTCAGGCTCTGGCTCTGGCTCTGGTTCTTCTGTAACAGGTTCAGGGACTGGTTCAGGCTCTGGTACAGGTTCAGGCTCTGGCTCTTGTGTAACAGGTTCAGGGACTGGTTCTTGTGTAACAGGTTCAGGGACTGGCTCTGGTTCAGGGACTGGTTCTTGTGTAACAGGTTCAGGGACTGGTTCTTCTGTAACAGGGACTGGCTCTGGCTCTGGTTCAGGGACTGGTTCTTGTGTAACATGTTCATGGACTGGTTCAGGTTCTAAAACTGGTTTTTCTGTAACAGGTTCAGGAACTGGTTCTTCTGTAACTTCTAAAACTGTTTCTAAAACAGGTTCTTCAACTTTTGGTTCTTCAACTTTTGGTTCTTCAACTTTTGGTTCTTCTTTTGGAACATCATTTTGTGTTTTTTTAGATTTTTTTTTAGATTTTTTTTCTAAATTATCAACAGGCATTTTTTATATATTATTCAATATATAAAAAAAACAAAAAATTATATTTATATAATAATTGATTATCTTCTAACTGATCTAATAGCATGTTGTTGCCATCCAAAGCTACCTTTTCCAGTTGAACCGTTACCACCATGTGAATTATCATTATAAGTTTTATTCATAGCAGCTAATTTTTTATATCTTGTATAATCTGAACCTTCATAAACAAATTTTGAATTACCCGAATACATAGCATTTCCATTTTGATAAGTTCCGTCAGCTTGTCCTTTAATTCTAGATAAATTATTTCCATTAACTTGGCTAGATTCTCTACCATATTTTGGATTAGTAGTTTCAATATTTTTTGTAACAACGTCACCAGCACTGAAAGCAGTTCTAAATGGTCCTAAAACATTTTTATTATATAAAGCAGGTGATGAACCTAAACCAGTATTATATAAATTACCGAAAGATTTTGCTAAATATCTTCTATTAGCGGAGCGTTCACCACCAGAATCCATATGTCCAAATTGTTTTGCTTGATGTCCTTTTATTCCATTTCCTAAATATTTTTCTTCAAATTTATATGAATTATTACAAGTTTCATCATATGTAAAAAGATTAGGAACTTCCATATAAGGATGAAGTGTACAACATATATCAAATGAACCAGAAAATGGTTTTTCAACATTTAAACTAAAATTAGCAGTTAAAGCTATGCTATTAATGGCACCATTGTTATCAGTAATAGTAACTCCATCGGGTAATCCTATAAAAGATATAGGATGAACAGAAGTAGTTAAATTATTAAATTTATATGTACCAACATCTATTTTAAATGTATGAGTTTTTGTATTATATGATGTACCATTAACTGTAAATACATAATTGGAATCACCACCGTGTGAAATATTTATCGTAGTATTAAAGGGTAAACATAAACTAGACATATTATTAATATAATATATTATTTTATTAAAAAAAAATATATAATATTAATTATTATTTTTATACTAAATAAGTTTATTCGGTAATAATTCTAGGAGCAATATTCATAGTAACTAATTCTTGAAATAATAATTTACATGAATAAGGAATTTCTACATATTTAAAATCTGTTCTATTTTCACAATTATTACAAATATGAATATGATCTACATTATTAAAACTTGCAGTTAAACCACATTTACCACAAATATATAATCCATAAGCATCGGATGCATCATAAACGCGACCTTTTGTGAATCTAGATGCACCATGGGATACCATACAATCTCTTTCCATTTCTCCAAAGCGTAATCCGCCATCTCTTGCTCTTCCTTCTGCTGGTTGTCTTGTTAAGTTAACCATAGGACCAATACTTCTACTATGTTGTTTATCATTAACCATATGTTTTAATCGTTGATAAAATGCTGGACCAATAAATATAGTGCTGTTAAATTGTTCGCCTGTTAAGCCATTATATAAAATTTCATTACCATTAGATTCATAACCAACATTTTGTAATTTTTTTGCAATATCTTCAATTTTTAAATCACCAAAACTAGTTCCATCGCCAAATAGTCCAAGTTGAAGTAAAACTTTACCTAAAAGTGTTTCTTTTAATTGAGCAATAGTCATTCTGCTTGGAATAGCATGAGGATTAATAATAATATCAGGTTTTAAACCATCAGCAGTAAATGGCATATCTTCTTCTGGAATAATATTACCTATTGTTCCCTTTTGTCCATGCCGACTGGAAAATTTATCACCAATATTAGGTTTTCTCATAGCACGAAGTCTAACTTTACAGAAATTATAACCATCGCCATTAGTATCAATTATATTTTTATCAATATATGTTTCTTCATTAGTTCTATAAATAGTGCTATCATCAGTATATTTTATATCTTTTGTAAAGTCATTTTTATTTTCTTTAATTGGTAAAACTTTTGAAATAATGATATCTTTATCTTCTACTAATGTATTTTCGGGCATAATACCATTTTTATTAATTTTATTATAATTAGCAAATTTTAAATTTTTTGTTTTTTTAGTATCTGGTTTACAACGAATTTCTTCATTACCATATAAATTTTTATCTTCGTCTTTTTCTGTGTGATAAATTGTTGCTAAAAATAATCCTCTATCTATTGAACCTTTATTAAATAATATACTATCTTCTTGGTTATATCCTGTATGACTTGCAATAGCAACAATTACTTGTTCGCCAGATGGAATTTTATCCAAACGAATAATATTCATTAAACGTGTTTCTACAAGAGGGCGCATAGGATATGATAAAATGTATGCAGTTTTATCCATTCGATTGTCATAATTAGTAACATACATACCAATCGCTTGTTTTCCCATGGCGCTTTGATATGTATTACGAGGTGCTTGATTATTTTCAGGAAAAGGAATACAAGATGCTAGAATACCAAAAATAGTACTTGGATGAATTTCACAGTGGGTATATTTATAAATAATATGATTAGAATTATTGTTATCATTATTATAATTAGTGTTATTTAGTTGAATAATTGATTGCATATTCATAGCAATCATTGAATTATTTTGTTCATATGAATCAATATATTCAATAATAGAATTATCTATTTTTCCATTATATAATAAATCTTCCCAATTATATTCATTAATATTTAATCTATTAATAAAAATCTTATTATTAATAAAATCATCAATAAATTTATTATTTTTTATTTTTAAAACTGGACGAGTTAAACGACCGCCATCATTACAAATTTTTATTTCTTTTAATTGATAATCAAATATAATTGATGTATATATATTAATAATACCTGAATATTTTTTATTTTTTAAATCATTAAATATTTCAATTGGATTATCTACAAAACCAATCCAACAACCATTTATAAATATTTTGACATATGATGATTTTTTTTCAGTATCTATTTTATTAAAATGAATAATTTTATTTTCAAGATAATTATATATTCCAGAACTTTCTGATGGAATAGTAATATGAGTTAATGCTGCTAAATTTTTTACAATACCAACTGAACCACCTTCTGGTGTTTCGGCAGGACATAAAAATCCCCAAGATGTATTGTGTAATTTTCTAGGAGGAACTAATTTTCCACTTTTATCAATTGGAGTACTAATTCGTCTTAAATGACTGATACTAGAAATATATGTTAAACGGTTTAGAACTTGCGCTACACCAACTTTATTTGTATTAATTTGTTTAATTCCAAAATCACCAGTTGCTAACGCTCTTTTAATACCATTTTCAATAGTTGTTGATTTAATAATTTTATAAATATTTGTATTATTAATAATATTTTCATAATTTTCATTAGATTTCCAAGAACCATTATTAATTTCACGAATAACTTGTTTTTGCATATCTTTAACTAATTTATTTAAATAATTCCGTAATAAATTATTTAATAATACACCTGTTAAATCGATACGTTTATTTAAATAAGAATCTCTATCACTTGTTGGTTTATTACCAAATGATGTTTCTAATAAAGTATTAGTCATATATCCTAACATATAAATTTTTTGTTCTAGGGTTTTACAATGTGGAAATATATCATTATTAATAACTTCTAAAGCAAAGTCATATTTTTTTTTTGAACCTGTTTCTTTATCTACATTTAAAGGTGTATAAATAACATTTGATATAATATATTTAATAGCATCATCATAAGTCATGCATTTATTAGCATCTAAAATAGAACCTTTTAGAGCATAAAGTAATTTTTTATTATTTTTAGAATTAATATCAAAAATAATTTTTTCACAAATATCTTTATCTGAAATAACATTAAAAGCTCTAAAAATTATAAATAAAGGTATAGGGTTTTTTAATCTTGGAATTTGTAAATAAATACATTTACCAAATGTATTACTTTTTGATGATATTAATAAAGAAATTTGTTTTGGTGAAATACATTTCCAATCAGGAATTGATTTCATTTCCGCAGTCCAACACCATTTTGTATTATTTTTTTGCATATTAAAACAATAAATTTGGTTTTCTGCTGCTCTTTCTTGTCCTAAACAAGTTTTTTCAGAACCATTAATAATAAAATATCCTCCCGGATCCATTCTACATTCTTGTGTTAAATTATAATTTAAATGAGTATATTGATTTAAAATACAAATATTAGATTTTAACATAATTGGTAATTTACCAATATGTATTTTTGGTAATAATTTATTATATTGTGTAACATTTTCATAATTTGTTCCATTGCGTACAATATATTTAATATTTAAATCTACAGTCATTGAACCTGCATATGTAAAATTTCTAACACGTGCTTCTTGTGGAAACATTAATTTAGATGCTCCATTATTTTCATAAACTTGCGGTCTATGAATACTAAAATTAGATAATGTAATAAAAATTTCTAATCTGTATAATTTATGTTCTTTTATATAATCATGTTCAGAACATATATGTACCGGGTTAAACATTTCAATTGTTTTTTTTATTTGTGTATCAACAAAATAATTATATGATTCTAATTGATGTTTAACTAATCTATTTAAATATTTATTTTTAAAATATGTTTCAATAATAGACCATGGTATATTATCATAATCAATTTGTTCTTCATTATCATTATTCATACTAATTTATGATTAAATGTATATTTTTAAATACTTTTAAATATAATTTTATCAATTTTTTATTTTTTAATTAATATTTTTTAATTAATATTTTTTAATTAATATTTTTTTATTAATATTTTTTAATTAATATTTTTTTATTAATATTTTTTTATTAATATGTTTAAATATAGTAATAAAAAAAAAATAATATATTACTAATGTCGAATCAAAAAACTGTAAAAATAGATCCCGAATCATTTAAAATAGGAACAAAAAAAAAAGAAAGAACAAATAAAATCAGATTAAAACCACAAGCAAGTAATGAAACAAATAAAAATATTAATAAAGTAAAACTTGAACTTTTGAAAAAAGTTAAAGATTATCATAAAGATAGAGAAATAGAAAAAATAAAAGAAGAAAAAATGAATGATAAAAAATTAGAAAAACAAGAAATAAAGGAAGACTTTGAAACAGAATTTAATAAATCGTTAAATTTTTTGAGAGATTTATCAAATAAAAATAGAGAGAAAAAAAAGAAAAAAAAATTAACAAATAAAATTTCGAATGGAATAGATGTTAATATTAATTTAAGTGATGATTTAAAAATGCAACCTAGTTATGGATGTTTAAAAAATGGTTTAAAACCAACATATAGAGAATTTAATAAAACTTATAAAAATTTAAGTAAAGAAAAAAATCATATACAATTTAATAATGTAATAAGTGATAACATAGAATTAAATTCTAATCCAATTAATAATCCAATTATTAATCCAATTAATAATCCAATTAATAATCCAATTAATAATCCAATTAATAATCCAATTAATAATCCAATTAATAATCCAATTAATAATCCAATTATTAATAATGAATTAAATATTAATTCAAATAATGAATTAATAAATGAATTAAATAATGAATTATTTAATGAATTAAATAATAATTTATCAAATAATAATAATAATAATAATAATAATAATAATAATAATGATAATGATAATGATAATAATGATAATTTAAATAAATTAAAAGAAGATTGTGAATTATATGAAGAATATCAAAATATTAATAAAGAATTAAAAGAAAATAATACAAAAAATAAATATATTCCAAAAATAAATAGAATAACAAGAAAAATTAAATATAAAATTGGAAAATTAAAAAATAAAAACCAAGTAGGTATAATTATAAAAAATAAACATACATTAAAAAATATTAAAGATAATCTAACAAATGAAAAAAATAAACCTATACAAGAAATTAAAAATGAATTAAGAAAATTAAATTTAATTAAATTGGGAACAGAAGCTCCGAATGATGTTTTACGACAAATCTATGAAAATGCTATTTTATCTGGAAACATAAAAAATACTAATTATAGCAATTTTATTCATAATTATGACAATGATGATAACAATTTTTGATTATTTTTTATATAATATTTTAAATAAAAGATATAGTAAAAGTAATAATATTATACCATTAAATACATTATTTATATTATTATTATTATTATATATATTATCAATTTCATCTTCTATATTATGATTTAAACCAATATCTGGATTTTTTTTATAATAATTATAAATGTCTTCATACAAATTTGTAAAAGATTCTGATTCATCTATAATTGTATCATCATCATTTATATAAACTACCATGCCTGCATCATGTAAAGCACTTGCTTGTTCAATTTCTAAATAAATAGGACCTGTTGATTTTAACTCATAATTTCCACCTTCAGGTGCACTTATTGAACATTTAGCTTTAACCCGCCTACATTTAGGTTTTGTTTCTCCCATAAAAGATTTAAACAATCCACCATCTACAACACAACCTGATTTTGTTAATGCTTTCATCATAGCACCGGCATCAGCACCAGAACGTCCTGTTATTATATTTTCACAACCGCTTTGATTATTAACAAATTTATATAAAGTTTGTTCATTACCAGTTATATCATCAATACATTTACTATTTGTTTTTAATGCATAAGTATTACCGGATAATGGAGCGCATTCATTATAATATGGTTTATTATGGGCTAAACATTGTTTATCATCAATAAGTAAACAATCCATATATGAAATCATTTCACCAAAATTTTTTCCCATACAATTAAAATTAAAGTTCAATCCCTCATCATTGTTACAATCTTTTAATCCAACAGGAGGTCTAACACATAAACCATAACTATGACTTTTACCTCCAAAATCATTAACAACACATTGTTCAGTGTCTACAGGTAATTCGTCCGCTATAGCAAAAAAATTTTCATTCATACTTGTCTCACTGGTCATTATATTTTCTAATTATTATATATTAAATATATAATAATTATAAACATTTATAATTATTCACTTTCTCCATTCATTGCATCTAGACCCATACTTGTCAAGTTAGTTGATTTTTTTTCCTCTTTTTCTCTTTCTTTTTTATTTGCACCTTCAATTATTTTATAGTAATCATTATAAAAAATTACAGAAAAATAAAAGAAAAATAAAACTATTAATAGTATTAATAATTTTTTATAATTCATTATATATATACATATACAATGAATTTCATAAATTATAAAAATAATTTCAATACATTAAAATATGGAATAAGAATTTCTAAATTTTCTCAAAATAATGATTACAACTATACTAATATAAATACAAATAATTTAACATTATGTCAAGGTAAATCAACATATGTAAATGCTAACCCAATTAATAATAATCGTTTATCATTATCTAATACAAATAATAATTCAAGTAATAAACCTAGCAATCGTTCATATATAGGAATATATGATAGACCAGGTGGATATCAAATTATAACAACAAATGATTGTAGTGATAATATTATATATATACATACACCAAATTTAGTTAATAATTATAATTCAATTGAAAATTGTAATTGTAATAAAATAAAACGCTATACTACAGTTAGTTTAGATAATTCTTATAATTATAAGAAAATTTTATCAAATAGAGAATATTTGATAAATAAAAATAAAACATACAATCAGAATTTACCCATGACTAATAATATAAATTTAGTTCAAGAAGACTGTATACAAAAAAATAATACAAATATTATTTTTGTACCATCAAATAAAAAATTTCAAACACAAGGAAGTGTTACTAGTTCTACTAAAATTTTAAATGCTAAATATAATACATTAAATAAATATGAAAATAATAAAAATAATTTTAATCCAAAAAAAGATAATTTAGATAAAATAATAAATGATAGTTGCTGTAAACCTGTCAATTTATCATATAAAAAAAGAGTTAGAATATTAAAATAAATTAATTAAAATAAATTAATTAAAATAAATTAATTAAAATAAATTAATTAAAATAAATTAATTAAAATAAATTAATTAAAATAAATTAATTAAAATAATTTAATTAAAATTATTAGTATTAAAATTATATTTAATACACCATGAAAAAGATTTATTGATATTAATATTTTTTAAACTTGCTATTTTATTAATATATATCATAAAATGTTTATAATATGTATTTTTATTAAATAAATTACTTGTAAAAATATATTTTAATTCTTTTGATAAATTAGATAAATCATTTATAATATCGTCTGAATTAATATATAGTATATTATTAGTTTCAATAATTAAATTTTTAATAGGAATTATATTGCTACATTTTTTATCTTTATCTTTATCTTTATCTTTATCTTTATCTTTATCTTTATCTTTATCTTTATCTTTATCTTTATCTTTATCTTTATCTTTATCTTTATCTTTATCTTTATCTTTATCTTGAAATATATTATCTTTTATATTTTGATTTTGATTTTCATTTTCATTTTCATTTTGATTTTGATTTTCATTTTCATTTTCATTTTGATTTTGATTTTGATTTTCATTTTCATTTTCATTTTGATTTTGATTTTCATTTTCATTTATATTTTCATTTAGATTTTCATTTAGATTTTCATTTAGATTTTCATTTTTATTTTTATTTTTAGTATAAAAAATATCGCTATAAATGATATATGATATATTATTATTTTTATTAATATTATTTATATTTCCATAATATATTAAATTTTCTAATTCTCTTATTAAATTTAATGTAGTATTAATATTTTCCAGCTGCTGTTGTCCATATATTAAATTTATTTCATTTATTTTATTATAAAAATATTTATTAATTTTAAAATTAAAAATAGAATATATACTAGAATCATTTTCAATAATTTCTTTAAAATTATCTAAAATTTTTTTAGATAAATTATATTTGTCTCCTTTATAACCTTTACATATGATATATTTTTCTGAATTAGCTATTCTACTTGTATTTGGTTTGTATACATGTACAGATTCATATAAATTACATAATAAAAATATATATTCTGTTGTTTTATATTTAAAAATATCAAAAATTTTTAAAATAAATGTTCCACCTATTTTTTGTGTAATAATTGTATAAAAAATTTCAGAAATTATTAGTTTATTTGATAATAATTCCTGTGAATTAAAATCTATTGAAAAATCTATACCCCCATCTGCTGTAATATAATCAAATGTATTTTTATAATTATCATAAAAGTATATAATATTTTCAAGATTTAATAGATCGCCGTCATTTGTTTTACCATTAATTATACGAATTTTTTTATTATCATATAATATTTTTTTCCAATTTGGTATATTAACATTGTTTGATAATAATGTTATACCATAATATATATCATTATCATTTTTACGTATATAATCTAAAGCCTGCATAAAACCACCAGGGCCTTCTGCTAAATGTAAAGTAGTTATAGGAATTTTTTGATTAAATATATTAAATACATTACTTATTTCAATTAATTTAAAGAATGAACGAGATATTGGTTTAAAATTACATACAGATAAATGTTTATTTTTTATTTGTGAGTGAATATATTCATATGGATTTGTAATTTTTTTATATAAATCCCAGTATTGTGAGTAATTATTGATTTCCGTTTTCAAATTATATAACATATTATGTAAAGTATTAGAGATGTATATATTATTATTATTATCGGTTTCATTATTATATTTAATTTCAATATAAATATTATCTAAAAAAAATATAGGAATATTAAAATAAGTCATAAATAATTTAATTAAATATTTATTTAATTAAATTATTAAGTTGTTTTATTATAATAATTTAATTGTATCAAGATATTTTATTATTTATTTTACATTTTTTTGTTGTTTTAATAATTCTTTTTGTTTGGCTTTTTCTTGTTTTAATAATTCTTTTTCTTCGGCTTTTTTTTGTTTTAATAATTCTTTTTCTTCGGCTTTTTCTTGTTTTAATAATTCTTTTTCTTTGGCTTTTTCTTTAGCTTTTACAGCTTTTGCGTCTTCTGCTTTTTTTAATTTATCTAAAACTGATAATTTATTATCTGCTATTGTAGCACCTAAATTTATATTTGTTTTAGGTTCTATTGACATTTTAACTTGATTATTTAGTTGTCCTTCTTCTTCTTCTTCTTCTTCTTCTTCTTCTTCTTTTTCTTCTTCTTCTTCTACTTCTTCTACTTCTTCTACTTTTTCTTCTGCTTTTTTTTCTTGTTTAAAAACAGAATTATCATGATATAAAGTACTAGTTAATACTTCACTGGCATTTACATTTCTAATTTTTTTAAATATAAAATAATTATTTAAAAATGATATATTTTTTTCTTCTTCACTTAATTCATAAGCTTTACCAATATTATTTTTAATTTTTATATCGCGCTGTATATCATTATTCATTTGTTTAAATAAATAACTGAAATTATCATATGAAGAGTTTAAGTTAAATTCCTTTAATTCAGCGTCATTTAATTTTACAAATCCATAATTTTCTAGTAATCGTGTTAAATATTCAAAATTAACTAAATATTCTTTAAATGTTTTATTAATTGATTCTTGAAATACATCTATGCTATATCCTAAACTTGTTTCATCGTCATTAAATGACTCATTTGAATATTTTTTTGTTATTTCTAATATTTTTTTAGAATTTTTAATAATACTATATGATTCATTTACATTAATATGTTTTAATTTTTCAAAAATTTTTTTTCCATCATAACAAGTACCAATAAAATAACCATTTATATTTATAGTTTCTGATAAATTTTGTAAAAATGAATTTAACAATATAGAATTTTCAAACATATAATGTAATGCAAATTGTATGGAACCTACATTAAAACCATTTTTTGCTATTCCATAGTTATTTACAGCTACTTTGCCGATAAGTAATTCACTTTTATTACCTTCACCAAATATAGCTTTTGAAATTGATTTATGTTTTTCATTTAAAAATGCTTCGCCGGTTTTAATATTATTAGATGTATTTCCTTGTAAAAATAAAGCATATGGTATATTTTTACTATTTAATTTTTTTTTATAATTTAAATAACGAGCACATACACCATCTAATTTATTTTCTATATTATCTTTATTTATATCAATTCCTAAAATAAATTGTAAATTGCAATTCAACCATTTTGGTATATCTCCTCCTTTACCACAAGCATAATCAATCAGTAAATCACCTGATTTACATACTAATCTATATAATTTATTTTTTATATATAGATTATGAAAATCACGCATAGATTTTGTTTCATTAGATATTTTTGAAGTATTATAATAAACATCACTATCTTGATATATTTCTGAAATGTTTTCGCCTGTTTTTAATATTTCTTCTGTTACAGGATTATATATAGATTGCCAATTTGAATTAGCAACATGATAGGCATTTCCATAATTTTTTTTACCCAATCTTAATTCATATGTTTTATCATTTCTAACTTTAATTGGTATCCATTTCCATCCATCTGTATTTGTATGGATATATTTAAATTCAACAATTGTATTATCTTCAATTTCTTCATTATTTTCTGTAAATATTTTGATTATATTTGTTTTATCATCAAATTTAGCATATATATTACAAATATGTGCATTATCATCACTTGGATTAGTTGGATAAAATAATGCGGGTTTATAATCATTTTTATTATAATAATCACTGTTTTTATTAATATTATTAATAACATCATTAAAAGGATTTAAGTATCCATGTTTTTTTTCATCAAATCCAACATATAATAGTAAAGTGCAATATCTAGAATTTATAGTATTTGCCATATCTATTCCTTTTTCAAAATTAATATTTATAATTTTTTCATTATTAGAATTTCGTTTAAATTTTACAAGAAAATCAATCGTATTATATTCTGGAGGTTTCCATTTAAACGATTCTGTCCATGTTATTCTATAATTTGGTGCTTTAACATTTAATTTATTACTACCAACAGATGTATATGCTGGTGTAAAAATTAATCCATCAGTATTATATTCATATGAACCCGATTGAATATTATTTAATAATAATTGACAACTTTTAAAAATATCATTTGCATAAAATTTTTTAATTGTTATATTAAATATAACATTCGATTTACTATTGAAAGATTTAATATCTAAATTTTTAATTAAATGATTTAATATATTTAATCGTGTTGTATCTGTTTCTTTACTATCTTCTGTTTTTTGTATAAATGGTAATCCTGTAACATTTTTGTCTTTAATAAAATAAATATCAAAACAAGCATAAGTATTAATATAATCTCCTTTTTTATTATTTAAAATATGTTCACCATCAATAATACTATTATATAAATCTTTATTAAATGTTCTTGTTCCAGTAAATTCAACATTCATATTTGTTGTTATTAAATAAATTTTTCCATCATTAGATATTATCATCAGTTTACGTTCTCCATCGGCTTTATCTGTTACTGTATAATTTTCTCGTATATTTGGTATATTATTATATAAATCATTATCTTTTTTTAATAAATTAATAATTTGCAATGTAGATGAACTAGGACCAATAAAATTAGTAGATGAAATAGTATTATCATTTAAATTAATTTGTTTATCAATTATTTTAAAATAATTATTTAAAATAAGTTTTTCTTCACTAATAGATATAGGAAAATTAGAACGCTGTAAGCCAATCAAAATATATTTAATACCACTCTTTAATTTATTATATAAAACATCATCTTGTTGATAAATAGAGTTTAAATTTATTAAATTGTTATCTAATTCTATCTCTATCTCATAATTTTCAAAATTATTGAAAACATTTGAATCATGTATATTAAAATATGATTGATAATTATTTGATTTATTATTAGACATTTTAACAATACTTAGATGTATTAAAATAGGAAAGTCAGGATGTTTATATTCAAAACGTTTAATATATCTAAAAATTTTTTTTGTAGATTGCCATGTTTGTAAAATTTTTTGAATAATTTCATCATTATGTTTAAATTTTTTTTCTACTTGAAATGCTACTCTAAAATTAAAATCATCAAAATCAATAGGAAAAATTTTATCTTGTTTAATATTAAAATATTGTTTTTCTATGAAATTATATTCAGATATATCTATATCTGTAAAATTATTATTTATGCAATAATTTTGTATATTAGAAATACCATTTATTTCGCAGCGAATATTAGAATTCTCATTTTCGGTTATTACTTTTAAACTATATTTTTCTGAATGTAATTTAAAATTAGCATTTAAAATAGTTTTTACAACATTATAAAAATCTATTTTTGTTAATTGTTTAATATTTTTTGTTCCAAATCTAATTTCAAATTCGGGTATATAATCATCAACAAATTTACCAAGATATTCTATATACAATGTTAATAATCTTTTTAATTGAATAGTATTTTCACTATCATTAGATTCTTCAATAATTGAAGATTTTTTTAATAATGTTTTATTTGATTTACTTGTCATAATTATATATATTGATTATTATTTATTATCTTATTAAATAATAATCAATTTTATAAAAAAATATTTATATTTTTTATAAACATTATTTTTAAGATAAAATTTTATATATTTCAGAATATAATACTTTTTTTGTTTTTTTTTTATTATTATTTTCTAATAAATTTACTTTTAATTTATTAGAAATATCAACTAAATCTTGTAATTTATAACTTGATTCACTTTTTAAAGGTTTTTCTAAATTTTCTATGTAATATGATGTTTTCATTAATTTCATTAAATTTTCATTATTTATTTTAATATCCATAATAATATCGTAATTATTACTTATATTAGAAGAATTATTATAATTTAATTTAATTATATGGTTTAATTTAATTTCATTTTCTAAATTATTTAAATCGAAATTATTTAAAAATATATTATAATAATCTTCATTTGAAAAGAAACCTGAAAATGTATTATTATCTTTTAAAACAATAATATTTAAATCATATAATATAAATAAATTTTTAAATGTGTATAGCGAAATTTTATTATCATTTAATAATTCATCCTTTAATATAGAATGTTTAATTTTAAATTTTTTTAAAATAAATTTTTTTTTTTCCAATTCTTCAATAAATTTAATTTTATTATTTTTTTCTTCTGTAAATATATTTAAATATTGTAAATCATTATCGTTTAGATTTTTATATATTTTATAAAAACACCAAAATAAATGGTCATAATTTTTATATGAATTATTTGTTATAATTTTTTCATTGTATTTACGTCTTTCTTTATTATAATCAGGATTTTTTTCAAAATATGGTGCTTGTATTTTATATATTTTTTTATATTTTTTATCACTATTAAAATTTATTTCTGTATTATCGGATTTATTATCAGAATTATTATCGGATTTATTATCAGAATTATTATTACAATTAATATCCATTAACATATATGGTTTAATATTATTAATTAAATCATTTATATTTATAGTTGGATGTAAATTTGTATTATTATTATATATATTTGAAATCATTTACTAAATATATACTAAATATATCTTTATTACTTTTTAAAAAAAATATTTTCTAAATCACTTTTTTTATTTTCATCAATATTTAATAAATTATTTTGATTATTTATAAAATCTAGTTGTGATATAAATTGATTAATTGTATTATTATCTAAAATATTAAGATTTACAAAAATTCCATTATTATTTTCTGTTAATTTAACATTATTATTTAATAATATTTTTGCAAATTCTATCTGATTTGTTTTTTCCATAGATTCTATTGATTTTCTAATTTTATCTAATACTGTAAAATTATAAGAATTCATATTTTAATATATAAAAAATTATATTTTTAAATAATTTGTTTAAATATTATTTAAGTTATTATTTAAGTTATTATTTAAGTTATTATTTAAGTTATTATTTAAGTTATTATTTAAGTTATTATTTAAGTTATTATTTAAGTTATTATTTAAGTTATTTATTTACTCTATATTATGAAGTTTGTTTTGTTTGTTTTGTTTGTTTTGTTTGTTTTGTTTGTTTTGTTTTTTTTACTTTTGTTTCATTTTTTAAATTACGAAATTCTTGTTTAATGTCTCCTTTTTTATCTAATAATTCAGCTATAATTGATATAAATGGGTCATTTAATTCAAAACGAAAAGCTAAAACCTTGATATTTATTTTATCACTTTCAGAGATATTGTTAAATGATTCATTATTATAATGGTGATCTCTTGCTAAAAATATAATATATGGTGTAGGATTTATATCTAATTCAGCTCTAATACCAACCTTTGTAATATTTTTAACATTACAAGTAATTAACATATTATTACTTGGAATAGCTACTAAACATTCATAAACAACATTAAATTTTAATTTATCAGAAACAACACTAGGCATAGATAATGTTATAATTTTTATACTATCTACTTTAATATATCCTTCCTCTATACATTTACCTTCTTTAATTTTTAATATATTTAAAATATGCGAATAGAAATTATTATTAGTAATACTATTAAATTTTAAATATACAATTTCATCTAATAATCTTTTAGTATATAATTTATTTATATCTGTCATAATATTAATATAAATAAATAATATAATCTTTAATATATTCAATTTTATAAATAATTATTATTTTTACTTTTTATTTTTTATTTTTTATTTTTTATTTTTTATTTTTTATTTTTTATTTTTTATTTTTTATTTTTTATTTTTTATTTTTTACTTTTTTACTTTTTTACTTTTTTAACCATTGTTTTTTTTAAATAAAAATTATTAAAATTAGAATAATTTGTATCAAAAAACCAAAATTTATTTTTTTGAATAATTTGATTATATCTTATATATAATTCAATTATAATGCAAATATAATTAACTGTTTTTTTATCTTTTGTTATAATATCAAATATTTCTTCAGGAACAATTAATTTCATATAATCATTTATTAGTGTGCCTTTTGGTTGAATTTGTTTACATATATTTCCAGGATTATATTGCTTTAATGTATTATTATAATTTTTTAATTTTAATACATAATTTTGTTTATGAATATTGTAATCTACATTTTCTATAAATCCTATTATAGGAGCATAATTTGTTTCTACAATTGTAAATTTTTTAACTATTATATCATTAAATTCTTGATAGTCTTCATAATCGCCTTTTGTAATAATAGTTTTATCAGTTTTTTCTATAAAATAAATACTATAATTTTTATTTGTAATTTTATTTGATTCAAAAAATACTAATATTTTTTTATTTTTCGAGTCAATTATATAATTTTGAAAATAATTAATAATATTTTTTATAAAAATATTAGATTTTCCATCTAATTTATCATATTGTATATCAATAATATATTTATATAACATTATTTTATCATCAACATTTAAATTATCCAATAACATATTGCAAATTATAATTTGCAAAAAAGAAATATGTATAAAATTATAATTAAATTTTGGTAATTTAATATCATCATAACTTATTATATTATTTTTATCTAGATTATCAGTTTTTATAAATGATGTTAATATTTTAATAAAATGTGTATCTGGTAAATGTTTATATATTTTATTTATATTTTCAAAATCACCATTTTGTATATATTCAAATGTTGAATATAAATTATTATATAATGTTTCAATTTTTGTTATATTATCTTCTTCTAAAATTTCATGATTTTTTAAATCCATATTTGAATTTTCTAAAGATATATTTGAATTTTTTATTGAAATATAATCATTATTATAAAATATTGGTGTAGTTTTACTATATAATGATGAATTATCATTATTTAGATGTGAAGGTTGAAAAATATATAATGTACCTATATTAATAATTTTTCCGGGAGAATTATATTTATCTTCAAAAATATAATTATTATTTGTAACTATTTCATTTAATGTATTATTGATAATATTATATGAAAATGTATCAAATGAATTTATTAACAAAATTAATTCTTTTTTATCATAAAAAAATTTTTCCATAAATAAATTTTTTATAATTTTTATAATTTTAAAATTATTTAATTCTAAATGTGAACTATTATATGTTTTTAAATTAATATCTTCTTGTGAATTACTATTATTACAAATATATTCACAATTATCCATATAATCACATAAAGCACTATTTGCTTTATCACCTACTTTATAAGTTATATTATTTTTATGTGATAATGTTATTTCAATCGGATTTTTATATATTGTTTTTAAATTTTTTTCTGTAAATTTAAGTGAATCTATATTTAATAAACAATCAACACTTATTTCTTTTAAAACACGCGTAACATTACCAATTAATATAGCTTTTTCTTCCGATTTTCTATATAATAACATATCTGTTGTTTCTATATTTTTATTTTTTAATAATGTAGCATGTAAAAATATTTCTACATTACGTTGCTCAAATGGTAAATTTTTATGACTACAATTTCTTACACCTCTACCTATAGTTTGTTCTAAACTATTTATATTATACCAGGGTTCTAATATATGTATTTGTCTTATACATTTAAAATCTAAACCTTCATTACCTGCTTTTGATAATAATATAATTTTAATAATTTCACCATTACTATTATCATCATTAGTTGCGGCCTTTAAATATTCTGTTTCTATTTTTTTTGGTGATAAATATTTATGATCACCTGTTATTGTAATATATTTTGCTGGTTTAAAATTTATTAATTCTTCTTTAGATAATTGTGATTTAAATTTATATGTTTTAATATCTAATTCATCGGTTGGTGGTGTTTTAAAAAGACAAGTATTATTTCCATAACGTCTAAAACCATTGGCTTCTAAAGCTAATGTTAATGGTATTATACCGTCATCAATAAACTGTGAATATACTATAATTGGTCCATTTGAACCATGAATAGAATCTAATATATTTTTCATTTTACAACTATAATTTCCAATATTATCTTTTGTAAATATATTTGGTATATCTTTATTAATAAATTCATATTTTTCTCTAGATGGTGGATTTGTTTCTTCTACAAATGTAATATTTTGTAAAAAAGCATTTCTAGATATTAAATCATTTATATCTATATCTAATTCTGTAATATTATCATTTGATACTTTTATAAAATCTTTATTTGGATAAACTATATTTAATGAAATTAATGGTCGTTGTAATTCTGTATATTTGAATATATTATTCAAATTTGTTTTATTTTTTTCAAATAATTTTAAAAGAATATAATTATATACTTTTTCTTGATATGAACTTATTTGATTTATATATAAATCTGTAAATTTTATACTATTTTTTATTTTATTACCTAATAAATCATTTATAGGATATTTCATTTTTTTTAAACTATTTCGTGGAGAAAATAATTCAGGTAAAATTCTAAATGGAAATGTCAATGGATTATCGCCTTTTACATAACTTATATATCCATTTAATTTTCTTTTTAATAATTCTTTACCTTTTTCATAACCATTATCATCATTTAAAAAATTTCCATTTTCATCAAAAACATCTTTAATATCTATTTTACTTCTACGATCATTTAAATTTAATAAATTAGTTATATATATAATTTCTTTATAGCTATTAAACATCGGTGTTGCAGATAATAAAACTAATTTAACATTATCTGTAAATTTTATCATTGTTAATAAATTATTAACAATTATTTTATTAGATTCATCATTTGTTTCCCGTATATTATGTATTTCATCTATAATAATTAATCTATTACCATAATATTTTTGAAATTTTAATTTTATAAAATTTTGTCTTTTATTTATAGGTATATGCATATCAATATTCATTAATTTTGTTATATCGTTTGCAAATTCTATATATCCTTTAAATTCATAAAAATTATTTATAATATTTTCAACAATTTTTATTACTTTTTCTTTAGAAATTTTTATTTTTAAATTATTAATGTCTTTTAATAAATTATTTCCAGCACAATTATTTAGACTCCATATACCATTTATATATTTTAATTTTCTATCATCAAATAATTGCAATCTAAAATTTTTTTGTACTTTTGGCGAAGCTATTATTAATATTTTATTATTTATATTATTTAACTTTAAAAATTCACGTGTTTCTTCGGCTATTCCTATTGCTGAACATGTTTTACCTGTCCCTAATCCATGATATAATAACAAACTATTATATGGTGTATATTTTGATAAAAAATTTTTTACAAATAATTGATGTGGTGCTAAACTAAATTCTTTATGACATATTTTATTTGCCATTGATTGTAATGATTTTTTTTTATCTAATTTTATATTTAAAGAATGTTCATTAAATTCTTCTTTATTAAAAATTTTAATATTAAAATTTTCATCATCTAAATGTGGATATAAATAATCATATTCATAATTTTCATCATTATTTAATTTTTTAATATCATTTTTATTAAGTAATTCAATTGCATTTAAAAAATAATTTGCATCTTTTTTTGTTTTTATATCATTTTTTGTTTTTTCTAAAATATCTTTTTCGGGTAGTTTATTTATATTATTTTTAAATACATTATGTAATATTTTATTATGTTTTTCTTTGATATCAGTATCTTGAACTTTGTTAAAATTAGATTCTGAATCTGAATCTGAATCTGAATCGGATTTATTATCTTTATCTTTATCTTTATCTTTATCTTTATCTTTATCTTTATCTTTATCTTTATCTTTAGTATTTAAATACGCGTATAAATTCTTAAGATATTCAGTCATATATATTAAACATATAGTTTATATGTTTTTAATAAATTTTTTATAGAATTTATTATTTCTATTTTTTCTATATTATAATCTCTTATATATGATAAACATTCATCTATATTAACCCATTCTATTTTACTTATTTCATGTGTTTGAAATATACCTTCGGGTGGTATATTTTCATGAATATAAGCTAAAAAATATTTATGTTTATATGATTTGTAATTAGAACCAATAAATACTTCTTCAAATGTATTTAAATTATTAAGTACAATTAAATTTTTTTTTTTATATCCTGTTTCTTCATCAAATTCACGAATACCACAGTTTAAATCTTTTTCTTGATAATTTCTTCTTCCTTTTGGAAATCCCCATTCAGGAAAATTGTATACACTATTTGATTCTTGTATTAATTTTTCCATATTAATGTTAATATTAATAGTTAAATAACCATTTTTAAGTTTATTAAATTTTATTTTAGATAATTTTTCTTCATTTTTATAAACATTATTTATATTATTTCCCCATAAATTATTCCATAAATAATCAAAATCATTATTTAAAAGTAAATCCAACTCGTTTTTTGTCATTCTATTAAATAATTTTTTAATATAATCATAATTTTCAAGATTATATTTTCCTCTCATAAAATCAAGAAAAGATAAACTATCTTTTCTTCTTATTAATAATAATTCAAAATTGTTATTAATTACTCTAAAGCATATTACACCTATACTTGTTATTGGTAATTTACATTGATGAAATAAATGTCCTATTTTTCCACAATTATTACAAAATATTTGTTTTTTATGTATCATCATAAAAATTTTATTAAAACTATATGTAGATATATAATTCTTTTTATATTATTTATAATATAATGACTTTAAATCCAGAAATATGGGGTCCGCATTATTGGTTTGTTTTATACACAATTGCTATATCATATCCTTTAAATCCAAATGAAGTATCAAAAAAAAAATATTATGATTTTATACAAAATTTACCTCTTTTTATACCAATTACAAATATAGGTAATACATTTTCTGAATTTTTAGACAAATATCCTGTTACTCCATATCTAGATTCACGTGAAAGTATGATAAAATGGGTTCATTTTATTCATAATAAAATAAATATTTATTTAGGTAAACATGAAATAACATATCATGAAGCTATGAAATTATATTATGAAAATTATAAAGAAAAAAAAATAAAAAGTTACGATGAAAGAAAAAACAAACATAAATTTATATTTGGAACAACACTAATATTATTAATAATAATATGTATTTTTATAATAAATCACAAATAAAAAGTTATTATAAACAATTTTTATCTATGTTTAATATAAATTATTATGAAATTTGAGTTATTTTTTATTATAATTATTTCAATTATTTCTTATAATATATATTATGATGGAAAATTATTTGCAAAAATAAAATCTTATGAAAAATATTATAAAATTGCATTTATTATATTTATTGGTTTGTCATCGTATTTATATATAAAAAAAAATCCACATGAAAAAATAAATTTACTAAATCATACTAATAATTATATTAAAACATTACCCTTGGATAATAATACAAAAAGTGTTTTATCTCCTATTGTTGAATTTGCATCATCAACATTAAATGATTCTATCAAAATTAATCATAATTCAAATATTAACAATCAATACTATCCAAATAATAATTTTAATAAACTTTCTCCTCAACAACAAAAAATATTAGTATCTGGAAATAAATCTACAAAACGTTCTGTAAGTGAAACTAAAAAAAAATATGTTGCTGCTAGTCAAAATTGGTCTTGTAAACATTGTAAAAAACAATTACCAGCATGGTTTGAAGTAGACCATGTTATAAAATTAGAATATGGTGGTTCAAATAATATAAACAATTTAGAAGCATTATGTCGTGATTGTCATGGAAAAAAAACAGCACTTGAAAATTTATAATAAATATAATATTTATTATATTTAATTATTATAATTAAATATAATGAATAATGAAAATGTAAATAATTATATTGACAATATAAAAAATTTTGAGTATAAAGATAATTTTAATAATTTAAAAAAAATAATATATGAATTTTTTTTAAAAATAGTAAATTCATTATTTAATGGAAAATATTATATATTTTATATTTTAATCTCTATTATATTAATATTCTATTTATTATATTATTTTATTTATGATATCCTTTCGTATAGTGTCTTATTTAATAAAGATGATTTAACTATATCGGAAAGTAAAAACGATTACAATACTCCTTATGAAATTCTTTACAATAATTTATCAATAAATGAAGAAAAAAATTTAAATAAAAAATATAATTATAATAGTTTGATATCTTTTAATAAATATAGTCAATTATTTTTTATAATTATTACTTTTATAGTTCTTTCAAAATTTTATTTTTTAGTATATAGAAAAATTGATGGTAATACAGCAAATGAAAATCATAATACAGTATATAATTATATTACAAGAAATTTAATAGAAAAAAATGATAATGAAAAAATTTTTTCAAAAACTAATTTTGAAAACACTATAAAAAATCCAATAGAACTCTTATTAAAATATTTATTTATAATTATATTAATATTATTAATTCCTGTATTTCTATTTATACTATTATTTATTTCATTGAATAATATGCCATCTTTATATAATATTTTATATTATATTTTAGCAATATTTATATTTTTAGTTTTACTATCTATTATAGCATACATTTTTAATATAAAAAATAATTCTAATTCTAGTAACATTTATATAGATTTTATAACAAAATTCATATTTTTTATTCCTTGTTTGATTGTTGTATTATTTGAAAAATTAAAAGATGATTTAAAATTAACACCTGATATTGTATATTTAATGTTTATTTTTGAAATGATTTTAGTATCATTATTATTTATTTTACCATCAATTTACAAATATATTTTAAATTTGTATTCAAATAATTTAATAAATGAACCAATATATTTAAATAATAAAACCGAATTAGGAATATATCAAGATGCAGACAAATATAATAATGAAGATAATATTATTTCAATCTATAAAAATTATATTAATTTTTATATAAAAAAAAATAAATTTGAACATAAATATAAAGATAAATACAGTATAAGATTTAATTTATATATTGACCCCAAAAGTATAAATAACAATATTAAAGAAGAAGTTAATATATTAAATTATTCTAACCTACCACAAATTGTATTTAATAATAAAAAACAACAAATAATTGTTTATTCTCAAATAAATGAAAATAATGTAACAAAAAAATTAAAAATAGCTATAATAAATGATTTCAAATATCAAAAATGGTTAAATTTTTATATAAATTATAATAACAATATTATAGATATATTTTTAGATAACAAATTAATTGAAAGTAGAAAAAATATAGTTCCTAATTTTAATGATAATAAAATTATTATAGGTGAAGAAAAAGGTATTTATGGTAGTATTAAAAATGTAAAATATGGTGAATATAATATTCCATATGATAATATTGAATTTATTAATAATTTAGTAAATAAATAATATTAATAAATAATATATAAATGAATATTACAAATATAATTATAATTGTAATTTTAATTATTATCATTTTATGGATATTATCTGCGACAGTATTTAAAACAAATATTGTTATGGATTTAATTACAGATTGTAATGTAGAAGGTTCAACCTCATCTAGTAGTGTAAGTTATTCAGGTTCTTATAGTAATAATCCAAATTTTGTAGATAAATCAATTATTGATTCTTATAAATCTCAAAATATGATGTTAAGTATGTGGTTTTATATTGAAGCATGGGACACAAATACATCAACTACAAAAAAAAATATTTTATATATATGCGATACTTATAGCCCTAGTGGAGTTCGACCTGGTTTTAATAATACTACATTAACAGATTTATCTTGTGTAGCAAATTCAAATCAATATAAAAATATAGCTGTAGAATTAGATGATTTTGAAAATAATTTAAATATATATGTTTTATGTAATACAAATGACAATACATGTAATAATAATGAATTTATAATGTCTAAATATAAAGTATCAAATATCCCTATACAAAAATGGAATAATTTAACATTAAGTATAGATGCAAAATTATTAGATGTATATTTAGATGGTAAATTATTAAATTCCTTTGTATTACCTAATACTATATATTATCCAGAAGCTACAGATCAAAACATATATTTAGGACGTGTATCAGGAACAACAGAATGGAATGGTTTTATAACACGTATAAGATTTGAACCAAATTCAATAACACCCAAAGATGCTTTAGATATTTATAATGCCGGAATTAACTCAAATCATACAAATAGTTTATTAAGTAAATATAGTTTGAAGGTTTCATTTTTAGAATATAATAAAGAAAAGGGTTATGTAACTATTTAAAATTATTAATAAAATATTAAAGATATTAAGAATATTTTTAATATTTTTTATTACGATAATATAAATGGATAATTTAAATGATTTAATACCTAATAATATACCTTCTTCTTTTTCAGATGCATCGCAATTTGCTAGTTCCAATACATTAGTTGCTAAAATCGTATTCTTAATTTTAGTAATATTTGTATTTTCTTTTTTATATTACATGCTATCTTGGTTAATAAGCTATATATTTTCACCAAATGAATCACCATATATCTTATATGGAATGAAAGATGCTACTGAACCTGAAATTATACCGCAAGATCCAAAAAAAAAAAATAATAAATTAATATTTAGAAGTAAAAATGAACACGGAGGTATAGAATTCAGTTATTCATTTTGGATGTATATAAAAGATGAATTTGATGAAATTGATGAATTTAAACATGTATTTCATAAAGGTTCACCCAATGTAAATAGTAAAGATGGTGGTACTTATGGCCCTCTTAATGCTCCTGGTGTTTATTTATATAAAGGTGCAAAATCAGACACGCATCTAAAAAATAATACGAGTGAAGATATAAAAAGAATGAATAGACATAACCAAATAATAGGTATGTTGGTAAGATTAAATATACATAATAATAATGATAAAGAATATATAGGATATAAATATTATGATAATATTTATGTAGATAATTTACCAATAAAAAAATGGATACATGTTGTTATAAAATCAACAAATCAAAATATAGTTGATATTTATATTAATGGAAATTTAGTAAAAAGACATAATTTGTCAAATGTAGTAAAACAAAATTACGATGATTTTTATATTAATTTAGATGGTGGTTTTAATGGTAATTTATCTAATTTAAAATATTATAATTATGCAATAGATACATTTGAAATAGATAAAATATCAAAAAATGGTCCGAATTTAAAAATGGCAAAAAAATCAAATTTATCAGAATCAAAACCATCATATTTATCAAATAATTGGTATGATAATAATTTATAAAATATTAATAATAATTAAATCAATATATTATATAATATTATAAAATATATTATATTATGCCTCGAGATATTTCTACAAATATTAATTTAAATAATATATCAAAAAAAATAATCATAACCAATAGCAATAATAGTAAAAATAAAATAGGAACAACAATTATATATAATTTAACATCATTTAAACAATTTCTTGATGTAGATACATTAAAAACGAAATTAAATTCTAATATAATTTCGTTAAATGATATGATTTATTCTAATAAAATTATTTTATCAGCTAAAATAGAAAATTCTACAAAATATACAGAAAATATTTGTCTTTTATCACAGCATAATATTTTAAATAATATTGCATATTATTATAAAAATAATAACCTTGACAATCCTAATCCAAGAATTATATTTAAAAAATCATATCTCAATAATATTTCTAATAATATTTCTAATAATATTTCTAATAATATTTCTAATAATATTTCTAATAATATTTCTAATAATAATAAATTATTAAATGTTATTAATGATGATACAATTATGAAATTTAATATTTTAAATCAGGAATTTGATATAGATATAACAAGCCAAGGTAGTTATAGATATATTATTGAAAAAAATATACATATTACATTAAATTATTATAGTAATTTTAAAAATAGTAATTACTATAAAATAAATTTGAAAGATTTTTATTTACATAAAAACTATCTTGAAACTGATAATACTATAAATTCAATAGATATATCTAATATATCTATTAATAATAATTTTTCATTAAATAACAATTATAATATTGATAATTCTACACTATCGACCATATTTTGTATCAGTAATAATATTGTTTCAAAATTATCATCCTTTGAAAATATTTTAGAAACATCTTATAATTTATTACTTTTTAATATACCAGATAATTCTATTAATTTTAAATTAAATTATTATCAAAATAATAACCAAATTTTACTAGATACTAGTAATACTAATATATCATTTGTTACAAAAAAATTTCAAAATTATACTGATAACCACTATGGTAAAATTTATTTAACCAAGGATAAAATATATTTAAATACACAAGTATATACGGAAAATAAACCTTATAATGAAATACCATCTAACTCTAATTATATATTTTTATCAAGTAATAATGGTTCGACTGCATTAACTATAAAAAATATATTGCAAAATATGATTTTTGATATAAGTAAACAATATATAAATAATACAGATAGTAATTATTTAAATACAAAAATAAGCGAAAATAATATAAATAAAATATATATTTTTAAAAATAGTGCAACAACTAATTATAATTATGATATTACAAATATGAATTATTTAATAAATAAGAATTATAATTTAAATTTTAATTATTTTAATTATTATAAATCATTAAGAACAACACTTAAAGAAGAAACTATTAACTTTTCAAATACTATTGAAATATCATATAATAATATATATAAATCAAGAATTAACGATTTGTCATTAATTACCAATTATTCTCAAGATTTTCAAAATAATGAATTAATATTAGAACAAGGATTTAATATACTATATAATTTTAGAAATAAATATGGGACAAATTTTGATATAAGTAATGACTATATTTTAAAATATGATTATAATAATACGCTTTCATTATCTGATATATCTAATGAAAATATTGAAAATATGATAGACTTTTCTGAAAATTTATTATTAAATTTTATAAATATAAATTTAAATACATTTATTTCTACATATGATGTTCCAAGTGATTTTTTTAAAAATGTTGATTGTTTATTTACATATAATAAACCAGGAACAAGTAATTATGAATATCCAAACAACAATATTGATATTGTTAATAATCCACCTATTGATACATTAGTAAAAGCTATTGAATTATTACCAAATGCGAATGGAAATAATCTTAATACAACATTTATACCATTTAGAAATTCAAGCAATATGTCTCGAAAACAAATATATGCACATATAGCAAATAATAATATACCTAAATTATTATCAATACAACCATATGATAATAAAATATTAATAGGAAGAGGGTTAGATGGTCAATATAATATTAATCAAGAATGTCCAAACGAGGAAAATATTGTTTTAAATAAATATAATTCTCAACAACATTCAAGTGTCAAATTACAAAATACAAGAAATATAAACTTTGCTAATACAATAAGTAGAAATAGAAGAGTAAATTTAAATAATAATAATTTAAATAATATGAATTGTGATGAAATAAGTTATATTAGAAATAATGTTACGGCTACTAATTATAAAACACATATTTCAAGATTTCATTTAAAAAAATAATTTTTTAATATATTTAAAATTGATATTAAATATATTAAAAACTTTTAAAAACAACTTCAACTATTATTTATAATAAGTAAATGCCTACTACAAAAATTATTGAAAAAGAATCATTATTTAAGTTATATGATTTTAATTTTTATGATGATATTCCAAGTAATATTAATAAATATGAAATAAATAAATATGTTGATAATAAAAAATTTATTGTTCAAATGTTTGGATTAAGTAAATCAGGTAAAAGTGCTTCCATTATTGTAAATGGATTTAATCCATTCTTTTATGTAAAAGTATCTGATGATTTTAATGAAGAAGCAAAAAAAGATTTCATAGATGATATGAAAACTTTTATGGGCAAATACTATATTAATTCAATTATTGATAGTGAGTTAATACAAAAACATAAATTATATTTATTTGATAATCATAAATTACATAATTTTATTAAAATTACATTTTCAAATACTATGGCTTTTAATAAAGCAAAAAAAATGTTTTATACAGATATTTATAAAAAGGTAAATAATAAAAATATTTTTATAGAAAGAAAACTAATAGAACAAGGTTATATATTTGAAAATGAGGAAATAAAATCAAATTGTTATTTATATGAAGGTGATATACCTCCATTATTAAAATTATTTCATATTAATAAAATATCTCCAAGTGGTTGGATATCAATACCTAATAAAAAAACCAAAACAAATAATACACATTGTTATTATGAATATGAAATTAATATTAATGAGATTAAAAGAATTGATATTGATGAAATAGTTAAATATAAAATTTGTAGCTTTGATATTGAAGCCAGTAGTAGTCATGGTGATTTTCCATTGGCTATAAAAGATTATAAAAAGTTAGCTACAAATATACTTGAAAATTATGTAAATTTAAAACATGAAGAAAAAAATAATTATAATGAAACCATATTAAAACGAGAAATATTATCCGCATTTGATTATGATAATTTACCATATATACAAAAAATATATTCTAAAAATAAAAAAATAACAAAGGAAAAAATAGAAGAAATATTTGATGACTTTATAAAATATATTCCGGCTAAAAATAAAAATAAAAATAAAAATAATGATGCTAATTTAAATAATATGGATAACGAATCATCATCAGATGATGATGAAGAAAATCAAAATAATGAATTAGAAGAAACTAAATTTAAATTTAAAAAAAATAATAAACCAAAAATATATAATAAAAAAGATATTAACATATTAGATTTAATAAAAGATGAAGAATGTGATTATTTAACTAAAATAAATGAAGTTAATATAGGTTTAAATTTATTTTATAATAATTATGCACCCATTGAAGGTGATATAATTACATTTATTGGTTTAAGTTTTATTAATTATTCTGATAAATCGCCCCATCGCAGAGTTATTATAGTTAAGGGTGGTTGTCAAATACCCGAAAAATATATTTCATGGTACAAAGAAAATAATGTAACATTAATAACAAAAGAAACAGAAAAAGAAGTAGTATTAACATTTACAAAAATAATTACTAATGATAATCCAGATATTATTACTGGATATAATATTACTGGTTTTGATTTTGAATTTATGTATCAACGTTCACAAGAATTAGATTGTGTTCATGATTTCTTAAAACTTTCAAAAAATCGTAATGAAGTGTGTATTTCAAAAGATTGGAGGACCGGTATTGAAGATATTGAAACAAATAAAATTGTTTTAGCAAGTGGAGAATACAATTTACGTTTTCCAAAAATGCCTGGAAGAATTATTATGGATTTATATGTAATTTTTAGAAAAGAATTTCAATTAAGTTCAAACAAATTAGATTATGTTTCATCATATTTTATTAGTGATGATATTAAAAATATTGAATATGATAAAGAAAATAAAACAACAAAAATATTTACAAAAAATTTAATGGGAATAGGTATTGGAACATTTGTTAAATTTGAAGAAATTGGTTTCAGTAATAATCCTTATAAAAAGGGACAAAAATTTGAAATTATTGATATTAATTTACAAGAAAAATGGTTTATAATTGATTCTCTTGAATATATTGATTTAAACTCTTCAAAATATAATTGGGGTTTAGCAAAAGATGACGTATCCCCCCAAGAAATATTTTCATTAGCCAATGGTTCAGATTTTGATAGATGGACTGTTGGTAAATATTGTCTTGGTGATTGTGATAATGTTATATGGTTATTATTAAAAGTAGACATTATTACAGATAAAGTTGAAATGTCTAATTTATGTGATGTCCCATTAACATTTTTACTATTACGAGGTCAAGGTATTAAATTACATAGTTTTGTATCAAAAAAATGTGGTGAAAAAAACACATTAATGCCTACAAATCAAAAAAAACAATCAGGGGAAGGGTATGAAGGTGCTATTGTTTTTGAACCCGAAACTGGAATTTATTTAGAAGAAGCAGTAGCATGTGTTGATTATAGTTCTTTATATCCTTCGTCTATTATTAGTGAAAATTTATCACACGATAGTAAAGTATGGACAAAAGAATATGATTTGGATAATAATTTAATAAAAGAATTAGGCGATAAAGATGAAAATGAAAATTTTATATATGATAATTTAGAAGGTTATAAATATGTAGATATTAAATATGATACATATAAATATTTGAGAGCATCCGAAAAAGCAGCTGCTAAAAAAGTTATTGTAGGATATAAAATATGTCGGTTTGCACAGTTTCCAACAGGAAAGGCTATTATGCCTTCAATTCTTGAAGAATTATTGGGTGCCAGAAAATCAACAAGAGAATTAATTCCATTGGAAAAAGATGAGTTTAAGAAAAACATCTTAGATAAACGACAATTAAGTATTAAAGTAACTGCTAATTCTTTATATGGTCAAACTGGTGCTGAAACAAGTGCGTTCAATGAGGGTGATGTTGCTGCTTCTACTACAGCAATTGGTAGAAAATTAGTTTTATATGCTAAAAATATTATTGAAAGTTGTTATGATAATATTAAAATTACAATGAGCGATGGAAGAGAAGTTACTACAAAAGCAGAATGCGTATATGGTGACAGTGTAACAAATAAAACACCTATTTATATTCGTAAAAATAAAGAAAATATTGAAATATTAAATGTTGAAGATATTGCAAAAAAATATGGAAATTTAACGCAATGGGAAAAATGCCAAGAAGATGGTAAGCAAGAAAAATTATATATGAATTTGAATGATGAAGTTTTAATTGAAACTTGGAGTTCAAATGGATGGACCAAATTAGAACGATTAATAAAACATGAGTTACATGAAAGTAAAAAAATTATTCGTATTTTAACACATACTGGTTTAGTAGATGTTACCGATGACCATTCATTATTAAAAATAGATGGTACAATTATTTCACCAAAAAATATTAATATAGGTAATGAACTTTTACATAAAACATTAAATTTACAAGATTTTGAAGTTAACAATATTACTACTGATATCAATATAAAAAACAATTTAATAAATAAATCTCGCATCAGTGGTTTCTTCTTTGGAGATGGCAGTTGTGGTTGTTATGATTGTACACGTGGTAAAAAAAGTGCTTGGGCATTAAATAATAGTAATTATGATTTATTAAATTATTATAAAGATTTATGTATAAAAGTATATCCAGATTTTGAATGGAAAATTTTGGATACATTAAATTCTTCAGGTGTATATAAATTAGTACCAAAAGGAAATAATTTAAAACAATTTATTATTACTTTTAGAAATAATCATTACAATAATTATTCTAAAATAATTCCCAATGATTTACTAAATTCATCTAAAGAAATAAGACAAGCATTTTGGGATGGTCTTTATGATGCAGATGGCGATAAAGATAAAAATGGTTATATTAGAATAGACCAAAAATCACAATTAAGTGCATCGTATATATGCTTATTGGCGAATTCTATTGGATTCAAAACTTCATTAAATAATAGAAAAGATAAACCCGAAATTTATAGAGTAACATGTACAAAAAATTCCCAACGTAAAAATTGTAATGCTATTAAAAAATTAGATTATATAAATGATTATGTTAAAAATAATAGTTTATATTATGAAAATCAAGATATAAATAATAAAATATATGTATATGATTTAACTACAAATAATCATCATTTTGCGGCAGGTATTGGTAATATTATTGTCCATAATACGGATAGTGTATTTTTCAAATTTAATTTACTAGATACAACAACTAAAAAAAAAATTATTAATAAGCAAGCTCTAATATATACTATCGAATTGGCAAAACAAGCCGGTAATTTAGCTACCAAATTTTTAAAAAATCCACACGATTTAGAATATGAAAAAACATTTTGGCCTTTTATATTATTATCAAAAAAAAGATATGTGGGTATTTTATACGAAGAAGACCCAAATAAAGGTAAATTAAAATATATGGGTATTGTATTAAAACGGCGCGATAATGCTCCGATTGTAAAGGATATATATGGAGGTATAGTTAATATTATATTAAAAGAAAAAAATATAGCAAATGCAATAGAGTTTCTTAATATTTCAATAAATAATTTAATTAAAGGTAAAATTAATATTGAAAAATTATTAATTACAAAATCATTACGTGGATATTATAAAAACCCGAATCAAATTGCACATAAAGTACTAGCTGAAAGAATGGGTATTCGTGAACCAGGAACAAAACCGACATCGGGTGATCGATTAAGTTATGCTTTTATAAAAAATGAAAATAAAAAAGCATTACAGGGTGAAAAAATAGAAACGGTATCTTATATACAAAAACATGATTTAAAATTAGATTATGGACATTACATTACAAATCAAATAATGAAACCATTATTACAATTATTTGCTTTGGATTTATTACGCATTCCAGAATTTACAGATAGACAAAATTTAATAAAAGAAAGTAATAATAAAAAAATATTAAGTTATGAAATGGAAATAGAAAAACTAAAAGGAAAATGGAACGAACCAGAAAAATTAAAAAAAAAATTAGAAGAATTAAAATGTAAAGAAGTAAAAGCTTGTTTATTTGATAAATATATAAATAGTCTTAAATAATTTATTATATTGTAAATATACTTCTTTAGTATTATTTTAATTTTTAATTTTTTATCTCTATAATATAATGGATAAAAAATTGAATAAAACAAAAAAATTTTATTTATCATCAAAAATTTTAAAAAATTTTTCTCGAAAATTTAATAAAAATAAAAGTAATAAAGTTTTTAAAAATGTAAATACAAAAGTAAATTTTTCAAAACTAGTCGAGAGGTCAGATTATTTACAAAATAAAAAAAATATATTTGAAAATGTTATATCTAATATAGCTAATGTTAGTAATCAAGAAAATTCAGGTAGATGTTGGTTATTTGCGTTTACAAATATAATGAGAATGCATATGATAAAAAAATATAAATTATCAAAAGATTTTGAATTCTCTCAAAATTATTTATTTTTTTATGATAAATTGGAAAAAGCTAATCATTTTTTTAATTATATATATAAAACTAAACATATAAAATTATCTAATACTAAATTAAAACCTGAACAAATAAAATTAACTAAATTTTTAGATAATGTTACAAGTGATGGGGGTTCTTGGAATATTTTTTGTAAATTAATAGAAAAATATGGTATTGTTCCCAAAAGTATAATGAATGATCATTTTCATAGTAAAAAATCAAAGGAATTAAATAAATTTTTTAATAATTTTCTAAAAAAATCAGCATTTATTATTAGAAATTCAAAAAAAGATAAAAATATATTAATTAAAGAATTATTATATAAATCATATAAAATTCTTACTATTTTTCTTGGAGAACCACCTAAAACATTTTCATGGGAATATTATGAATATAATAATACTAAAAAAATAAATAAAAATAAATCTAAAAAATATAAAATTATTGAAAATATTACTCCACAAGAATTTTATAAAAAATATGTCCCTTATAATGTTAATGATAAAATATGTCTTGTTAATTTTCCATGTAAAGATATACCATACTATAATTTGTATAATGTAGAAAATACATTTACTTTATCAAATAAAGAAGATAATAATTTTGTAAATGTCCCAATTAATATTATGTTAAATGCTTGTAAAAAATCTATAAAAAATGATGAAGCGGTATGGATAGGAGTTGATTTTGGTAAATTTAGGTCAAGTCATGGTTTTATGGATAAAAATGCATTTAATTATGAATCTATTTTTGGATTTGATAATTTAATGGAAAAATGTGATTCTTTATTATATCGACAAAGCTCACCTGGTCATGCTATTACTATCAAAGGTTTTAATATTAATAAAAATAATAATAATAATGGATTTTTAATAGAAAATTCTTGGGGCGAAAGAGATGGCAATAAAGGAAATTATTATATGTCGTTTGATTGGTTTAATATGTATGTTTATAGAATCGTTGTTGATAAAAAATGTGTATCTAAAAAAGAAATAAATGTATTGAAAAAGAAACCCATATTGTTGCCATATACAAATCCTTTTGGTGCGTTATTATAATTATTTAAGTTTATTATTATAATTATTTAAGTTTATTATTATAATTATTTAAGTGTATTATTATAATTATTAAAATTTATTATTATAATAATAATAAATTTTAATAAATGTTTGCAACATATGATTATTCTAATTTTCCAATTGTAAAAATTATATTAAAAGGTAGTATTTTAGATGATAATGATTTTTCTAATTTTACATGCCAATGGATAAATTTATATAATAATGAAAAAGATTTTGAATTTTTAATATATATTGAAAATTTAGAATATATAGAAATTAAATATTGTTTATATACAGCTATTTTTTTAAAATCTATGAAAAAAAAACCTATACAATATTTAAAAAAAAGTAAAATATATACATCAAGCAATTATATTTATTATTTATTAAATATTATATTTAATATTGAAAAACCGGTTGCCCCGGTTGAGCTTATTTATATAGATAAAAATAAGAATGAAATATCTAAACATTTTACAAATTAAATTATTAAAATTATTAAAATTATTAAAAACTAGAATTAAAATTATTGAAAACTAGAATTAATATTATGAATAACATTTGTTACTAATAAATTATTAAATTGATTTCTTGTCAAAATATATTTTTCATTATTATTTGCTTCTACTTTTATATAATTATTATTTAATAAATTTCTTCTACAATTAGGACATGTTTGATTTATATAAAACCAATTCTTAAAAGCATTTGGATAAAATATATGATGACAATTATTTGTAATTATTACATTATCTTCATTTTCAAAAGTATTTTGTGTTATACAACATGTATCATTTAACGGTTCAATTATAGTATTATAAATACGCTGTGATGTCTCACTATTAAATGCCGATTCTAAATTAATATTTGATAAATTTCTATAATATACATGATTATATACTTCTATATGTTGTAATGTTACATTAAATATTTGAACATCATTTAGATTTTCATTTTCATTTTCATTTTCATTTTCATTTTGATTTTCATTTTCATTTTCATTTTGATTTTCATTTTCATTTTGATTTTCATTTTCATTTTCATTTTCATTTTCATTTTCATTTTCATTTTCATTTTCATTTTCATTTTCATTTTCATTTTCATTTTCATTTTCATTTTCTTGATTTAGAATGTTATTTCCATATAATCTAAATATGGTTTCTTGTTCAGACGAAAAATTATCATGATTTCTTCTGTTATTTCTTCTGTTATTTCTTCTGTGTGTAGTATAATAATAATAATCTAAATTACGATGAATTAAACTTAATTCATTTAATATAGTTTTAATCTGTTGATTATAAATCATATTATTATAATTAATATTATGTAATTGATTTGACAAAATATTCATATAATTATTAATAAAATTAGTATAATTTGTAATTATTTCATTATTATTGTATATATTCATTTCAGGATTTATATTATTATTATTATTATTATTATTATTATTATTATTATTATTATTGTTATTGTTATTGTAAAATGATTCTTGGTTATAATATAATTGATTTGGATTCATAAAATATATAAATATATTAATAAATATGTTTAAATATTTATTAATATATTTTTCTATATAGTAATGTCATTAAATTATGAAAGATTTAAAGATAAAGGATTAACAGGATTAGCTAATTTGGGTAATACTTGTTTTATTAATTCTTGTATGCAAATATTTTCACATTGTTATGATTTCAATATTTTATTGGAAAATATAGATATATCTAATATGAATCAAACAATTGATTCTGAATTATTAATTGAATGGATTAAATTAAAAGATTTAATGTGGAGTAAAAATTGTATCATATCACCAAATAGATTTATAAATTATATTCAAACAATATCAAAAAATAAAAACATAGAAATTTTTACAGGCTTTGCTCAAAATGATGTACATGAATTTTTAATATTTGTGTTAGATTGTTTTCATAATGCTTTAAAAAGAAAAGTAGAAATAAATATTTCAGGTGAAGTAAAAAATTCAAGAGATATTTTAGCTAAAAAATGTTTTGAAGAAATAAAAAATTTTTATAATAGAAATTTATATTCTGAAATTTATAATTTATTCTATGGTATTCATGTATCATTAATACAATCAAACGATTCTAATGATATTTATTCTATAACGCCAGAACCATTTAGTGTTATTAATTTACCCATACCGATTGATACAAAAAATAGTAATATATATGATTGTTTTGATTTATATACAGAACAAGAATTATTAGAAAATGATAATGCTTGGTTTAATGAAGCCACACAAAAAAAAGAAAATATATTAAAATTTATAAAATTTTGGAATTTTCCAGAAATTTTAATTATAGATTTTAAAAGATTTGATAATTACGGTAATAAAATTAATAAAATTGTAGATTTTCCAATTACTAATTTAGATTTAAGTAAATATGTAATAGGATATAATAATAATAATTACATATATAATTTATTTGGAATATGTAATCATAGCGGTGAGTGTTTAGGTGGTCATTATACATCAATAATAAAACAAGCTAATAATAAATGGTATATTTTTAATGACACACAAATACAAGAAATTAATAATAATTTTATATCTAATAAAAACTATTGTTTATTTTACAAAAAAATTTAATATATTTATATATATTAATTGTTATGGATAATTTTAATGAGATTATAGATGATACAAAAAAAAATATTAATAATTTTGGTAATAATTATACAGTTTTATTTATATTAATTATTGTTATTATTATATTTTATTTATTTTTTTCATTGTCGGGTATAAATAGTGAATCGTATCCATTATTATATTTTATTCATAATGTTTTGTGGATTTTATTAGTATTTATAATTTTATTAAATACATCATCATATTTTTTTAATATTGATATTATTAATGAAATTAATAATTTTTTTACAAATAAAAATCAACAGGATATAGACATTGAATTTGCTTTTGAAAAAGAAAAAGATATAAGTTTAAATACAATTGATACAAGTAGTAATATAGTAAATAAGGAGGTTTTTCATATACCCGGTAACAAATTTACATATCATGATGCAAAAGCTATTTGTAAAGCATTTGATTCTGAAATTGCCACATATGACCAATTAAAAAATGCACAACAAAATGGTGCTAGTTGGTGTAGTTATGGATGGACAGAAGATCAATTGGGTTTATATCCAACCAATGAAAACGATTGGAATAAATTACAAAATAAAAGTGATAATAGATACGATTGTGGATTACCTGGAATAAATGGTGGGCATGTTAAAAATACACATATTAAAATGGGTGCAAATTGTTATGGGATTAAACCAGAAAAAAGTAAGTTAGAGAAAGATTTAGAATTAAATAAAAATAATCCATTATATGCCAAAACATATAAAGAATATATTTTTGATAAACGCACTAATGAATGGAAAGATAAATTAGGTAATATTGTTATTAAAGGTTTCAATAATGAAACCTGGTATCAATAATAAAAATTAATTTCAATAAATAAAAAAATTATAAATTTTTAATATATTAGAATTATAAATTTATAATTTTTTAATTTTTTAATTTTTTAATTTTTTAATTTTTTAATTTTTTAATTTTTTAATTTTTTAATTTGTCATAATATCTAAAGACGATAAGTATGTAGAATTTACACTTTTATATTCTATTAATTTACTAGATATTTCAATAAAAGTATCAAGATTACTTTCAATTATATATATTGCTTTATTTAAAGCAAAATCTATTAAATAATTAACATATTGGTCTATATCATTTTTACTATTTTCAGCTAAATCATTATATGGATTATCTGGAGTTTGAATCAATTGTAATATATCATTTTTTTTAATACCAAATAATTGAATATATTGTCTTGAAATTTGGTCTGCTTGTTTTAAATCGCTACTTGCACCTGTTGTTATATCTAAATTGTTAAAATTTTGAAATATTGTAGTTTCATTATATTTTTTATTTTCATATAAATTTTTTATTTTATTATAAAATACTGTTTCTGCTGCTCGACCACCCATCGTTACTATTAATTTTGCTAAAATAAATTTTTTTGTCGGATAACTATTATATTTTTCTTTTGGTGTAAATAATGTATACCCACCTGCACCATTACTATTACTTATTATTGTTACTTTTCTTACATCAAAAAACTCATTAAATAATAATGATGTTATAGTATGTCCTGCTTCATGATATGCTACCAATTCATCTTCTTCTATATTTGTATCTTTCGATAATTTAGGTATACCAATTGCTAATTTTTCAAATGCATCTATTAAATGTTTTGAATTAATTAATGTCGAATTAGTTCTTACAGAAAATATTGCTGCTTCATTTGCTAAATTTTCTAAATCCGCGCCAGAAAATCCACTTGTTAAATATGCTAATTCATCATAATCTATATTTGGTTCAACAAATTTATTTCTTAAATGTATATCTAATATTTTTTTTCTTCCTATTGTATCGGGTAAATCTACATTCACTTTTCTATCAAATCTCCCCGAACGTGTTAATGCAGAATCTAAAATATCAACTCTGTTAGTAGCCGCTAATACTATTATAGCATTTGATTTATCAAATCCATCCATACTTGTTAAGATTTGATTAAGTGTTTGCTCTCGTTCATCGTTACCTCCTCCTCCAAATTGTTCTCCTCTCTTTCTACCTACAGCATCTATCTCGTCAATAAAAATAACACATGGTTGATTTTCTTTAGCTAATTCAAATAAATCTCGAACTCGCGAAGCACCCACACCCACAAACATTTGAATAAATTCAGAACCAGATGCTTGTATAAATGATACACCTGATTCACCAGCAACCGCGCGCGCTAACAATGTTTTACCTGTTCCAGGAGGTCCTTCTAAAAGAACTCCCTTTGGTATATTTGCACCTGCTAAATTAAATTTTTCTGGATTTTTTAAAAATTCAACAACTTCTTCTAGTTCATATTTTGCTTCATCACATCCGGCAACATCATTAAATGTTGTATCTATTTCATCTGCATTTACAAGAGGTGATGTTTGCATTTTTCCAACATTCATTGGATTCATCATATTTCCACCTATTCCTCCATTTCTTCTATTTACAAATGATAATATAACATTAATAATTATATAAAAAATAGCTATATTTATAATTGTATTAATACCCTGAGATAATGGAAAATTGTTAGCTTGTGGTGATTGTAAAATTTTATAATAAATATCATTTTTTATTAAATTATCTATAACAATATTATTTATCTTATCTAAACCTGTTTCTAAATAATGTAAATTAGATAATTCTGGTAAATTCGATAAATGATTTTTATCTATAGCAACTAGAGATGTTATTATATTATGATCTATATCTTTAATTAAACTTACACTTTCAATATTTTTAATATCTTTTAAAAAATCGTTTAAATTCCATCTATCTAACATTTCTGATGATTTTGCTAAACTATTTATTAATTTAGATGGGTCATAATTTGGTACAATTGATAATTTTATATTATTTTTTTTTTTACTTAAATGTAATGTATTTATATTTAAATTAAATGCTAAACAATTTGTTAAATTAAATAATAAAAATATAATATATTTCATTATAATATTAATATAATTAATATGTTTTTAAATATATTATAACATCTATTTTATAATATATTTAATTAAATATTAATTAATTATCATTTTATCATTTTATCATTTTATCATTTTATCATTTTATCATTTTATCATTTTATCATTTTATCATTTTATCATTTTATCATTTTATCATTTTATCATTTTTTTCGTCTATTTTTATTTGTTATTTTTTTAAATTTTTTTATTCTTTTTGTTTTTATTTTTTTTTTTGAATTTATCATAATATTTTTTAATAATTTTATATATATTTAATAATTTACTACATTATTATTATTATTATTATTATCATAATAGTTATTTGATATTAAATAGGTATCTTCTTTTTTGAAAGCAAAACCTGGCAATGTTGAAAAATTTTTAAATCTATTATCATTCATTATTTTATATTAATTAATTATTTTTATATGTTCTCTTTATTAATTTATTAATACTGTAATCTCTTTTTTTTTTTATATATGTCATTATGTTCATTACTTCTTCTGTATCATTAAAATATTCATTTAAACATTTTTGTAAATATGTGTATGTCAAAACATCATATTGTTTCTGTTCTACAAATTCTAATTTACCATCGCTTATATTAATTTTAGGAAAAGTTGTATAATTATTATTGTTAAAATAAGCAAAAATTTTATCATTTAATTTTTTTTTTTCATTGCGTATTTCTTTATTATCATCTAAAATTTTTTTATATCTATTATCTAATAAAACCCAATCTTTTATTATTTTTTGTAGTTCCATTTATAATATTTTATATTTTCTAAATATAAAATACTATAAACTATTATTTAAATAATTTGATTTATATAATAAAATTTATCTTTTTTTAGATTTTTTTGGTTTTAATGTTCTTTTACTTGGTCTTCTATTTTTTTTTGTTTTATTTCTTTTTTTCAATAATTGATTTAAAACTAATAAACCACCGGGAACAGCTAATTCACTTAATAATGAACCTCCGCTTTTTGAACGCGAACCTCCTCTTTTTGAACCGCCTTTTCTCATTATATTTATAATATATAAATATAATATTTTTATTAATAATTAAATAAATATTTAGTCATTTAATTTTATATTTATTTTATTAATTTTTATTAATACCAAAATATTTATTAAGAATATTACTAATATAAAAATAACTAAAATAAATATAAATATTATATAAAAATAAAATTCATTTATTAAAATTTTTTTTAAATCTTTTAAAAAATCTTTAAATAATTTATCTTTATATGAAAATTCTACAGTATTTTTTTTTATATTATTTATATTATTCATAATATATTAAATATATTATTTCATGTGTATAGATTTAAAATTAATTTTATTAAAAATTATTATTAATGAATAATATTAATATTATCCAATTAGAACATTTTGATATAGATAATTTAAAAAATATATTAACACTTGAAAATCCATTGTATCAAGGTAATACTAATTATTTTAGCAAATTAGTATTTAAAGAAAACAAAAAAAATGTATACTTTCAATTACCAAAAACAAAATCTAAACAGGGTTTGGTTATTAATGGGACAAAAAAATATATCGAATTTATTTATACTAAAAACGATAAATATATATTTTCTTTTATAGAAAATTTAGAAAGTTTCCTTATTGAAGAAATTTTAAAAAATAAAGATATGTGGTTTTATAATTCCGAATCAATAACATATGATGATATCGAAAATATAATTATGCCAATCACTAAATCATATAAAAATGGCAATAATGTTTTATTAAAAACATATTTTAATTTAAATAAATTAGTTATTTATAATGAAAATAAAGAAATTATAGAAAATGATAAATTTAATGCGAATGATTATATTATACCATTAATAAATGTAAATGGAATAAAATTTTCAAACAAAAATTTTATTATTGATATTAACTTACTTCAATTGTTAGTTATATCCGACGAAGAAGATTTAACAAATTCATTACTAATTAATATATCAGATAAAAATAATTCAAAAAATGAAATAAACAATGATTTAGATAAAGAAATAAAAAATGATTTAGATAAAGATATAAACAATGATTTAGATAAAGAAATAAAAAATGATTTAGATAAAGAAATAAAAAATGATTTAGATAAACAAGTAAAAAATGATTTAGATAAAGAAATAACCAATGATTTAGATGAAGAAATAAATAATGATTTAGATGAAGAAATAAATAATGATTTAGATGAAGAAATAAATAATGATTTAGATGAAGAAATAAATAATGATTTAGATAAAGAAATAAACAATGATTTAGATAAAGAAATAAACAATGAATGTAGTGATATAATTGATATTACTAATAATATAATTAATAGTGAAAATGATAATAGTTTTATTAATATAAAATCCAGAGAAAATATATATTTACAAATGTATGAACATGCAATTAAAAAAGCATTGTTATTAAAAAAAAATGCCATTGAAACATTTTTAAAAGCTAAAAAAATTAAGAATGAATATGATTTAGATGATTTAATAATAAATAATAATATCGATGATTTAAATAGTTTTGAAAATTTTAAATAATATATAAAAATTAAAATTAGTATTATTAAATTATTTTTTAATATAATTATATCAAAAAATAATTTTATTATTTATTTTATATAAATGAAGAGTTATAGCGATAAGTTAATGGTTAATAAATTTTCTAATATTTTAGGAATAGTGGGATTTTGTTTAATATTATATGCTCTATATAATTATTCTAGCAATAAATCATCTAATATATCAGGTTATACTGTAATAAATAGTAATAATAATGTAAATAATACTCCAAAACAATATCCCCAAGAAAATTCACCTCTACAAAATGAACAACCACTAGCTGCACCAGCTATTTCTAATCCATCTGACTTATTACCTAATGATCCAAATCAAAGCTGGTCAAATTTAAATCCAGTTCCAAATAATAATGGAAATTTTTTACATGACAGAAAATTAAATGCAATTGATACAAAAGGTAGTTCATTAAGAAATGCTAATTTACAATTACGTTCTGATATTCCAATACCTATTAAAAATACTAATTGCCCTTGGAATAATTCTACAATTGAAGCCGATAATATGAGACGTCCTTTAGATATAGGAGCATAAATATATTGAAAAAAATATCATATTATTATAATATAAAAATATGATAAATGAAAATATATTATATGGGTTATTGATATTTTTTATAATCTTTTTATCTATTAAAATTTTTCAAAAATCAAAAAGTTATGGTTTAAAATGTATAATTTCATCTGTTGATGGTAATGAATATTGTGTTCGTGATAGAACAAAATTACATTTGGTTTCTAATAAATTAGCAACTACAACCAATAAATTGAAAAAATTAGTAAAACATTTAGTAAAAAAATATCCAAATGACCCTTCTATAAAAAGATTACATAATAATTTTAATCCTAATGAAATTTACGAAACATTACCAACAAGTTCATATACAGCATATAGTGAAAATAAAGGCGAAAAAATAGCATTTTGTTTAGATACTGAAAAAAATAATTTAGGTAAATTAATAGATAATAATACATTAATGTATGTTGCTTTACACGAATTAAGTCATGTAATGAGTGTTTCAATTGGACACAATGATGAATTTTGGAGTAATTTTAAATTTTTAATAATTGAAGCCGAAAAAATTAATATATACAAACCTGTAGATTACAAAAAAAACCATGAAAGATTCTGTGGAACAAATATTACAGATAATCCATATTTTGATTATTAAATATATATATATATATATTATATACTTTCATATAATACATCAAATAATAAATATTTACTATGTAAATTTTCATTATTAATATCATTATTATCTTTATTATCGTTATTATCATTATTATCGTTATTTATAGATATTAACTTATTTAAATTATTATAATCCCTGTGTATTTCATTTGAAATAAATTTAAATATAGTTGGATCTATTTTTGGAAAAAATGTATCACAATTATATAATTTATTTATGTATGTTATATAGATTTTGTTAATATTAAATAAATATTTTTTGCAATGTAATTCAAAAAATTGTTTATAAATACTTTCACCTCCTATTATCCATATTTCATCGTATTCTTTAAGTATTAAAAACCTGTATAAAGTTTCATAAGTATTAAATGATTTTGTAATATTATTATTATCAAGATAATCAATAACTATAGATTTAGATAGTATAAGATTATCTCTATATTTTAAAGATTTATTATTTAAACTATTCCAAGTATTTTTTCCCATAATTATAGCGTTATTTTTATTGCCTGTTGTTAAACTTTTAAATTTATTTAAATCACTTTTGAATTTCCAGGGCATATCATTATTAAATCCAATACCATTGTTTTTACAATATGCAGAAATTATATTTATATTTATTTTTGTTTCCATATAAATATAATTATAATGATTTATTTATATACATTTATTTATATAGATGTCTAATATTTATAAATTTTATATAAAAAATGTATCACAAACAAATGAATTAAGAATAGAAAAATTAATAGTTTATATTAAGAATAAATATTTTGAAAATAATTTACAATTAAATATAGATGATTTAAATAAAATAAAATATGTTAAGGATTTTATTTCAACTGATATTTTTATAAATTATTTCAAAAATGATTTTAATAATTTAGATATTATGTATGCTACTGAATATAATCCATTAATAAATTTCGTTAATGATAATATATATCAAGACGACGCAATAGAAGATATTAAATTAAAATTTATTAAAAATTATGAAAAAGAAATAACATATGCTGAAATTTATTTTTTTTACTTTAATAATCATACATTAAACAATCTAGAATTATTTAATTATTTGACTGATAATAATAAAAATATATTAACCAAATATAATTTATATTATAAATTATTAAATATCAATGAACAAACATTAATATTAAATGAATTGGAAAAAAAAAAAATATATAATTATAATGATATTATAAATCTTAAAATTAAAGAATATAATATTTTAAATTCATTTGATAAAAATGAATCAATTAATATATCTAATCCATATTTTTTAACTGATGTAATTTTAAATGATATAATAGTAGATAATACTTCAACAAATAATAAAAAATTATTATTTGAAGAAAATATAAAGAATGATACAATTTATGTAGTATTATTTGATAATATAATTAATTATTTTATAAAAAAATATAGCGATAAAAACATTTCTAAAATTATTAAATTATATTTTCCATTTATTTATCAAAAAACAGATAATTATAAAGAATTTATTAATTATAAAAAAGACTTATTAATTAATACCAATCTTTTATTAACTAAAAATTCAAATTTTTCAAATAAAAATGACATTTGTGATTTACTGAATTATATTAAATATAATTCTAAAATTTATGATAATAAATATGGTTTCAAAGAATTAAATTTTAACATATATAGCAAAATACATAATATGTTATCTCTAGAAAATATATTTAAAATTTTAAATAGTGATGAAAATATACCTCTCATTAAATATAACTCCGGTAGAAAAACTGAAAATATTTATAGATTGTATAGCAAACATGTTTCAAAAGATAATATTCAAGTTCCATTTTTATCGAAATCTATTATTAGTAAATATTTAAAAACATTTAATAAACCCAATACTATTACATTAGTTATTTTAAATAATGAATCAGAATTATTTAATACATTTATAGAACAATTTGTAATTCAAATTAATAATTTTGGAATTATCAATGTAAAAATTATTTTTTCACATATACCAAATTATAAAAATGTTAATAAAATTATTTCAAAAAATATAAATAATTTATTTAATAAAATTAATAAATATATAGATAATTATTTACAACAAATAGTATTATTTGAATCTATTGATGATAAAAATATTGAAATTATAAATATAAATTTACATATTATCTTTGACCCAATATTTAATAAATCATTACAAAAACTAAACAATATTAAATATTGTTTACATCTATTATTTAATATTACCAAAAATAATTATGAACAGTTTATATATAAAAAAGTATCTAATTATAATGAAACAAATGATATGACATATATTATTATCAATTTATTAAAAGAAAAAATATCATCAAATGAAATTATAATCAATTTAAAAAATAATTTCAATTTAAATACAGATGATGCTTCTGAAATTTTTAATAATACTATAAAATCACTTCAATTAATGGAAAATGTTTTTAATAATAAATATTTAAAAATAAAAAATAATCCGGGATTTTTTATTAAATTAAATATTTATGAAAATAATATTATAGCAAATATTAATAATATTGATAATATTAATTATATAAAATTTCTTATATTATATTTTGATTCTATATTTAAATTATTAAATAATTTATATACTATTAATAATAACACTAATAACATACTAGATTTTAATATTTGTAAAAAAAATATTGATACTAAATATAATAAAACAATAATTGATGATATAGAAAAACCTATTAATTATAATGATAATGTTAATTTTGTTCATGAACAAAATATTACACAATTGGACGATAATGATATATTACAAAATATTAATAAAAACTCATCAAGTATAGATGATGATATTTTTAATTTATTATTAAACGATGACGACGAGGAAGATAAAACTGATATTGAACTTGAAGAAACAAATGATTATATATTACATGATGGATTACAGGATGGATTAGACAATGGATTACAGGATGGATTAGACAATGGATTAGACAATGGATTAGACAATGGATTAGACAATGGATTAGACAATGGATTAGACGATGGATTACATGATGGATTAGACGATGGATTACATGATGGATTACATGATGGATTACATGATGGATTAGACAATAATAACAAAAATATATTAGATGAAGCAAATACTACTGTACTAAAAAAATCAAAAGGAAATATAATGTTAAATAAACTTTTAGATTATGAACCTGATATATTTTCTAAAAATATTAAATTATATACCGGAGATGATAATATATTTTATAAAAATTATTCTAGAATGTGTCAATCAAAAAGACAACCAATTATATTAAATGAAAAAGAAAAGTCAGAACTTGATAAACATGGTGCCAATACTTATAAATATATTAAATATTATACTAATCCTGAAAAAAAACATTATTATATTTGTCCCAAATTTTGGGATATGAAAAATAATAAAATATTAAACGATGAAGACGTAGATGAAAAAAAAGTTTTATCTAAAAAAAATCCAAATGGTACTATATGGAAACGTCCAATGGGTAATAATGAAAAAAAATATACTAATTTAGTTCCTGGATTTTTAAAAGATAAAAAAACAGTAGATAATTATTGTGTTCCTTGTTGTTTCAATAAAACTAATTATAGTATTAATAAAAAATGTAAAAAAAATTTAAAAGAATTAAATAAAAAACATAATTTTAAAAAAATAGATTTAAACGATATAAAAGATAAGGATGATGATAGTTTTAACAGCGATGAAGAAAGTATTGAAAATATGTCCGAATCTCAATCTGATTCTGATAATTTATCCGATGATGATGACGAAGTAGATAAACACGATAATGATGATATAAAAAAAACATCTAAACGTATTTATATATTAGGTGAAAATAAATTTCCATTGAATTATAAAAAATATGGTGAATTACCATTATCCATAATTAAATTATTAAAATTAGATAATAATTGTAAAGAACCGGGAACAAATCTTTTAAAATATAATAAATTTTGTTTATTAAGATATGGTGTTGAAAATAATATTAATCAATCATTTTTATCTATAATTTGTGATATATATTGTAGAATAAACAATATTAATTCAATTTCTTTAAAAAGTTTTAAAGAAATATTATTAAATTCTATTAATATAGATTATTTTTTAAAATGTAATAATGGTAATTTAACTAATATTTTTAATGATACTGATATTAATAATATTAAAAATACAAATATAGATGATTATACATATAGTGAATATTATAAAATAATAGACACACAAAATGAAAATCAGTTATTTACATTTAAAAAAATTGTAAATTCATATCAAAACTTTATTAATTATATTAATAATCAAGATATTTATATAGATTATACATATTTATGGGATTTTATATGTATTCCCAATAAAGAATTATTTATAAATGGATTAAATTTAATAATAATAGATTATACTAGTCAAGATATTACAGATAATATAAAATTTATCTGTCCTAAAAATAATTATTCATCTAATTATTTTGATGATAAAAAAGATAATTTAATAATTCTCAAAAACAATAATATTTTTGAACCAGTTTATGCTGTAAAAGATAGTTTAGGTATAATAGAATATTTAGTAACATTTGATTTATTACATAAAAAAGGAGATTTATTATTAAATAATTTAAAAACTATGATAACATATATAAAACAACATATAGAAAATAACTGTAATGGAAAATATGATAATACAAAATATAATTTTGTAAAAAATAAAAATTTAATTTATATTATAGAATTTATTAAAAATAGTTTAAAAGAAAAAATTATATACCAGATTATCAATTATGAAAATAAAGTAATTGGTATTGTAATTGAATTCAAAAAAAAACCATTTTTTATACCTTGTTATCCATCTGCTATATATGATTTAAAAACAATACCTATTAAATTTATGGATCAACATGATATTAATAAAACTTACTATAATAGCTATGAACAAACTATAGAATTTTTAAATTTTATATATGATAAAAGTGATGAAAAAATACCAGTTAAACCAAAATTTAAAATAATAGAAGATGGTTTATTAGTTGGTATTTTAACAAATGGTAATCAATTTGTTGTTATTGAACCTCCTTTATTATATGAAAATTTAAAAGATGATATATATAATTTAGATGTTTTAAATGATAAAAATTATCTTAATATTGATACTGAAATACAAACAAATTTCGATAAAGATACTGAAAGAATAAACATTACAAATAATATTAAATTAGAAAATATGTTTTATAATTCATTTAAAAATAAATTTAAACAGCTTATTAATGCGCCTGAAAATTTTGATATAAAAAATAATATAAAAAAAATCGTAAATGATAAACAGATATTATATTTAGATAAAATTAATTTGTTACTTACGGAAATAAAATATCTGATACGTAATAATATTATATTTTCTGTTTATGATAATAAAATATTAGATTTAATAAAAACTATAAATTTTAATAGTGATACTTTTAATAAATATTTAAATACTGATTTCTGTCTTAAAACAGAACATGATAAAGGTGATTGTAAATTAATCATATCTGAAAAAAATTTGATAACAAAAGAGAATAATGAAAAAATTTATTATATTAAAATATGTGATGAATTAATTAGATATAATGATTTTAAAAATATATTATTTGTTGAAAATAAAAATTTTTTGTTAGAAAATATTAATTACAATATTAACAATAATGAAATAATTATATATGAATCAAATATTACAAAAAACTTATTTGCAAATAAAGTATTTTTTAAAAATACTTTTGAAAATTTTACAAATCAAGATACATTTTATAAAAATAATACAGATGAAATTGACTTTATGGATGAAAATATAGTAAATGCTGTTCAGACTAAAAAAACAAAAATTTTAATAAGTAAAGATTTAAAAAAAAATATTGAAAATATTAATAATAATATTAACATTCAAGATTTTATTGAAAATATCAATTGTAAACTTATAAATAAGAATATTAATAAAACAGAAAATCTAATTATTCACAATTTTAATATTTCTAATAAAAAATTATCAGAATATTATTTTGAAAATAATTCTAATTATAGAAAATTTTGCTCTTGTGAATTATTATTATTCATTATTAAACATTATACTAAAATTAGTTTATCACGAAAACAATTATTGGAAATTCTTATTAAAGAATATTTAGAAATTAATTATGGTATAATATTTCTTATTATGTCTTTACAATATAATAAAGTGAGTAATAAAGAAGAATTAATAAATCAAATTATTACTTTGTCATTTGATAAAGTAAATAATAATAATGAATTAATTGAAAACTTATTAAAAAAAATATTAAATTATGATGATGATTTTTATTTATCTAATACAACTATAAAAAACAGTGATATCTATTATATATCACTAATAGATATATATATAATATCTAAAAAATTTAATATTCCTATATTATTTATTGTTAATGATAATAAAATCAATAACTATATTCGCTATAATATATTAATTACATTAAAAAGTAATATTGACTCATATTATGTAATTAAATTGCCGAATGAAAATACACGTGATGATAAATATTATAAATTGTTACATATTGATAATATAATTTTATTTAATATTAATGATTATATAAATAATACTTTATCTTTACTTAAAAAAATAAAATATATGGAAGATAAATATTTACAATATAATTCGGATATTTTATATGAATCTGTACGAGCAATTAATATAAAAGTCAAGATTAATAAAAAATATTCATCATTTTTTAAATTAGATACTGTAAATTTACAAAATATTAATAAGTTCTTGCTATTAACAGAATAATAATAAGATTTGTTATAAAATATATAATAGAAACAATTGATTTTAAATAATGTGTATTTTTTATTATTATTATAATATTCTTTTCTATATTTTCTATATTTTCAATATTTTCAATATTTTCTATATTTTCTATATTTTCTATATTTTTTATATTTTCTATATTTTCTATATTTTCTATATTTTCTATATTTTCAATATTTTCTATATTTTCTGTATGTTCTATATTTTCAATATTTTCAATATTTTCTGTATGTTCTATATTTTCAATATTTTCAATATTTTCAATATTTTCTATATTTTCTGTATGTTCTGTATTTTCAATATTTTCAATATTTTCAATATTTTCTATATTTTCAATATTTTCTATATTTTCAATATTTTCATTAATAATATACCGAGTTAAAATAAGTCTATTATTTATTATTGTTTCATTGTAAATAATAAAATAAATTTTTTCATTTAATAAATTTAAAATATCATCTATTTTATTAATATAATATCGATTATCTATAATATTTGTATGCTTGTCTATTAAATTAATATTATTATCATATAATAATTTGATAATATTTTTAATTTTAAGATTTATATATTGTTTTACATTATTATTGTCTAAAAAATAATTACATAATAAAAAATCTCTCAAAAAATTATTATAATAATTTATTTTTGAGAGAGATATATTATAAAATTGTTTTTTATAATTATATAATAAAAATTTAATTGAAAAATTATTTAAATATTTTATAATAAATTCCGTATAATCATTTATCATTAATATTAAATAATCAAATCTCTCCGAATTTGATAAATTTTTTATATATTTTATCAATGAATTTTTTACAATATAAACTTCGTGATTAAAAAACAATTTTGTTATATTAAAATTTTCTTTATAATACAATAAATAAATTGTAGGTAATTTTAAATTTAAATTTTTACAAAAATTATAAAAATTATATAAATTATTTTGAGAGAATTCTATATTTGTATAAGGATTTTTTATAGTTTTTGGTTTTATTATAATATTATTTAAATTATATACATGATAATTAAATAAAGAATTTAATATTAAATTCTTTAAATCATTGTAATCAAATTTGTATTGTACTTTACCTATATATATATCAAAATGATATCCTTTAAAATTATCTAATTCTAAATTAAAATTATTAAATAATATATATTTTTTTGAGAGAATTTTATTAATATTTTTATATTTTATTAAATTTAAATAAATATTTTGTATATATGTAAACAAATTTAACATCTCATCGTTATTATGTAAATACAAATAGTTATAATATTTGTATTTTTTATTTCTATTATCTATTTTTTTTATTATATTTTTCTCTCGAAAAATACATTTATTATCTATAATTTTTTCTAATAAAATTATAAATAATTTGATAGTCATAAAAAAATATAATATATTATAATATATTTTTTTGTTTATACAATAAACTATCAAATATTTATTTATTTATTGATTTATTGATTGATTTAGTTATTTATTGATTGATTTAGTTATTTAAAAATCAACATCATAATCATCATTTATATCTATATTTGTATATTGCAAATTATTTAAATCCGTTTCAATTAATAAATTATTAATATTACAAGCACTATTTACATTAGTTTTTTCTAATTCTTCATTTATATCCATGTCTTCAAACTCAGTTTCTTCATTATTATACACATTTAATTCTTCTAATTTATCTAAATCAAGTAATGTTTTAAAACTACTTGTTCCATAATAACCTTCTTGACCACACATAATATTTGAAGATATACCTTTTATCATATCTAATTCACCATGTCTAGCAGCTTTTAAAAACATTTCAGGTGTTTCTTCAAATGATGCCTTAGCTATTGGTCCAATATTATCGTTATTTATACCATGTCTAAATACCGATACCAATTTATTATTACAAGACATTCTATCACATAAAATTGATAAATGATGATAATTAATATATGTACTATCAAATTCAATAACTTCTGAAAATTCATCATAAATTGATTGTCTTGCGGCTTCAACACCTAATACATTATATATTTCTATTATACTATTTGATGTTGTTCTTGATGAATCTACAAAATCTAAAGATAATAAATCCATCAAATTACTTCCAACCGTATCTAAAACCCATTCGTCTTTTTTTACATAATTTAAATTTTCTTCAACTAATGTATCATTAATTTTTCTTAATAATGCTTTGTTAATATTTTTAACACCGCGAATAATAACATTATTTAATAAATCATTTAATGTTGTTTTTAATAAATAAATTTCATCTGCTTGGTCTAATGATTCTATATTATTTTTTTTTTTCTTTATATTATTAATAATTTTTGTTAATCTAATTCTAAAAATTAAATTATCTGAATTATAGTCTTCATATAATACTATAATATCTGGATATGCATTTGTTAATGCATAATATACATCTTCCATTGTTATATTTTTATCCAACATTTCTACTTTATTCATTAATAAACGAATAATCCATTTTGAATTTTCTTTTGGTTTTTCAACTACTTTATCTGATATTGTATCTAATAAATCTTCAAAATCATTATATTCATTAATAATATCTTTATCATTTTCAATTTGTGTTTTTTTATCGCTTGGGTCAAAACAAATTTCCCCGGTTTTTACTATATTGTTTAAAATTGTATTTTCTATTTCATTAATGTAATCAGTTGCTTTTTTTTCATCAAAACGTTCATCATTTTTAAAATATATTGTACATGATGGATTTTTTGGTTTTTCTGATAATGATAAAATTTCCTCAATTCTTGGAACACCACGTGTAACATTTGATTTAGAGGCTACGCCGGCAAAATGAAAAGTATTTAATGTTAATTGTGTTGTTGGTTCACCTACACTTTGAGCAGCAATCATTCCAACCATTTCTCCTGGTGCGACAATTGATTTATTGTATTTTAAATTAATAATATTTAAAAGAATTTCAATCGATTTTTTTGTTAATTTTTTATTCATTAATAACTCTTTTGGAGATAAATAGTAATAATAAAGCGTCTTAAACAAATCATTTGATTTTATATAATTACAACTATCGAGAATTTTAATATTATTTTCAATCATTTCATAAACTTCTAATGGTGTTACATCAATTATAACATTTTCATTTTGATTTCCTGCTATATTATTAATAATATTAACAAATGAAACAGGCATATTTACAGACGAATTACTAATATTTTTAAATATATTTGTAATTATTTTTTTTCTCATAGTTAAAATATAATCTATATACTCTTTGTTTTTATTATCTAACTCTTTTTTCTGTTTCTTAAATCTAGTATATGCTTGTTTACTATATAAAACACTATATATTGATTTAGTAGTACTATCATTTGGCATATGATAATGCCCATAAACTTCTTCAATTTTCATATTTATAAATGGTAATTGTTGGTTTTCAACATATACTGGGTCAAAATTGTCATCACCATAATTATATTGAATGATTTTACCTTTATTGTTTCTCACTGTCATATCATATTCAACCTTTATATCTTCAAGTGCTTTAATAATACGTCGCTGAATATAACCGGTTTGTGATGTTTTAACTGCTGTATCAATTAAACCTACACGACCACCCATAGCATGAAAGAATAATTCTTCCGGTCTTAACCCACTAATAAATGAACTTTCTACAAAACCACGTGCTTCAGGTGTATCATTAAATTTTGTAAAATGTGGCAATGTTCTATTATCAAACCCATATGGTATGCGTTTTCCATCTACATTCTGTTGTCCTAAACAAGAAATCATTTGAGAAATATTTAAATCACTGCCTTTTGAACCAGCGTTAACCATAATTACAAATCGATTATTGGTGTCTAAATTCTTTCTGCCTATTTTACCAGCTTCAAATGAAGCTTTATTTAAAATATTATTTACTTTTGTTTCAAACTCTTCAATATTTGATTTACCTGTTTTATTTTCAAATATACCTAAATGTAATTCATCAATTAAAGTATTTACATCTATTTTTTTTTTGTAAATCGCTTCACTTATTTTATTATTTGTATCTTCATCTGCTATTAAATCACTTATTCCAACGCTATAACTATGTAATTTCATAAATTCTGTTACTATATTTTGTAAATCATCTATAAAATCACGTGACTTTTCTTCATTATAATCATTATATATACGTTGTAATAATCCACGTGTTGTATCACCTAATACATTTTTATCTATATTACCTCTTAATAATTTTCCTTTTTTTATTTCTAATATATTATTTGAAGTATTATAATCTTCATTATCTTCAAACCGTTTTGTTTTGTATTTAATAGAAATATTTGGAAATATTTGACTTAATATATCAAAATTAGAAACAGTTTTATTTTTAAAATTAATTGTATCTAAATCTATTTTATTTAAATGCATTAATAAATTCATAGATGTTCTCGAATCAAATACAACATCTTTATTTGTAAATATATACGTACTTAATAATGAATCTTGAAATATACCAACAATTGATTTATTATTTGCCGGACTAATAATTTGATTTTTTACAACAGCTAACATTTTTAGTTCAATTTCTGATTCTTCATCTTGTGGCATATGTAAATTCATTTCATCACCATCAAAATCAGCATTATATGGTTTTGTATCGCCTACATTCATTCTAAATGTATCACCTTTAAACATTATTCTTGCACTATGACACATCATAGACATTCTATGTAATGTAGGCTGTCTATTAAATAATACTGAATCTCCATCTAAAATATGACGATGAACTATATCACCTACTTCCAAAACAATAGATTCTCTATCAGTATATTTTAAACTTATACAGTCTCCGTTTTTTCTTTCATATATTTTAGCACCCGGATATTCATCTGGTCCATTTAAGATTAATGTTGTTAAATAATTTTTATTTTTATCATTTACTGTAATTGGTTTTGTTAAATTTTTTGCAATCTTTAATGGAATTCCTAATTCACTAATAGATAAATTTGGGTCGGGTGTAATTACCGAACGAGCACTAAAATCTACGCGTTTTCCCATTAAATTACCTCTTACACGTCCTGTTTTGCCATTTAATCTTTCTTTAACTGCTTTTAATGGTCTTCCTGAACGTTGAGCTACTGCTGCAACACCCGGGATTTTATTATCTACTAATGTACATACATAATATTGTAAAACGGTTGCCCAATCTTCAATAATATTAGGGTTTGCATTTTGCTCTATTTTTTCCTGTAACGTTTTATTAGATTTAATAATACTAACTAATATATGTGTTAAATCATCTTCACTTCTTTGTTGTGAATTATGTTTTACAGACGGTCTTACTGATGGTGGTGGTACAGCCATGACTTGACAAATCATCCATTCTGGTCTTGACCATAGAGAACTAAAACCCATAAAATTAACATCTTCATCTGAAATTTTTTTAAATATATTAATTATAGTTTCGGGCGATAACTTTATTGAAACTTTATTTTCATCATCGCCCGATGAAGTCCAATCAGCAACAATAGTTGCTAAACCTTCTTTCTTTAATTTTGGTTGTAAACATCCACAACCATTTAATGAATCTTCACCACACCGTTTAATTTTATTTGCAAAATTAAATACTTTATTCCATCTTTCATCATTATTGTTATTACATAAATAACAATATTTTTCTTTATCTATTAATAATTTACTACATTTAATACATACGCATCTTAAAATCTTTAATATTGTAGGTAAATATTGTATATAAAATACCGGTTTTGATAATTTAATATGTCCAAAATATCCAGGAGTTTGTATATAATCTAAACCATCTGTTGGACAAATAAATCCAGGTTCTAAAATACCCATTCGTGGATCAAATAAACCATTTAAAACAGGTTTATTATTAACATATGTGTCTCTATTAGTTATTTCCGCAACCGACGAATTTTCTATTTCTTCGGGGCTTAATATACTAAATTGAATACCAATAATTTTTGAAACATTAGTATCTCTATTTTTTGTTTTTAACATATTATTATATTAACTAAATAATATTTAGATAATTTTAAATCAATTTAAAAATTAATTAAAAAAATAATTTTTTATCACTTATTTTTGTAACAAATGTATAAAAAAAAATATTGTTGGATTTTTAAATTTTATTGTTTATATAAATTTATATTTTTTTAAAATTGATTTTTATTAATATTTTTTTTATATATTATATATCATGAATCATAAACATAAATATACAACTAGAAGTCTTTCTGGAAAACTTAAAAGAAAAAATTATAATGAAAAAAATAATGATAGTGATTCTGACTCGGAATCAAATTCTGAATATGACTCTGAATCAGATTCGATATTTGAATATGACACTGAATATGATTCTGAATCTGAATATAAATTAGAATTTAATAACAAATTAAAAAAACAACCAAAAAAAATAAATAAATTAAATTATTATAAATTTTTAAATAAATTATTCCCATCAACTTATAGTAAAGATAAAATTAATAAAGTTAAAAGACAAAGATTATTAAATTTAGATGATATTAATAATGACAATAATATTAATTTTATAGTTAATGATAATAGTAAGTCATTTAATAAAATTATTAATAATAATGATAATGATAACAATTCTATTATTAGTGATTACGATGAATATGATAACAATTCTATTATTAGTGATTACGATGATAATGATAATGATAATGATAATGATAATGATAATGATAATGATAATGATAATGATAAAAAAAATAAAAAAAAACAAGTAATCAAAATTTTATTAAAACTATTAAAACAAAAAAATAAAAATAAGTTGGAAGATGAAGATTCTAATAAAGAAGATTCTAATAAAGAAGATTCTAATAAAGAAGATTCTAATGAAGAAGATTCTAATGAAGAAGATTATAATGAAGAAGATTCTAATAAAGAAGATTCTAATAAAGAAGATAAAATTATATCTGATGACAATAAAAAAAATAAAGAAGCAAAAAAACTTCAACAAAAAAAAAATAAAGTATCTGTTAAGAATTATAAAACTTTCTGTAAAATTCTAGATATCGATGATAATGAACCTAAATATTTTAAAAATATGTTATCTAATGAACAACAAATTTCTTATATTGAAAAATTACAAAAAATAAATAGTATGGTTAATATCGATACGCCATATTTAATTCATTTATTAGATATAGATATTCCTGATATTTATAAAGCATGTGCCCTCCGTAAAATAAATATGTTGAAAACTATGGGCGATTGTATGGGTGGTTCAAATGGAGAATTCTATAAAATTAAATCGTGGGTTGATACATTTATTAAAATACCATTTAATAAATATAATAATCTTGAAATCACATTTTCAGATGGTATTGAAAAATGCAACGAATTTATGAGAAATGCGAAAGAAATTTTAGATAACGTAGTATATGGTCTTGATGATGCTAAATTACAAATTTTACAAATGATCGGTTTATGGTTAGTTAATCCTAATGCTATTGGAACATCAATTGCTATTAAAGGACCACCTGGGACCGGAAAAACGACTCTAATTAAAGAAGGTATCAGCAAAATTTTAAATAGACCCTTTGGAATGATAGCATTGGGAGGTTGTGGTGATAGTGGATTTTTAGAAGGACATGATTATACATATGAAGGAAGTAAATATGGAAAAATTATTGATATTTTAATTAAAGCAAAATGTATGAATCCTCTAATATTATTTGACGAATTGGATAAAATTAGCGATACACCTAGAGGTGCTGAAATAACTGGGATTTTAACGCATTTAACAGATAGTACACAAAATAATCATTTTAATGATAAATATATGGCCGAAATAGATTTAGATATGTCTCGTGCTTTATTCATATTTAGTTATAATGATGAAAAAATGGTTAATCCAATCTTAAAAGACCGACTATATAAAATAGAAACTTCTGGATATAAACTAAATGATAAAAAGGTTATTGCTAACAAATATTTACTTCCTACTATTCGTGACAAATCAAAATTTAATGATAACGATATTATTATAGATGATAATAATTTAGAATATATTATTAATGAATTCACCGAAAAAGAAGCAGGTGTTAGAAATTTAAAACGGTGCATAGAAACAATTTATACAAAATTAAATTTATATCGATTAATGAAAAATGATACAGATTTATTTAAATGCAAAAATATGATTGATAAAGATAGAATCGTCTTTCCACTTACAATCAATAAACAAATAATTGATAAATTATTAATTAAAAATGAAACTAATAATATACCATTTGGTATGTATAATTAAAATATATTACATAAATAATATAAATAATATAAATAATATAAATAATATAAAAATATAATAAATATTATTTTTTTATATTATTTAATTAATTATTCTTCATATAACCATGAATAATAGTATCGTTGGTCCGCTGTATCTTTCAAATTATCATATTTAAAAAACACAAATGCATCTTTAGTCATAGCAATTAATTCTTTTTTAAAATTTTTCATTTTATTTTCATCATATATATTTTCAGCGCAATAATATGGATTTTGAATTATAATATATGTTCGAAATTCTCTTTTTTCAGGTTCTAATTCAAAAACACCAATATAAAATGGTCCTTTTTTTAAATAACTATCACTCGGATAATACCCTATATAAAAATATTGTTTGCTATTATTTTTTTGTGAAAAATCTCTCAATCTAAACATATCTTGGAACATAAATGTAGGAAAATAATCCGGAACATGTATCATTTCATATAACCAGGTTTTACACCATTCAGCTGAAGAAAATGAAGATAATAATTTTAAGTCTTTTGAAGTTGGATTAAAATTTTTATATTTATCATTAGCTTTTTTAAGATATTCATTTTTTTCTGTTAATTCTCGTAATTCTCGTTCTCTTAGAAATTGATAAAATGATGGAAAAGTATTTATATTTGTTTCATTTATTTCATTATGCATATACAATTCAATATCTTGTGAATTATTATTTAATTTAACCTCATTAATATTTGAAAAATCAAGGTCAATAGTCCATAATTCATTTTCTTCATCATACTCGACATTTTGTATATAATTTGTTTGGGGTAAAGTTTTATTAAAAAAATTAGGATCTATATTAAAATCTGAATCACTTTCTTCAAATTCCATATAAATATTTATTTTATTATGTAAAATACTGGTTTGATGTTTTTTAAAATATAGTTTGGAATTAAAATTAATAAAATAACTATTGCAAATTGATATATTTAATAAATATATTATAAATATTTTTAACATACTAATTTATTTATTATATTTTTATGTTATTTTATAATGTTGTTTTTTAAAATGCTGTGTTATAAATTTATCTTGATTGGATATATAATTTAGAATACACTATATTTTTTGATAAATCTGAATGAAATATATCATTTTTATTTATATATTTATTTTTATCTTTATCTGTTACGTCATTAAAGATACTTTTTTCGCCTTTAAAAGCTTTTGTTGGACTAAAAAATAAATTATTAATATTTATATTTTTTTCATTACTATCATCATCATCATTATTATTATAAGATTTATTTAATCCATTTCGTTTTAAATATTCTTCTTGTTCCAAAGTTGAACATATACAACCTTTATCACTTGAATAATGTGGATTATATTGACAGCATTTAGGTAAAACTTTATTATCTTTAAAAAATAAATTATAAGTATTAATATTTATATCTTTAAAATTACCTGCCAATATTTTTTCACGAGTATCTAGAACTATATATTTCAATTTTTCTTTAATAATAGTTTCTTTATCTTTATAATCATATTCTATATCATTTAAATTTTGAAACGTTTCTTTTGGATTACTTCCAGCGCTGTTTAAAGTTTCTTCTGGGGCACTAGCTGCTTTTTCTATATTATTATTTATTATTAATGTAAAAACAGCAAGTATTGTACTTAATATAAATACGATAAATAATACACCCCACATACCCCAATAAATTGCACCTAACCAAGATGTAAATGGATTTATTGTTAAAAAAAACGCAATTATAGCTTGTATAATTAGTAATGTAGCTAATATAACATTAGATGCTATAACTGGAAGTACAACTATACCAAAAAATGCTAATTGTATTAAAACAAAAGCAAATCTTACAAGTTCAATAACTTTAAGACATAAATAATAAATAACTGTAAATATAGAAAGTGTATGATTAACCATATCAACTAATCTTAAAAATATCATATTTAATTCATCAAAAATTTTTAAAATTCTATCTAAAATAGCTCTAAAAATTTTAACAATAATCATTAATAAATATACAATAAATCTCATAACCATTAAAATAATACTTGAAATTGCCGAAAAAATTAATTTAAATATATAAAAAATAAAATCAAATGGTTTTGAAATTTTAATACCTAATTTAAAATTAGATTGATTTAAACATTGTTTATAATTATTTTTCGTAAATTCCGAATTTTCAGAATTTACAATACTTGCAAAAGGCATATAGAATGGATTACATTTATATTTATCCCAATCGTTTTTTAACATTTGTAAATTATTTAAAATGAAATAATAAATTACTACATATAATACTATTAAAAATATAATAACTGTTATCCATATATCATAATCATATTTATTATAATATGTTAAATTTTTATAATATGTATTCATTTTATTTATAATTAATAAGTTTTCATTTATCTTATTGATATTATCATTAATATTCATATCTAAGTTATATTATATTATTAAAATAATATCGTGTTTTAAATTAATAATATATTTACAGCATTATTATATTTGAATTATTGTGAATTTAAACTTCTAACTATTTTTATTATTGAACCTGGCATATCATTCCAAGCAGCAACAGCGGTATTTTTTATAGTAATAAGCATATAAAAAATTATTGTAATCATTGAAGTAGTATTATTAAAAAGGTCATTTATTTTAATAAATGTTGTATTAACCCCTGTCATGATACTATTGAATCGTTCTTTAATTTTTTCTGAAAGTTGAGTTATATCAAATGCACCAATGTTTGAAAAATTTTTTAATTTTTCAAATAGACCAACAAAAACAGCAGAACCAGAAATAAAATATTGAATTGCAGAATAAAATGGTGCTAAAAATACACTCATAAAATCCATTTGAATTATTTCAACACATTCTTTTGCATTTTCTATTGGGTCATGACCAAAAATTTGTGCAAAAGGCATTATACCGGGATTACATTTATATTTTTCCCAATTATTTTTAATTTTACTTATACCAATTAATAACGATAGAGAAGCATTTAATAGAATAAAAATAGAGATAATAATTAATGCCGTTCCTAAACTTCCTTTTGACATATTTAATTAAAATATAATTATATTATTTTAATATAATTATGTTTTAATTAGTATAATTTGCATCATTTAATTTTCATTTTTCTTTTTAAGTTCATTTAAAATATTACATTGTGAATTAATAATATTTGTAGCGCCCTCACTTTGTTCATCTATATTTATATTTTCACAATCCATAGTTTCAATAAAACCTTCTAATTTAATTTCTCCATTTGAATTTCCAGTTTCACTTAAATAATGATTAGCTGTATTAATTGAATCTTCCATATTAGAAGACATTTTTTTAACGCCTGTTTCAAATTGATTTAAACTTTCACGCATATCCATTGTTTCTAAAATTAGATTATTTTTATTGTAATGTAAAGAAAATAACAAAATTGATATCAACGCTATAAGAATTATTTTTTTATTTAATATTTTTTTGAAAATATTATAATGCAGCATATATATTAATTAATATATAAATTAATATATTAATTAATATATAAAAAAAATACATTAATTTATAATAATGTCCAATATACTAAATAATCAAGAAAAACTGGACCTTGCAAATATGATAAAAGCAAATGACACAGATGATTGTACAGAAAATATAAGAAATAAAAAACAAAGTGAACTATTAAGAATAGATACTAAACAGTTAATAGCATTAAAACAAAAATATTTAAGATTGGCACAGTCAAATCCTAATGAATTTGATAAGATATGTGTAAATCAATGTAATTTTTTATTTAATAATTATACTGATATTTATAATAAAATAAAAAATGATACTTTAAATTTAGATATATTTTTTAAATTTTTAGATGTATTAAAACAAATAGAAGATGGTAATTTAGATCAACATGAAGGTTCTTTTTTAGTAGGTAAATATTTAAAAGAAATTTATATAGATAGTGCTTTAAAAAATCAAGAAAAAATAGATAAAAAAAATAGACATAAAAAAATACCAAAAAAACCACCAATTTGTGATACTAAAAATATTTCATATAAAGATTTTAAAATATTACAAAAATAAAATTTGTATATAAAAGATTTATTATATATTATATTATATTATATTATATTATATATAATGAAACTTTTTTTTATTGTAAATATGTTTCTAGTTGTTTCTTCATTTTTTACACCATCGATAAAAACCAGTAAAGGAGAAAAATTAACAGTTTCAGGTAAAGGACCCCCTATATTATTTTCACCTGGTTTATATGGAACAATGCCCTCTCGATTTTATAATAATTTTTTAAATAAATTAAAAAAAAATAATACAATAATTACTTATAATAATTTTAATCAACTCAATAGTGACAGTATTAATGAGGTAACACAAGCAATTGGTGTTGATAAAATTTCATATGTATCACATTCATCATTTGAACCTAATATATTGAATAATGAAAAAATAAATAATGCTGTATTGTTAGACCCTATTACAGTTCCTAATGTAAACTTTAATGGTGTAGAAAGACATCAAATAAATCCTAAATTTCCCATATTAATTATAAAAGCAGATAAATTATATAATACAGAAACTCCATTACCTGATTGGCAGGAAATAGAATTTTTAGATAATCAATTAGTTAGAGAAGAATATTACGAAAATGTTGGCCATACTGATATATTAGATGATTTTTGGAGCAACTTTGCAATGAATTTAAATTTATGGGATACAACAAAAGGTGAAATGGTAGAATTTAATAACTGGAAATTAGATCATAAAAATAGTATAAGTAATACACGTAAAACTTATAGAGAATATGTCGCTAATCAAACTATAGAATTTATAAATCAATAATATTATTAATATATTAAATATATATATAAATAATATTATTGCTTCTCCCGAGACTCGAACTCGGTTCCTCACCTTGGAAGGGTGAGATCATACCCATAGACCAAAGAAGCTGTATATATAACTAGTATATATGTTATATATATATTATTAATTAAAAAATCTTTAAATTATTTTTTGTTGTTTTAATTATTTTTTATAATTTTATATTTTTGTATTTTTATATTTTTATATTTTTATATTTTTATATTTTTGTATTTTTATATCTATAAACTTCTCTATCCTTATAATCGCCTTGTTTAATTTTATGTTCTGTGTGTTTTTTTCCACCCCAATGGGTATCCATCGGATTTGGACTTTTATCGCTTTTATCTACAAATATTTGGTCTAATGGCGTATCTAATCCTATATTTTGATTTTGTTTATCAAACCCAGAATACATATTTGTATTAAATTTTTTTGTTTTACTTGGTGTACTGTCTTTTGTAGCATCTAAAATTTTATTATCTTCAAAATATTTTTTTTTATCTATTTTGGTTGGTTGTATCCCCCCATTATTTTCAAATAATGACGATTTAACTTGTATTAATTCTTCATTTTGTGCATTTGTTGTGTATTGTAGATATAATATTGGACACTTAGATTTTTTCTTATTAAAAAAATCTATATATTTAATATACTCATCTAAATTATTAAAATAAATTGGGTTAATTCCTGGAACTTTTTCTTTATTTGAATTAAATAATACAAACTTTCCATCCTTTTCTATTAACATATTTGGGCAATCTTCTGATATTTTTTTTATTTTTGGTTCTGATATATTATCTTCATTATTTTTCATAGCTTCTAAATTATTTAAATCAACCGAATAACAATACATACCTAATAGAAATACTATAAAAATCAATAATATATATTTCATGTTTAATTAAAATATATATATATTTTAATTTATTTTTTATTTTATATATATATAAATGCAAATTATAGAATTAAATAAAAAAAATGTAGAAAAAGATTATATACATAAATTATTAAAAGAAAAAATTTGTTTAATAGGAGTATTCAGCAAATTATGTATACATTGTAAATTAATGAAACAACAATGGAAAATGTTAAAAAAAAAATTAAAATCAACAAATTGTAATGGATTATTATTAGAAATAGATTCGGAACAATTAAATTATATAGATTATTCTTCTCTTACTAAATCAATAAATGGGTATCCTTCTATAATGATTTTTAAAAATGGAAAATTAATTAAAGAGTATAATGGTAATAGAAAACATAAAGACTTGTTTAAATTTTTTAAACCGTATTTAGTATTAACAAATGGAAAAACGTATAAGAAAAAATCAATTAAAAATAGAAGGCGTTTAAGAAATACACGAAAAATATAAAATAGTATATATTGTTCTTTAAGTTATAAAATAATATATATTGTTCTTTAAGTTATAAAATAATATATATTGTTCTTTAAGTTATAAAATAATATATATTGTTCTTTAAGTTATAAAATAATATATATTGTTCTTTAAGTTATAAAATAATATATATTTAGCTTGGTGATTTTCAAGATTTATTAATATAACACCATATAGGTTTATATTTAAATTAATAAAAAAGGGTAATATTTTTATGGTAACAATTTTTTAAAATAAGATTTGGTAAATTTTTTGGAATTGGACATTTTTAAAATGTCCATTTTTGATTTTCGCAAATAAGGTTGGGTTTTTTAAATGCATTTTTTAGGATTTTCAACATTTACACCATAAATGATAACAATTTTATATATTTGTTTTTCAAAATTTTTTAAAAAAAATAAAATTTAATAAAATAAAAAGATTTAGATGTAATTTTACTATCATTATATGATAGTAGAATGATAGTGGATTTTACATCAAAATTCTTCGTATGTGAGTTATGTGACTTTAAATGCAGCAAAAAAGGTGATTACAACAGACATCTTTTAACAGCAAAACATAAACGATGTAAAATGATAGGTCAAAATACATCGCATCTTATTTCATGTGTATGTGGAAAACAATATAAGTATGATTCAGGGTATTATCGTCACAAAAAGGTTTGTAAATATATAGAATCATCAGGTAATACAATTTTAGAAAATAATAAAAATTTTAATAGCATTCAAGATAATAACATACAATATATAATTGAACAAAAAAATGATATATTAAATATGTTATATAAAAAAGATGAACATATCGAAGAAATAATAAATCAAAATAAAGAATTACGTAAACAAGTAAGTGAACTTATACCACGTATAGGTTCAAATAATAATACTATAAATCAAAAATTTAATATTAATTTATTCCTTAATGAAAAATGCAAAGATGCTATTAATTTAGATGATTTTATAAATAAAATTACAGTAAATCTTCAGCAATTAGATTTTACAAAAAAAAAAGGATTAGCGGAAGGTATATCAAATGTTATTATGGAAAATATGAAAAAATTAAGCTTATATGAAAGACCGATACATTGTACTGATACAAAGAGAGAGACATTATATATTAAAAATGAAGACACTTGGCATAAAGATCAAAATAAAACAAATTTGAAAAATGCCATTAAAAGAACGTCGAATAAACACTATGATACTTTGGAATGTTGGAAAAATGAAAATCCTGATTTTCAAAATATAGAATCAAAACAGGAATACTTTGCTAAAACACTTTCAACAATCGGTAAATCGGTTGAAGTTATAGATGATAAAATTATAAAAAAAATATGTAATGAGACACATTTAAAAAAATAATTTAAATATAATATTTAAAAACTATGTTAAAAAATATTATATATATGCTATTCTTATTTTTTAATTTTATAACATTTACATTTAATTTAAATAATTTAAATAATTTAAATAATTTAGATAATTTTAATAACATTAAATTACCAGATATAAATAATAAATATTATACTAAAATTACATTTCCATTAATAGGCAAACAGGAAATTGAATATTTACAATACAAAAAATATAAATCCAAAATAACTCTAAAAGGCATAATCAATGAAAATGGTTTCGTATCATACAACATTAAAGAATTAGATAAATTTAAAATGGATCAAAAATTAATTAATATTATAGAAAAATATAATTGTGTAATAGAAGAACCATTATATAATTTAGATGAAGACTATATCTCTCTTAAATTGTATATTAAATTAATAAAATTTTCAAAAAAAATAAAATTAAAAAGAATTATATAAATATACATTTGTTATTTTTATTATTGAATAATCTCTCAAAAATACGATTTTTTTTTATTTTTTTTATATATTTATTATTTATTTTATTACATAAAAATACATGGGGTATAATAGGAAAAATCCACCATAATTTACCAAATCTTAAATCCATATAATTTTCTATATTTCTATTTATTAATATATTGCTTGAAAAACTTGTTAAAAATCCTATTGCATATTTTTTTTTCCAATTTATTTTTAATAAAAATATTTTTAAATAATGTAATGGTGTGTGTATTGTTAATAAATATAATTTTGAAATAATTGGATATTTAAACCATAATCCATGCATAATTGAAGATATTAATAATTTATGTTTGTTATATGGGATATCTAATGATATATGATAAATAGATATAGATGTTAATAATATTTTACGTTGTATAAAATTTAAATTATATATTAAAAAAAATGATAAAAAATTAAAAACTATTGTATCAATTGGATATTCAATTATATCAGTAGCACCATGTCCTATTATAGGAATAATTAATGGATATTTAATATACATTATATGTAATCTATATTAAATATAATGTATATTTAATATAGTTTAATTTTGTATTTTTAAAATAATTATTTTATAATCCATCAATCATATTTTTTATAGTAGATGATAATTCGGTATATTTTTTACATTTTACACAATTTTCATTATCTTCATTTGATAATATATTTTCAATATCTATACTTTTAACACCTTTATTATCTTGGACCATGTTAATCATACATTTAGCACATTCTAAATCTGAAATTTTTTTTGTATTTACTAATAAATCTTTTATTTGCTTTGAACCTGTTGTACCACCTATTTCTTCTTGTAATGATTTTAATTTTCTTTTTATTAAATTATAAATATCATCGTTTCCGGTATCTTTTGAAGAACTATTTATATCTATAAATCCCTCAATAAAGTCTTTATTATTTTCATCTATTTTATTAGAATTTAGATTTATTTTTTCATAAAAATAATGTTCATTATTTATAGATTTTTCTCTAATTAGATTTACATTTAATGTAAACATATAAAAAACTATTAAAATAGATATTAGTGAAAAAATTAAATATGTCGAAAATTTACACATAGAATAAGTTATTTTCATACTTATTATATTATAATAAATAATTTTTAATATTTTCTATTGTTGTCTTATTTATTTTTCTATTACTATCTTCATATTTAATATTATTTAAACAATTTATATTAGTTTCTAATTCTATTACCAAATTTTTTATTGTTTTATATGTATTTAATATACTTTCTGCCGATTTTAAATTAACACCTGGTATCTGCATTAACATTAATATATTTATATTATCTTGTGTAATATTTTCTTTTTTTTTTATTTTAATATGTTCTAAATAACTAGTTGGTTTCTTACTAGATATTTCATTTTTATCTAAATTATTTTCATTTTTATCTAAATTATTTTCATTTTTATCTAAATTATTTTCAACTTTATCTAAATTATTTGAGAGAAAATTTAAATAATAACCATTTTTTTTCTTTTCTTTCAAAATTTTACAAAAAAAATGAAAAATAGATTCAGCAGTTTCTATATTATTATATGTTCGTATTACAGAAAATCCTTTATAATAATTTAATGATATTAGTGTTGAATAAATCGTAGGAACAAATTTGTTATTTTTATAACTTGATATATTACCTTCGATTAAATAATATATATTATGATTATGTATATTTTGTATATTAGTTAATCTATATGATTGTTCTGTATATCTGCCATCTTTTATACTTGATTCTAAATCTGATAATGATTTTCTCTCGATGATAATAATATTTTCATTTTCATTTTCATCAAAAAATATATAATCACCTACATCTAATGATTTTATTTCTATAGTTATTTTATTTTCTATTAAATTATTCAAATAATTTATATATTTAATTATACTTTCTGGCTCTCTGTTATCTATTAATAATTTCATAAAATGTTATTTATTAAATTATTAATTTTAAATATGTTTAAACTAATTTATTATGTATTATTTATATTTAAGCTAATAATTTTTGTCCACCACCTGTTCTGTATTGAACTACGTTATGTGTATATCCAATAGCTTTAATACATTGTTTACCATCGGCACAAGATTTATTAAAACCACATCCTTTTGTTAAAAAGGCGGCATCATTTGATGATTTTAAATATTTATATCCATGAATACCTGTTATATGAGGTCTAACAGTGGCTGTTGGCGCTAATCCGGCCATAGAACCGAAAACACATGTGCTATTTGTATATCTATTACTTGCTCCAATTAAATTTGGACGAGGCATCTAATTTTATATATTAATTAGATATTTATTTTTTTTAAAATAAAATTAAAATTGTTTTAAATATATTTAAAAATATTATTAAATATAATAATTATAATAATTTATGAACTTAGATAATAATAATTGTTTAATTGATAATCAGGATGAAATAAATAGTGATAGTGATAGTGATACTAATACTATAAATACAAATAGTATTAGTAACATACAAGATGAAATTTTAGTATATAATCCATATAATCCTATAAATATTCAAATAAATGAAGAAAATGTTTATGAAATATTAAAAAAATATAATATTATTACTAAACCATATAATATTAATTTATATAGACGAGCATTTATTCATCGGTCATATACAAAACGCCCTAAATTAGAAAATAATGAATCAAATATTATTATTTCTGATAAACCAGATGATTGTTTATCATTATCTACAAAATCTAATGAAAGATTAGAATTTTTAGGAGATGGAGTTTTAGAATGTATTACTAAATTATATTTATATAAACGTTTTCCAAAAGCAGACGAAGGATTTATGACCGAAAAAAAAATAGCGTTAGTAAAGAATGAACACATTGGTAAATTAGCATATCAAATTGGGTTACAAAAATATTTTGTTATTTCAAAAAATGCTGAAGAAAAAAATACAAGAAATAATGTAAAAAAATTAGGATGTTTATTTGAAGCATTTGTTGGTGCATTATTTCTAGATTATAATAGAATTCAAATAAATGATGAATCAAATTGGTTCAATAGTTTATTTAGTTGTGGCCCTGGATTTCAAATGGCACAAATTTTTGTAGAGAATGTATTTGAAACACATGTCAATTGGATAGAATTAATTAAAAATGATGAAAATTATAAAAATCAATTACAAGTTATAATTCAAAAAGAATTTAAATTAACACCTGATTACATTGAAATTGAAAAAAATAAAGATTATGAATTATCAGATAAAATATATACAATGGGTGTTTTTATTTGTTTTGGTCAAAATATTCATAATGCAAATATAAATGAATGTATTTCTTTTGATACTTTAAATAGTTTTCAAAAAATACATAATTTATTATTAACAAATGATAAATTATTAATATTTTTATCAAAAGCAAGTAATAAAATTAAAAAAAAAGCAGAACAATTAGCGTGTGAAAAAGCTATAGAAAATATTAAACAAATAAAGTAAATACAATAAATATATAAAATTATTTTAGGAATTATTTAATATAATAGTATATAAATATTATATACTATGAATGATGATTTATTACAATTATTAAAAGTTAAAAAATTACCCCAAGATAACATAAAACATACTTTTTTTATTGAAACGCAAAAATTACCAAACATTATAGATAAGACAAAAGAAAAATTAGTATCAAAAGAAGAATTTTTATCTAAAATTTCTGATAAAATTAATATTGTTAATAAAAATTTATCAAAAAGTAATTTATATTTAAAAACACAACAAAATAAATCAACTACAAAACCATTTGAATCTATTATAAGTGATAATGTTAAAGATTTAACAAAAGATGATATTATAATAAATATTAAAAAAACAAAAAAGAAATTAATAATTAGATTATTAAAATTATCAATTAGTAAATCATTACATAAACAAATTAAATCTTTAACGAGTATTGAAAGATTAACAGAAAAACCTAAATCAAATAAAACATATTTAGATAAATATAAAGCTACTTTTATTAAAGATATTGATATAGATACAAATTTATTTATCAATAACACTAAGATTAAAGACCGTATGCCGAATACTAGTGATGATATGAAATTAAAAGTTTCGGAATATTATTTAAATAATCGCGAGACTTTTATTAATTTTATTAATAATTTATTTTTACCATACAAAGAAATATTATTAGAAGAAGAAAAACTAATTCAACAAAATAAAGATAAAACTTCAAATGATATCAAATTACAAGAATTAGATAATGATAAATTTTCACTTTTAACCCATCAAAAAATTGTTAAACAATATATGAGTTTATATTCTCCTTATAGAGGTTTATTACTGTTTCATGGTTTAGGTTCAGGAAAAACATGTTCTTCTATTGCTATAACAGAAGGTTTGAAAAATGATAAACAAATAATTGTTATGACACCAGCTTCATTAAGAGATAATTATATTGAAGAATTAAAAAAATGTGGAGATTTTTTATATAAAAAGAATCAATTTTGGGAATTTATTAGTATTGTAGAAAATCCAGAATATTTAAATATTTTATCAAATATTTTAAAATTACCTGAAGATTATATAACAAAAAATAATGGTGCATGGTTTATTAATACTAAAAAAGAAGCTAATTTTAATGAATTAACATATGATGAACAAGAAAGAATTAATGAACAAATAAATAAAATGATAATGTATAAATATAAATTTATTAGTTATAATGGTTTAAGACAAAGTCATATTCAATCTTTATCGGAAAATTATGAAATTAATCCTTTTACAAATAAAGTTGTTGTTATAGATGAAGCACATAATTTTGTAAGTAGAATTGTAAATAAATTACGAACTAATAACAAATCATCAATATCATTAAAGCTATATGATTATTTATTAAGTGCTGAAAATTGCAAAATTATATTATTATCTGGTACGCCTATTATTAATTATCCAAACGAAATAGCTGCTTTATATAATATATTACGTGGATATATTTATGTTTTATCATGTAAAATAATTGAAACTGATAAAAAATATAATGAAAATAATTTAATTAAATTATTAAAAGACAATAATTTATATCAACATATTGATATAGTTTCATATAATAACTTAACTAAAACATTAACTATTACAAAAACCCCATTTAATTTTATAAAATCAGATAATGAAGATAAAAATATGGTTGAATTTTCAAAAGAAACAATATATTTAAATGCATTTATTGACAAATTATTGGATATATTTATGAAAAATAATGTTAATTTAACATACAATATAAAAGATGGAAAAAAACAATATATAAATGTAGAAGCCAAATTATGTTTACCAGATGATTCTGAAAAATTTAAAGAAACATTCATAGATAAAGATAGCAATCTAAAAAATAGCGAAATGTTCAAAAAACGAATAATCGGACTAACATCATATTTTAGAAGTGCACAAGAGGGTTTAATGCCCGATTATAATTTTACGGATAATTTTAAAATTAAAGAAATAGAATTTAGTGATTTTCAATTTGGAATATATGAAGAAGCACGTGCACAAGAAAGAACAATAGAAAAGAAAAATAAGCAAAAAAAGAAAAAGAAACCAGATGATATATATGATGAAGCAGTATCAACCTATCGCATTTTTTCACGGGCATTTTGTAACTTTGTATTTCCTAAACAACATATTAAGAGACCTATGCCTAAGGAAGATGAAAATATAGAAGCAATATTAGAAAACATAGATAAAAAAGAAAATATAAATGAAGATTTTATAGACAATTTAAGTATTGATGAAAAATTACAAAATGAAGATTTAAATCAAGAATATGAAGATGTGGAAAAAAATGTTAAATTAGAAAAAGAATTAAAAGATGATTCATATCAATCTAGAATTATAAAAGCATTACAAGAATTAGAAGATAATGCAGATAAATATCTAACATTAGAAGGTTTGAATACATATAGTCCTAAGTTTTTAAATATTTTAGAAAATATTTCAGATGAAGAGTATAAAGGTATTCATTTATTATATTCACAATTTAAAACATTAGAGGGAATTGGAATTTTTAAATTAGTTTTAAAACAAAATGGTTATATTGAATTTAAATTAAAATTAGATAAAAAATCTGGAAATTACTTATTAGATGTCGAAGAAGACGATTTAGATAAACCAATGTTTGCTTGTTATACCGGTTCTGAGAGTGTAGAAGAAAAAGAAATTATTAAAAATGTATTAAATAGTAATTGGAAATTAGTTCCATCTACTATATTAAGTGTTATTAATAAAAAATCACAAAATAATTTCTATGGTGAAATAATTAAATTATTAATGATTACTGCTTCTGGCGCAGAAGGTATAAGTTTAAAAAATGTTAGATATGTTCATATAATGGAACCATATTGGCATCCAGTTAGAATTCAACAAGTAATAGGGAGAGCCCGTCGTATTTATAGTCATTTTGATTTACCAAAAGAATATCAAAATGTGAATGTATTTTTATATTTAATGAAACTAAGTGAAAAACAATTAGAAACAGCATCAACAGAATTAAAATTAAAAGATATAAGCAAAATTGAAAAAACCCCTATTTCGAGTGACCAATTTTTATATGAAATATCTACTATTAAAGAAAAAATAAATGAAGATTTATTAAAAAATGTAAAGGAGTCATCAATTGATTGTTTAGTTCATAAAAAAACTGGTTCTAAAGAACAATTGAATTGTTTATCAATTGGTAATCCTAACGATGCAAATTTATTATATGAATTAGATATTGAAAAAGAAAAAGAAGATAAAAATATTAAAATGAATGTAAAACAATTGGGTTATAAATTTGTTGTTCCAAAAGTATTAAAAGATACAAATTATGTTTTAAGAAAAGATACAACAGAAGTTTATGATAAACATGCAATAGAAAATAATAATTTAATAATGATTGGAAATTTAGAAGCTACAAATGGTAAATATGTTATAAAAAAAAATGAAGGAGATTTAATAGAATTATAATTTATTATAATTTATTATAATTTTTTATAAAATAATGAAAAATTATAATTTTTTAAAAAAAATAGAAAAATAGTATCTACTAATCTTTTAAGTAAATCTAGACAAATTGAACCATAAATATTATCAATTTCAATTAATCCTGATAATAATATTTACATCTATAATATATATAATTATTGTTTAAAATTCTTTAAAATTAAATCTTCTAATAAATCTAATTTTTTTATAATTAGATTTAATTTTTCATTTAAATCATTATTCGATAAATCATCATTCGATAAATTATTATTCGATAAATTATTATTCGATAAATTATTATTCGATAAATTATTATTCGATAAATTATTATTCGATAAATTATTATTCGATAAATTTTTATTCAATAAATTATTATCAGTTACAAAATTTACATTTTCTATATTCAATATACTTTCTATATCATCTATTTTAGTAATTTTAATACTATTACTATTATTATTATTATTATTATTACTATTATTTTCATCATTAATTATGGTTGGTATAATATCTATTATTTCATCATTTAATACATTATTATTTAAAATATCCGTATTAAAATCTGTATTTTTATCTTGTATATTATAACTTGAATCTATTTTATTAGAATTATTAAATATTGTATTATTAACGTTGTTTCTTTCTTTTTCCATTTGTTTTATAAGTTCTTCCATATCTAATTTATCTACTGGTTCATCGTTTTTTTCAGTAAAATCAATTTCATTAGGTGGTTTACTATTATTAATCATTGTTTTAAAATTAGTTAAATGGTTGTTTAAGTCATTATTAAAAGTATTTAGTTTTTGATTGTTATAATCAGATTTAGTTTCTTGTAATAAATTGGTCATTTTATGTTCTTGTTCTTGTTCTTGTTCTTGTTCTTGTTCTTGTTCTTGTTCTTGTTTTTGTATTGAATTTTTATAATTTATTATATTTTTACATAATTCTTTTAATAATATCTTATTGTTGTTTATTATATTTACTTCTGTATTATCATTAAAAGTATTATTATTTTTATTAGTATATTCTTTGATTGTATTTTCAAATAATATTTTTATAGATTCTATACGATTGTTAGGAATATTATTAAATATTTGTTGTTCATATAGAATATTCCATATAAGTGCTTTATTTTTATCACTACTTAAAATAGCATTTATATTCATAATAATAAATATAGATAATTATTTATATTTATTATTATATTATAAATTATTATATTATAAATTATTATAATATATTTCTCTATAATTCCTCATTAATTCATCGGGAACTCTAAATTTTTTAAAATAATATGGTGTTTTGTTTTCACGTAATAATTCAATTATTACATATAAAACATATATACCACATTGTCCATCTTTTTTTTGATGTTCCATTTTATTATTAGAATAAAATTTAAGTGTTTTATTTATTTTTAATGCCTGGTTTTTAATACGTTCTCTTAAAATTTTAATCCTTTGATGTATAGGATCGCCATTACTATCAAAATAAAATATAAAATTTAAATTTAAATCAATAAATAAACATATCCAATGTTGTCCACTTTTATAATGAGGGTCTGTATTAAATATTATTCCTATTTTAGTTTTATTTTCATTATATAATTTTATTATATCTATTTTACATAATTCTTCTAATACACATTGTGAAAAATATTTAGTATCATCAAAATCAATAGGCGATGGACCAATAAATTTAAAAAATTTAAATTTGTCTTCATATTGTTTCATTACATTTATTAAATCACTACTAGATAACCATTTATATGGTTTTTTTTTCCAAATTTTTGGAGAAAATGGACGAAAAGATTTATTTATATTTATTTTTTTGTCAAGAATTTTATGCCAACATAGTTCGTTTGAACATTTATTATTAAATTTTTTTTTTAAAGTATACCATATTTTATTTGGAACATTACTAGAAATTTTATTCTTAAATTTTTTATTATATATTTTTTTTAAATTTATTATTTCATTATTCGATAAGCAAGATTTATATTTTAACTTAGATGTAATATTTTTTTTTTTATTAGGTGCGCATTTAAAATGTTTAAATTTTTTGGTATTTTTCATTTATTGTATATATTATATTATATACATATAATATTTTTATTCAATCCTTCTAGGTAGAATTTTTTTTTTTAAATTTTTATTTTTTATATCTACAAATTTTTTGATATTATTACTATTATTACTATTATTAGTATTATTAATAAATAATATTTTATCATCATTTTTTGTATCATATGATATGTCTATATATACACTATTATTGGAATTATCTATATTTATATTATCAATATTTAAATTAATATTATTGAAATTACTATAACTGCTCAAATCACTATTAATTTGTTTATTTATATTTTCACTTTTAATATGTTGTATACATAATTTTGAAAAAATATAGAAAGCATGTTCATATTTATTGTTTGGTTCATTTATATTTAATTTTTTATTGTTTATATCGGAATCTACTGTTGTATATTGTTCAAATAATTTATTTATTATATTTTTAATTGGTTTTTTATACGTAATAAAATCATTTTTTAAATCATTATCATGATTATTATTATTTATTATATTGTTATTTAATTTATTTAAATATGTTTTATTCGATAAAAAATATAATGTTGTTTTATCTAATATATTCATTTTACTATTTATATTATTGTTTGATATATCAACCATAATATAAATAACACTATTAAATATTTTTTAGTTGAACACGTGTAGAATTATTAAAAGTTAGATTGCCTATTTTATTTGAAATATTAGGATTAAATTCATTAAAATTACCTTCGGTAAATGATTTATTATTTCTTGTATCCATGATATTATAAGAATTATTATTATTCAATAAATATAAGTCACTATTTGATGACGGTATATATTTAGATTGGTCTGCTTTTTGTAAAGCAAAAAATTGATTTCTTAATATAGATTCTCTATCTATATTACTTGAAAATCCATTAAAATGTGGTTTGTCTGTTCCTGGGAAAAAATTAGTTTCGCTATTATAAATATTTTTTGATGTACCCATAATTTGATTATCATTAAATGTAGAAACATTATTATTTAAAATAGGAAACGTTGTGCATTTTGTTGAAACTGGAATCGATGAAAAATTCATTACCATATTTCCTGATGGTATATTTCTTGAAAATATTTGTTCATTATAAATATTTCTACTATCTTTATTTATATGATTATATAATGTTTTTTTATCAACCATATTATCAATTATAATATATTTATAAAATATTATAAAAATATTATATTAATTTGTATTAAAGATAATACATTTTATTTTTATAATATGTGTGGAATATTTCTTTATTTAACTGATAAAGATGATTATTATAATAGCGATAAATATTATGTAAATATTACAAACAATTTTGAAATTGGAAAAAATAGAGGTCCTGAATTTTCTACTTTAAATAAATATGATAATATTTTATTAGGATTTCATCGATTAGCAATTAATGGATTAAATAATAATTCAAATCAACCATTTGAAATAGACAATTTAAAATTAATTTGCAATGGTGAGATATATAATTATAAAAACATAGCTAAAGATTTAAATATTACATTAAATACTGATTCTGATTGTGAAATTATTTTACATTTATATAAATTATTTGGAATAGAATATACACTAAATATCTTGGACGGTGTATTTTCTTTTATTTTATATGATAATAAAATAAATAAAATTTATATAGCAAGAGACCCATATGGTGTTAGACCTTTATATTATTTTTTTGATAAAAATATAGAAAATGAAAATCATATATGTTTTGCCAGTGAGTTAAAAGTTTTATATAATTTATCATTTAATAAAAAACATATTCAACATTTTACACCAGGTTCTTATATGTTACTTGATATTACAAATTATAAAATGGAAAAATATATTAAATATACAAATTTTCCTTGTTTTAATAAAAATTATATATTAAATGATAGTATTGATAAAAATTTATTTAATGAAATATATAAATATATATCAAATGCTGTATATAAACGTGTTATAGGTACAACTGAACGACCTATAGCTTGTCTGTTATCGGGCGGATTAGATAGTAGTCTAGTTGCTTGTTTAGTAAATAAATTTTTAAAAACAAAAAATGAAAATAATGTTTTAAATACATTTAGTATCGGATTACAAGGTTCAGAAGATTTAAAATATGCTAAAATTGTAGCAAATCATTTAAACAGTAATCATCATCAAATAATAGTTTCTGAAGATGATTTTTTTGATGCTATTCCAGAAGTAATTAAAAATATTGAAAGTTATGATACAACAACCATTCGTGCAAGTGTTGGTAATTATTTAATTGGTAAATATATTAAGGAAAATAGTGATTGCAAAGTAATATTTAATGGTGATGGCGCGGATGAATTAATGGGCGGTTATTTATATTTTAAACAATCACCAAATGAATATGAATTTGATAAAGAAACACGTAGATTATTAAACGACATCCATACATTTGATGTTTTAAGAAGTGATAGATGTATTTCAGTACATGGATTAGAACCACGAACACCATTTTTAGATAGACAATGGGTTGAATTTTATTTATCAATAGATAGAAAAATAAGATATAATACAACAAAAGAAAATTGTGAAAAATATTTAATTAGAAAATCTTTTGAATTAATGGAACCAGAATTATTACCGAAAGAAGTTTTATGGAGAACTAAAGAGGCATTTAGTGATGGTGTTAGTTCATTAAATAAATCTTGGTTTGAAATTATTAAAGAAAAAATTAAGAATAAAATGTCAACAAAATATTATAATCAACAAGAAAATTTAGATTATCAATTAATATCATTAATTAATAAATATAAAGATTCAAATAATACAATTAATAAACCCGATACATATGAAAAAGCATATTATAGAATGTTATATAATACATATTATAATAATACAGACCATTTAATACCATATTTTTGGATGCCAAAATATGTAAAAGCAAATGATGCTAGTGCTAGAACATTAGAAGTGTATAATACTAATAATAATAATAATAATAATAATAATACTAATAATAATACTAATAATAATAATATGATTAAAGAAAAGAAAAAAGAAGAAGAAATATGTATGTTATAAAAAATTATAATGTATAAGATAAAAATATAAAATAAATAATGATATGTAAATAAATAATATATGTAATCATAGTATTACGTTTAATTATATAAGACCAATATGGTAAATAATAAATAATAAATATACTCAATAATAAGATAATAATAGTAATAAAATTAGGTTTTAAATATTTTTTTATATTAGTAAATGGAAATAATAAAATAGAATGAAATATAATAGATAAAGTAGCTGCTAAATAATATTCATATTTTTTTATGAATAATAAAGATTCGTATATTCCTATTATACTTATTATAATTGAAATATAAGAAATATAAGAAATATAAGAAATGTATTTATCACTATAATATAAATATATAAATAAAGGAACTAGAAACCAAGATAACATACCATTGTTTAATTTATATTTATAATGATAAATATTATTGTTTTTTAAATATAATAAATTATTTAACATATTATTTAACATATTTTATAATATTCATATATTATAAAATAATGTCTCATAAAATTGTAGGAGAGGGAACATATGGATGTGTTATAAAACCGAGTTTAAAATGTAAAGGCAAAAAAAGTAGTAAAATTTATAAAAATAAAGTTTCAAAAGTAATGAAAGATAATGATGCTAAAGACGAACTTAAAGAAATGGAATTTATTAGCAAAATAAAAGGTATTGAAAAATATGCGGTTAATTTACCAATTATGTGCAAACCTGACATAAAAGACACCGTTTTTAATAAAAATGTATCAAAATGTATTACATATAATGTATCTAGAACATATTATAATAATCCAAAAGAATTATCCTTATTATTATTAGATGATGGTGGATTAAATATGCAACAATCACTTGATTTAATTATAAATGGAACAGATAATGATAAAAAAATTTTTTACAATTCTTTTATTAATTTATTTGAAGGATTAGAATTTTTCAGAAAAAATAAAATAGTTCACTTTGATATAAAATTAATAAATTTAGTATATAATTTTGAAAAAGGTGAAGCAAAATATATTGATTTTGGATTAATGAAAAAAGATGAAACCATAAAAAAAGAATATAGTAATAATACTGCTTGGTATGCTAGAAATCATTTTAATTGGCCTCCCGAAAATATGTGTGGTACTAAAGCAATGTATGATAAATTTAAAGAATGTAAACAATATAGAAATGGGTTTCAAGACTATAATAAATTTTTAAATAGATTAATAGATACATTTGATGTATATAGTTTATGTTTGGCTTTAATGGATATATTTATACCTTTATATATTAACGATATAAAAAATTTATTATTTAACGTATATGTTATTCAATTGCTTGACGCATATAATAATAAAAGTTTAGTAATGCGTAGTTACGATTTAAAATCACTTAAAAATGATTATATTAATTTGTTAAAAAAATATAATTTATATATAGATAAAACAAAATCAATTGAAATGTCACCACAAATAAAAAATGTAATAAAAAAAATTAAAAATAATAAAGATAATATAGATAATATAGATAATATATTAAAAAAAAATTGTTCCAACGACAAACCAATATTAAATCCAAAAACTAAAAGATGTTTGAAATTATGTAAAACGGGATATGAAAGAAATGAAGATTATAAATGTGTAAAAACAAAAAAAATAAATGATATTAATAATTCAAGCAATAAAAATGATATTAATAAATTAAAAATGTTAAAAAATAATATTAATAATTCAAGCAATAAAAATGATATTAATAAATTAAAAATGTTAAAAAATAATATTAATAATTCAACATTCAAAAAACAATTACAATGTTATAAAGAAAATAAAGAGTATAATCCAAAAACAAAAAGATGTAATACAAGTTGTAAAAAAGGGTATATAAGAGATAAAAATTTTATATGCCGTAATATTAAAGATTTAAAATTAAAACATAAATCTTTATCGATATCAAGAATTAAATCTAAATTAAAAAAAATATCTCAAAAATATAAAAGCATATAAAAAGCATATAAAATCATATAAAAGCATATAAAATCATATAAAATCATATAAAATCATATAAAATAATATTCATATATTATACAAATTATAATATATGAATATAGATTTATTAACATATGCTCTTCAAAATGAAGAAAATTTAAATATTGCAAAAACAAATAATCAAAGTATAAAAACCAATAAAAATGATATATTACAAAAATTTAATTTATCAAAAGATGAATTAAAATTATTACATTTACAATTAAAAGATTATATTTATGTAGATGATATAAATGATATTAAATATGGTCATTATATAAGATGGATAAATTTAAATAAATCGAATGGTTTAACACGTGGTAATTTTATTTGTAATATAGATTATGATAAAAATAAAAATTTTATATTAAAATTAAAAACATATGCAAATAAATATATAACAATTTATTTTGAAAATTGTTTAATTTTCAAAAAATTAACACATGAAGAATTAATCATATTGAAAGCTATACGTTATTTAGAAAAATAAAAATATATATAAATTATATATAAATGTTTTTAAATATTTTAATATTTATAACAGAGTTCATAGGGACATTTTTATTTTTATCTATAATATTGTTAAATGGTAACGCATTTGTAATAGGCATAACATTAGCTGTTTTAATATGGTTTGGTTCATTGACTAGTGGAGGTCATTATAATCCGGGTGTATCTTTTATAAATTATATAAAAAAAGACATAGATCAATATAAATTATTAATTTATATTATTGCACAAATTTCTGGTGGATTATTTGCATTAGCATTTTATAATAGTGTAAAAAATAATAATCCAAATCTTAAATAAATTTTAATTAATTTTTATTAATTTTTTTTTATTATTTTTTGTAGTAAGTAATTTTGGTTTTTTTTTACATGTAAATTTATGAATCTTTAATTTTTTATTTTGTATAATACTTTTATTGCAAATAGCAATAGCTTTTGATTCGTCATTTGTTTTTATATTATTTGAAACACTTTTTATACATTTACATAATTTTTCAGCAATTATATTTTCTGATAATTTTCTTAAATTTTTAATATTATCATTTTCTTTAAAAATTATATTGTAATATTTTAATATTTCAATATATTCTTTACGTGATAATAAAAATTCTTTATTTATTGATATACAATTATTTTTTTCGTTTTTTTTAAAACCTTCTTTGCATTTTTTATTACATCTTTTAGTTTTAGAATTATAAATTTTATTTATTTTTTTACATTCAATTTGATTATTCATATTGAATAACAATATCTATATTATATAAATAAATATTTTTATAATATAGATATACCATGGAAAATTATGCAATAGTATTTGATCTAGATGAAACATTAGGTCATTTTTCACAATTATATAATTTTTGGAATTTATTATTTATTTATCTAAATAAAGAATTAGAACAACAATATTTTAATAATTTATTAGATTTATTTCCATTATTTTTAAGACCAAATATTTTATCATTAATGAAAAATATAAAAGATAAAAAAAAGAAAAATATATGCAATTATGTTATGATATATACAAATAATACAGGTCCTTATTATTGGGGCGAGTTAATAAAAAAATATTTTGATTATAAATTAAAATATAAATTATTTGATAAAATAATAAGAGCATTTAAAATAAATGGAGAGATTATAGAGGTATGTCGAACATCATATGGTAAATCGTTTAATGATTTAATTCAATGTTCAAAATTACCTATTAATACAAAAGTGTGTTTTTTAGATGACCAAGTACATAAAGAGATGCAACATGAAAATGTATTATATATAAAATTGGAACCATATTTTTATAATGAAAAATATTCAAGAATAGCTAGTATATTTTATAAAAAACATAAAAATTTATTTTTAGATAAGAATATCTATGATTTTATAAATTATATAAATTTTAATACACAGAATCATAATTTAAATAATTTAAATAAAACAGTAGTTCAAAAAAATATAGATTTACTATTAACATTGCAAATAATTAAAGAAATTAATATATTTTTCAATACAAAAAAACGACATACTTTAAAAAAACTAAAAAAAATTAATAAAAAAACTAAAAAAAATTAATAAAAAAACTAAAAAAAATTAATAAAAAAACTAAAAAAAATTAATAAAAAAACTAAAAAAAATTAATAAAAAAACTAAAAAAAATTAACTTTTTCTTAGCTTCGTAATTTTGGATTAACACATAAATCCATTGTAGGAAAAATCTCTTCCGATAAACAATATTTATCATCTAAAACTTTTGCACAATAACGGGTATTATTTATTTTACCTATATAGCAAAAACTGTTAGAATTTTCTGTGGTATTTATCGATTTAGGATTTTGTGTACTATCTAAATCATTTTCATAATCACTTTCATCATTTATATCATGAGTTGTTGATATTTCTGATTTATCTTGTAATTTATTTATTGTTTCTTTACTGCCTAGCGTTGCATTATTTAATATGTTTTTTGTTGTATCACTTGTAATATCTATACTTTTATTTGTTCCAGATAATGTATTATCTATTGTTGTTTTTAATGTGTCACCGGTTAATAAACTAACACTGCTAAAAATTGGTTTTAATAAATCTATAATATAGCTTGTACCATCACTAAGATATGTAAATATATTATAACCAATAAATGCTAAAATTGTAAATAATATTGCAAAAAATATTGTTTTTGATTGTGAAACAGCTATTTTTGGAGATTCATTAATACTGGTAAATTTATTATTTAACTCTGGATTAATTGTAGCGGCTGATAATATAGGGGTTTCTATATTTTTTCTTGTAATTGATTGTGGTTTTGATAATGATTCTTGTTTAGATAACGATTTTTGTTTAGACAATGATTTTTGTTTAGATAACGATTCCGGTATTGAAAAAGATTGTAATATTGATGGGGATTTAGATATAGATTTTTCGTTATTATCATTTATAGAAAAATTATCAGGATTTTCATTTTTTTTTGATTTTGTTAAACTATCTAATGTTTTTGTAATATAATTCATTATAAAATAATACAGTATAAAAAAAATATATATTAATATTTATAGTATAATTATTTATATATATTTATAGTATAATTATTTATATATATTTATAGATATCTAAATTGTTAGATGTTAAAAAAATTGATTTTAAATATTATTATTTATACGGATAATAACTATAAATTATGATAGATAAATAACATTTATGAATATTATTCATCGTAATAACTCTCCTAGTGTATTTCAACGGGGTGTCATTATGCAGTGGACCTGATCAGTCACTCTCTAGCCCGGAGCAAAGCATATGACCTAGTGTATTCTAGTGTGGCGAAATGCTACATTATCATGATACAACCCACCGAGCTCGACCGGATACACGACCATAACCAAATATAACTCCTTGTAATTATAGTGCAGGAATTTACTTAAAGTTGGGATGAGTCCGATAAACAATACAATGAGTATGAGTTTGATCCCTTATATTTGTTGTATAGTTGAGTTGGTCCCGATATAAAGTCTAGAAAATTTCAACATAATTACATACATTTCCACCTGATACTGATACCGTCTATTTTTTTTATAATGTTCTCTTGTAGTAATATAAATTGTTAAATTTACCATAATTATAAAATATTTTTATAATTAAACTTAAAAAGATTTGATTATATATAAATAATATAAAATTTATTGATAAAATGCTTGTAGAAAATGTTATTGAAAATTATTTAAAAGAAAATAGTACAAAGAAACTATCTTTAAAAAGAATTACAAAAGATTTATCTTTAAAAAGACGAAAAGCTATTTGGTTAATTCATCAATCGACAAAAATTAAAATTGTAAAACCATTTGAAGTAGGTTCTAATAAACATTTTATGCATGTATATACATATAATGATTAGTTTATAATTATGCCTGTAATTATGCCTGTAATTATGCCTGTAATTATGCCTGTAATTATGCCTGTAATTATGCCTGTAATTATGCCTGTAATTATAGTTATAGTTTGTATATAATGTATGTTAAAAATAATCCATAAAAATTTTTAGAAAAAATATCTAAAATATTATATAATGTATTTTTAATTTTAAAAGAAAACATAGCAGCGATACCATATAAAGACCATATAAATAACATAAAATAAAATATTTTATAATTTTTTTTTGAATAGATAGTAAAATATGTATAAATTTTATAGAAAAGTAGATAAAAAAATATAAAACCAAAAAATGTGGAAATAAAAATATTTATAATATTAATTTCTTGTAAATAACCAAAAAATAACATAGAAAAATTGTAGGAAAATAATTCAATAATTTTATAATAATTATTATATATAAATTTTTTGAATGTTAATATATTATTATTTTTGATAGAATTATTGTATTCAAAAAATATAATAGTAGATAAAATCATTGTCGGAGTAGTTAAAAACCAATCATAATATCTATATTTTGCTATATCTAATTTATCTATATTTTTGTTTGAAAAATATGAAAACCATAAATAAAAACTTCCTTCTATGAATTGTACAATATTTTCCAATCCTAACGCATATTTTAATATATAATTAATATTTGAAATATTTTTAAATTGCATAGTAATTCCAATAATTAATGTAATAAATTGGGTAATTAATGATAAAAACATGCTATTTTTTACAATATTTTTCATAATATATTATTAAATTATACAAATAATATATTATAGAGTATAGAGTATTTAATATTTCTATTTTTTACATATTAATATAATTTTTTCGTCTTAATAATTTTTTATAATTTTTTCATCTTAATAATTCTTTTTTTGGCATTGTTTATGTTACATAATAATCTACACAATTTTAAAGATTTATTATAACGATATCCCCAAGGACATCGTTTACCTTTTAATAATATTGTTGTAGATAATTTACTTTTATAACTATTATCTATAAATGATTTTATAGAAGAGTTAGATGTTTTAGATTTAGATGCTTGTTTTTTTATACTGTTATTATGTGTAGTAGTTTTACAACGTGTACTACTCTTACTACTCTTACTAATTGTTATAGATTTTGTTAAGCCTGGATTTATTAAAACAGGTAGTTTATTACTATTTATGTTTTGTAAATCACTATTTATCTCGCTTATATATAGTTTGTCTACATAAAAATCAATATTTGTTTTGAATTCTAAGGCATTTTCATTATATGCATCTATATTTTCTTTCAACCAATCAATCTTATTATTTTTATAAGGTCCATCTGATAATTCTTCAAAATCAGTAGTTTGAATTGTATTATTAATTTCTATTACAAAATTTAATAAACCACCTTTAATTTTGTCGTGATTTTCGAACCATTCGGGATTAAAAACAGCAAATAAATAAATTTTATATACAGCATTCTTTATTTCATTATCCTTTGTATTATGATTAAAATTGCAATATTCTCTTATTTTTTTTAATGATTTATTGCTAAATTTTATAAATCTTTGATTATTATATTCTTGATTTTTATCGTTTAAATATTGCTTTATTTTTTCTTCAATTGTGTTATTAATATTCTTTGCTTGTGATGTTATTTTTTTTTTAGTTTTTGATTTACTTAATGACATATATATAAATAATATATTATAGTTTATTTAATATTTCCATTTTTTCAAATGTTTTTTCAATATTTGATTTATTTAAACCGTTGAATAAATAATCAGTTTTTGGAGCTAGTTCATTTTTTTTAATTTGTTTATAAATAGAGTCTATATTATCTGTTATTTTTTTAATTTCATTTAAATTATTTGATATATTTATATCAAAATTAATATTTTCTATTAAAATAGAAAAACAAATATATAAAATAAATTTTCGCTTTTTTTTTATAGATGATTTATATTTTATTGTAAACAATGAAAATAATGCTTCTAAAATATTATTTATTATTTTTTTTTTATCTACATTAAAATCATTAAAATCATTATTGTTATTACAATGATATATAATATCCCAAATTATCCAAATTATATCATTTCTAAATTCGACAGGAGCATAGCTTCTACTTTCACAAGCTAATTTATGTTTTTTATTTTTACATAAACTATCATATTCTAAAATCCATTCTAACCAATAACAAGTATCAGCTATATTTTTATTTTTTAGATTAAACATTAATTCATTTAATGGTATGAATATTTCTTGTGGGTCATTTTTATCAAAAATATCTTTAATATAATCACTATTTGGAGCTTTTAATTTATCACTCATATTTATTAAATCAAATTCATTAGTTTTGTTTATTTTAATATTTTCAAAATTTAATTTTTTTTGTGATAAAGATAAAATACATATAATTTCTGAAAAAATTATTCTTATTTTATTATTATTTCGTAATTGTAATATATTACTTGTATAACCAGAATTTAATATTTCAATAAAATTATTGTAACGCATTTTTAAATATATTGCTATTTTTGGATTACCTATATGAATATATTTGCAATAATAAAATATTATTATTTCCCATAAATATAAAAAATGTCCAGAACATATAAATTCAGCACACCAATAACAGGCGTTTTCTATTTTTTTACTATAAATACTATTTATTAATTCATTTTTTGCTTTTGATTTTTGATATTTTGAAAATGTTATATTTTTAAAATCATTTCGTATATCATTAATATTATTTGGATCCATTCTTAAAAAATTAATATTAAATTTATATTATATAAAAAATATAATATAAATACATAATAATATAAGTTATGTTTAAAATTTTAAAAGAATTAAAAAAATTTGAATTATTAATGTTTATTTTTTCTATATTATTGTTATTTTGTATTATTAGTTTAGCACATAAAAATAATAAATATATGAATAATTATGAAAATTATGAAAATTATGAAAATTATGAAAATTATGAAAATATAGATAATGTTTTATCAAATAAAAATCATTTTGAAATAAAAAGAGATAATGAAATTTATGATAAATTTTATAGTAACTATTATGATAATATATATTTAAATAATACACTTTTAAAAAATGAAATAGGAGAGGTTTCAAAATTAATTTCAAAATCTAAAAATAATAATGTATTAGATATAGGTTCGGGTACAGGTCATAATGTAGGTAAACTTTCAAAGCTAAATCCAAATATAAAAATTTCAGGTGTAGATAATTCTAAATATATGATTTTATCAGCCAATAAAAATTATCCAAAATGTAATTTTGTAAAAGATAATATAGTAAAATTAAAACATATTGAAAAAGATTTATATTCGCATATTTTATGTTTAGGGCGAACAATTTATTATTTTAATAACAAAGATAAAGAATTATTTCTTGATAATTGTTATGATTTACTAAATTATAATGGAACATTTATAATCCATTTGATTGATAGAGATAAATTTAATTTTTATAATTTTGCAATAGATAATAACGTAATATATAATTCTCAAGATTATGGAAAAAAAAATGACCAATTAATTATTAAATTTGATAATAATATTGAATATATATCTACAATTGCAAAAAATAAAGATTATGAATTTTCAAATAATGAACCTTATTTAAAAGTAAACGAAAAGTTTCAAAACTATAATAATAATAGTATAAGAAAAAATGAAATAAATTTGTTTATTAATTCGTTAAATGACATGATAAAAATAATAGAAAATAAAGGTTTTACTAAAAAAAAAGTAGTAAATTTATCAAGTTATGAATATTTATATGTTTTTACAAAATAATAATATTATTATCTTTTATATTTTGACATTCTTGAAAAACTATCTAATACATATATTATAAAAATTCCTAAAAATAAATATAAAATTAATTCTTCGGTAATATTATTTGTTTTCTCATTATGTTGTTCCTCTAATAAATGTATTATATAATCTATTTTATCTAATAATTTATTATTATTAGATATAATATTATTATTATTATTATTATTATTATTATTAAAATCATTATAATTTAATTTGTAATTTTCATTATAATTTGATTTAGAATCGTTTTTTAAATCACTTATTTCATTATCTTCAGAATAATCACTATTAGTTTTTTTTACAGAATTCATAATAGTATTTCTAATATTATTAATAGTTGTTTCATTATATAAATCATTATAATTAGAATACATTTCTTTTATATGTGTATCATCTTCATTATCTTCATTATCTTCATTATTTTCATTTGTTAAAGATGCTAATAATTTTTTATCTATTTTTTTTTGTTCTGATTCATGTTTTCCAGAAGACGATCCATTATTCATAAAATTCACTTTTTTTTTTAATGTTTTATTATTTTTTGAATTTGAAGAACCATTATTCATTGAATCAATATTTGCTGGATTTAATAAAAGTTGCATTACTATTATAAAAAAAAGAGATAATAATATTTATTAAATATCATAAATATTATTTATATAATATAATGTTTAATAACAATATATATATATATAAATTCACTTTAATTTATGTGTCATTTATTAAGACCTGTTGAAGTTTTATTATTTATTCGTAAAACACCATATAAAAAATTTAGATTTAAAAAAATTTAAACTGTGAATATTATTATAATAAAATTAAATTTAAAAAACCACGTGTCTAAATTTAACATTACCTAAATAAAAATTTTATTATATTTTCATATATTAATTGAAAATGAAAATAATTAAAAAAATGAAAAATAAACATTTGACTTATGATAAAATAAGTAGTTTTTCTGATTTTCATACATATATTAATTCTATTAGTAGTAATAAATTTTTTTTAGGTATTATGATGATTTTAATGAATTTTGGTTCTAGATATATTGAATTAAAATTAACAAAAGGACAAGAACGCATTATTAAAAATTTAGCAAGAGAATTATTAATATTTACAATAGCATTTATGGGTTCTAGAGATATATTAATATCTTTAGGAATAACAGCAATATTTATTATATTAAGTAATTTTGTTTTAAATGAAAATTCAAAATTTAATATGTTGCCAAAAAATTATTTAAAAATATTAAATGAAATAGATGAAAATAATGATGGTGAAATTTCAAAAGATGAAATAGAAAAGGCTTTAAAAAAATTAAAAAATTCCAAATAATTATTAATAATTTTATATATTAATTTTATATTAATAATATCATTAATATATAATTAATGACTGATACCAATAATAATATTAAACCGGTTAATGTTATTTTTTATTATACTATTAATAATATTAAGTATGAATATAATTTAACTAATAAAATAAAAGAACATGATTTTCAATTATATAAAAAATTAAAAAATAAAAAAATTTATGATAAACCTGATTATACTGATTTTATACATAAATCAGGTGAAATATATTTTAGAGAAACAGAAAATTATATATATCATAATGGTACTAGTATATTAGAACGATTTATTTATAAAGAATCGCAAAATAAAGATAAAATTAAAAATACTTTTTTAACTACTAAAATGTCAAATAATGACATTAAAAAACTAAATGACCAAACTAATAATTATTCAATAGAAATAGATTTGAATGATTTTAATTATGAAAATCAATTTAGATACAAAAATAATGAATTAAAATTAAACTCAAATATTAATCAATATTTATTACTTTCAACTGATATATTAAACACTGATTATAAAGATAATAAAAACGAATATAAAATCTATTATGATGAACATCAAGAAAAAATATTAGCAGATATGAATAAAACTTCAAAATATAGATATGGAATTAAATCTATAATAGAATTATTAAAAAAATTACAAAAAACAACTGATCATTTTCCACAAGATAATTTAGCTAAAATAAAAAGTGAAATACAAGACAAAATTTTAAATAAATTTTATATAAAAAATAAAACATTTTTTGATACATTAAAAAATGATAATATAGATTATACTATATATGAAAAAGATATAGAGAATTTTTTTTATCTAGGTGAAGAAGAAAAAGGTGGAGAACATATTAATAATTTTTTAAATAAATTAAAAAACAATTTAAATGAGAATATAGAATATGAAACTAAATATTCTAATACACCAAAAAATGTTCAAATAACTAGTGAAAAACCAGATAATTTAAATAATTTAAATAATTTAATACAAATTATAAATGATAATATTCAATATTTTGTTAATGAAAGCGAATTAAATACTATAAAAAAACAGCTTAAAAATAAAAAAAACGACGATATTTTAAGTGCTATTAAAAATAAAGATTTATTATCAAAAATTATTACATATCATAATATACATTATATTATAAATGAAATTTACTCTTCTAATTGTGAAGATGTTATTTTAGAAGATAATTTATATGATTTTGATATAATACAAAATAAAATAACAGATAATGAAAATAATAGAATAGTAAAAATTAAATATATTGAAAAAACTATTCAACCATTTGAAAAAATACAAATATTTGATATTAATAAAATTAATGTATACTTTAATGTTGTATTTGAAGACATTCAAGATGATAATGAGATTAAATTTAATCTTAATTTAATTTATGAAAATGAAGTAATCAAATCAAAAGAAGAAGTAATATATAAAGATTATGAATTACAAATATATGATTTTAATACAAATGATAAAAATGATAAAAATGATAAAAATGATAAAAATGATAAAAATGATAAAAATGAAGAAAATAGTAGAACATTAATAAATGATATTCAAAATAATAAAATTTATTTTGATTTTGATTTAGATATTAAAAATATATTATCGGATTTTGATATTATAAAATCAAATATTTTAACAAATAAAATTAATGATATAAAAGCGCTGTTTATCAATTCAAGATATTTTAATTATTTAAAACAATATTATAATAATAACAATTCAAAAAATTCAGAAAATTATGCAAATGATATTAGTAATTTATCAAGAGAACAAGAAAAATCATCTAATTATAATCAAGAAGATAATATAATCCTCGATTATATAAAAAAATATTATATTGAAGAAATATTTTTAAAAGAAAATACACATTTAATATTTAAAAATAATGAAAAAAAATTTCATGAAATTATATCGGTTAAATATCAATATGATGAAGATAATAAAAAATTAAAATCACATATAAAAAATACAAATATAGATAACCGCCTTGATTCTAAAATATATATATTATATTTAGATATTGTATTGCGAAAAAAAAATTCAAGAGACGAAGTTATATCATTAAAAGATAGAATATTATTAAGTAAT